GCTGCTTTGTAATAATCATTACTCACTAAGATTCACTTGGTCTTTTACTTAAGCCCGAAAGCCATTATAGATAATCTCTATCTACCGAGGCAACCTTTATTTATACTCCCTGTTTACTCTGGAGTTGAATAATAGGGCGTAGAGCACCATACTCTATGCCTATTAAATTTTCCCTGGTTTATACCAGTATTTCTTGTTGTTATTGAATCGAACTTTCATATTTTTAATTACTCTGTGATACTACAAAAATATTCAAAAAGTTGTTCTTCTGTATATAGAGATCTAACAGCTTTCCTAATCTCGTAGAAATCTACTTTACTCTTGCAAGGAGGATCTGTGTTGTAGATAAAGGATGTGGGGTTGTAAGGATTACTCTAACCAGGATGTACAAGAATCCGTGTCTTGCCCTTAACAATACTCCAATATCCTTTATATGTATTTTGCATTTTCATAGCTTTATTTCTCCTGATTCATCGAATAATATTCCAATAAGAAATACTTTTCCTATATGGCTTGGTTTGTACATCTTTCTTGCATTAGGGAAATTCCCAACAAGCATAGTAGTGGTTAGGACATTCCAGTCTGAAGACCATACATGTTCCTCACCATATTTTTCTCTACTTATAGCTTTCAGTACATTGTATATTTTAATACAATCTTCAGCTTCCTTCTTATGCTCAGTCTTTAACTGATCTTGAAGTGCGTCGTATAATTTGCTCATAGTGATCTCCCTGTTCCATTCTTGTGACCATAGGAGTTCACCTGAATCTAACCCCCCATCTGTAATAAGATCATAGATCTTCTCTACAAATGTCTCAGGTATGCTACAAACCCATTCTCCTACTGTGATGTTAGCGAATGCTATAGGACAGTCAGACATCCCTGTAGGGAATGCAACATACCTTGCATTCTTAGTGAGTATAACCATTCCTGGTTTGATTTCGATTCCTTTCAGTTTCATAGTTTCTATTTATTATATTTAGTATATGGAGGAAAAGTGAGTCTCGGCATGTAAAATCTGCCTCTACCAAATTCTGACTTACTATAGTCATTTAGAAGATTAGTCACCTTTATGTAAAGATCTTTATTGAGACTTCTCAAAAATGGGTTAGCACTGTATATGGTGTCATCACTATATAATTTCTCTCCAGTTTTATAATCGTATATTCCTAACCAAAAGGCACGCGGAATTTCTGATACCCATCTTTGTGTATCTTTACAAAGCCAAGTTCTCATAATTAGATCTATTAAAAATTACCCACTCCAGCATTTTCCAACTGGTATATCTCAAGACCTGTAATCTGTAGTAGAAGAACTCTCTCTCTGATATAATCTACAATACTTAACGTCTGTGGAATCAGACTCTAATTAGCGGGTCATACCATGTACACCTACCTGGATTCGCTCCCATTACTGGAGAATCCTTTCAATTAGTAAGTACCTTCGAAAGTGGGCAATAAACTAAAAATAGAGCCCATATCTCCAATCAAAGAGATATGAGCAATGTTTATCGTCCTTTAAGAACTTCATAGTTTTAGTATGGGTTCCTTCTCCACATGTAGTTTTTCTACATGCTAATAGAGAAACTGTAACGTTCTATTACAGGGACTACACCTTTGATGAAGCAGGTTGGATTTTCTGCCTAACGGCGACGTTCTCGAGGAAAGTATGCTGCATTGTGACGTACCTTGCGGAGCACACGGTTATATACAGTTTTACCTTCTTTATCCTTTACAGGATTCCCTTCTTCGTCAAGAAGAATTTCTTTAAAAGCCATCGTAATAGCTTTCATGTTCATTTTTGCCATTGTTTCTTTATATTAATTGTTTTAATGCTTTGTATAATCCAGCTTCAAGAGCTTCTTCATAAGTTTTATGTAACTCAACTCCAGAATATTGAATCTGAGTATTATCTACAAACAATTCCCAGAAAAAATAACCTGAATTATCGCGAGCTAACATTCTCACACTTACAAAGATATTTACTTTTAGAAGCCATTCTTGAAGTTCTGCCTGATATGGAGCTGGACAACAATATTCAGGAATAATACCTAAACCATAGTTGTCTATATCTATAATATTTCCATGAATATCATAAACAGAATCACAATCTTTATCATACCCTTTCTCAGCAGCTAATTTAGCTGTTTCAAAACTAATTCTTCTCACGGTAGGTCCATTTATATGTTGTATCAGAATCTATTATAGTATATACTTTCTCAAGCTTCCCCTTTTCATAAGCTTTCATGTGTATATTACACACTACATCACTCTTAACAAAGAGAACTATTGCTGTAAAGATACTAAAATATATTATAGATACAAAAACTTTACTGAAAAAATCTTCACAATCATCTACCGTTAAAATATATAGAATTGTTGAACCTGCCACTATCCAAATTAAAAATCCCATGATTATTCTAATCCATATTCATTAATAAAATCAATACATCTTCGGCATAAACCTTTTATAGTTGCAACTTTATGAGTAATGTTACCAGTTGTGGCTCCAGAAGCTAGCTCTACAACGTGCATAAGATTATTATATGCTATGTTCTCTCCATATTGCTCCTTTACTTTATCAGCAATATAACTATAAGTAATACTAATATTACTCATTTGATGAGAAACATTTCCATTTGTCGTCTTCTCACATATATGAATAATATCTTGGAAATAACTTATAATATGTTCTTTATCTACATTCATTGCTTATATCTTAAATTAGTGGGCCTACCTGGACTCGAACCAGGAATACAGGATTATGAGTCGTGCGTTATAAACCTTTTAACTATAGGCCCTAAAATAAAAACTACATAAGAATTAGGATTAACCCTGCAAGAATAGCTATCGCTAAAAATCCTATTCCTAACACTTGATATTCTTTGATTTCTTTCATATACTATATAAAAATCCTATAATACCGATCAAAGTATTATAGGTAAAAATGATTAAACATATCAGCTGAGATATCTCAATTATTAACTTATTACGCCAGTAATTTTGACCTTGCTATTTCCGTGCGTAACCATCCATAGCTTTAGTACAGATATGTTTAATCAGGAGGATAGAGTACATTTTGGCTATCAATCATATGACCTCTCATATGCAATTGACTGCTACATCAGTCTTTCATTAATACAGCTATTACTCAACAATATTCCTCCCAAAGTGCTCACAATCTGCATACTTGTTGAACACTCTGTTATCCTCGAATAAACTACTAAGTGTAAGTTTCCTTGCGACAACTTAATCTTTTCGTTTTTCATTGTGACTATGATAGGCTCCGCCCCTACTCTACTGACCTTCTGTGGCCAGTCGTTTACTGCATTCGTCTCTTAGTCAACCACCTTAACATAGTAAATACTATTACGACCTTCATCAACTACGACCTTCATCAACTCCAGGTTAGATCAGAAGGATTTAAAAAGTTAGAGGTACTTACGTATGCAACTTCCCTCCGCCCGATACTAGGATCTCTTATGATCTGCTAGCCGTTGCAGCCTCTGCCAAGGCATCTCTGTTTCACACAATAAATTGGCAGATCTATCGTGTTTATCAGATCGTTCAACATATCTAAGTTATATATGTGACTTTAAAAACTAGAGTTTACGACACTCTAGAAACGATTCACTTTAAGCAATCTGAAACTTATTCATCTGGGTTTATGGAAACTATGCCCACCAGAAGTAAAATACAGACTATTTCCTGGATTGTGCGCCACTCTCGCGATATCCTTGTCTTTAATTCCCACTCAATTGCGGTTTAATCCTATTACTTAAATTATGTTAACCCTCTTAAGTCCGTAGGCTATTTTTCTTGAGCTTCAATAGCATTATCATCAATGAACTCATCTACTAAAGATTGCCCAATATCATTCGTCTCAATATCTTCCATACTTAAGCGTATTTAGTACAAGATATAATTGTTATTTTACTTAGAGAATAATTTTGTGCTTTTTGTATTGCTTCCTCATCAGAAGTTGCAATGACAAAAGCAAAACTTTGAACTGGTAAATTATCCTCGTTATAAAAATAATATTCTACACAATATTTACTCCCTACCATTTTTAGTTGTAATTTGAATGGCTCTATATACACTATAAATAATAAGAAGTGTATTGATAATGGGAGTCAATAAGATAATAAATTCTCCTGTCGTAAATAAGTTAAAAATTTGCGACTTGAAAAGCTCTCGATCTTTAAAATATACTGCAATTATCATTATTACAATAACTACGAGAGTTATTTTATATATAAACCAAAACATAATTTTAATTTTTAATTTTGGATGTGAAACAGGATTCGAACCTGCGACCCTCAGCACAACCTGCCGCTCTATTCAACTGAGCTATTCACATCTTTTCACTAACCTTCTTACTATATGTTTTACTGCAACAACATCATAATAATATCCGTTAGCGTCCCAAATAGGTTGCAGCCTATTTTCGATCTTCTAACTTTTTAAGAACCTTCTTGAGTTCTCCTAAATTAAGGTTAGAAACTCCTGCATGTCCCTTTTGTGTTAGAAGTAATCCTTTTATTCCAAAAACTGCAGCAGTATTAATATAAATTTTATTTTCTGTATACAATCCTGGAACACTAATAGTTTCTTCACCCTTATTTCCCTGTTCCGCAAATTCTATAAGTTCCTTTACAGATAAAATTGCAGAACTCTTTCCATATCCTATTGCAAAATAAATAGGATTATCAAAACGATTATCTGTATTGATACTGAAATAATATAAAGTATCAGATTTTTCAACATCATAATACAGTTGACTGTATCCTGGACGTATTGACATTACCTTTTCAGGTTGTCGATTCCTTGATGTAACATTGAGTTGTGCAAAAACAGTATTAGCAATAAAAATTGCTAAAAGAAATAAAATAACTTTCTTCATATTTAAATATTACTAAATAAAAATCTGTATCTCTTATTTGGTCATTGATACAGTTCGAACTCTCAAGTATGCAAGTATTTCTATTGCTACCCCTTTATCATCCTTAGATGCCCTATTGAACTTATCCGAGTTTCTATGAACTTAATCATATGCAGGGGTACATGGGAGAAATTTCACCAAATCTTTTACTGAAGCCTGAAAGCATACGTAATTTTATTCAGTTACCTGGGTTTCTACTTCTGCAGAAGTCTCTTCTTCCTTCTTCGGGAAGTGAGTAATCTCCTTTACAGTGATATTCCTCGTAATCTTATCCTTGATGTAGATTTTCTGAACACGAGTACGTGTTCGATAATCCTCACGTTTTGCAGCTTCGAGTGCCTGAATACGAAGCATGCGTCTTACCTGTCCAATCGTTGACATCTTCTTTCTTTGTTTTAGTTATAGATTCGAGATTTGAGTGTTGCAATCTCACGCTCCATGCGTGCGATTTCTTGATCGTAGGGAATAGTTTTTCCCGTAATCAAATTCCTTTTGTCTTCACCTGCTTTTTTGAAAGCTTCATACGTAACTTCCAGGCGAGCAAGAGCACCTTTGCGACGGACATTCAGTCCAGGTTTTCCACCCTTCATACTGTTAATTTATTTATTATTAATTATAGATACAACTTCCTACATTATTCTGTAAAGACTTTTTCGTATAAACAACAAGTCATTAACAAATCATACAATCTGTTAATGCAAATGTGAAGAACTTGATTTGTCTCTGTATTTACAACAAAGCCTTTAATTTGAACAATACGAAAGGGAATTCCTTTAATGAGTACAGCTTTATTAGAAGCTGTTGTAACACAAGAAATAATCATAGTTAATTAACCCATCTGATTTTTATACGAGGATTTTCCAAAGGATCATAAAAGATACTTTGAATTTGGTCTTTGTAGTGATTCATTACTTCAATACAGTAGTTATTGAACACTTCAGTAGGAATCTTTTGCATACCTGCTTCTACTCGATAAATATTATCAAGTGAATCAAGTTCATGCATTACAGATATTGTAATCTGATTACGTTCGAACTCAGAAGTAGGAGTTACTTTAGATACTTTTACTCCATCCTGAGGAAACTCTGTAACGGTTACTACTTGATCCTTAGGTTTAGAAACAAGTAATAAACAGGAAGTTAGAATAATTCCCATGAAGAGAATTAATCCTATAGCTTTACCTAAATTATTCATTTTCTTGAAATTGTTATGGCGAGGCTGAGATAGTGACCATCACCGACCTACGTTCATACAAGGACGCTAGGCGACCCTTGTTAATCACACCTTCGAGTGGTAGTAGGCATAGAGTAAACTCTATTAACGTGCCGATTAACAAATAAAAACCAGAAATTATCGCAACAGAGCACTATATGCAAGTTCCCACTCCTTACGATTCTCAACGCTCGGAACCTGAAGATTACCGATACGTTTGAGATACGTTTGAATATTAGGAATCTTGTTCCAGACATGATAGAAAGCGAGAACAATGTCTCGTCGAAGGACGATCTTATTGTTCAACTTTTCTGCGATCTGAATGAGAGCAGCAGCTTTCTTACATGCTTCCATGTACTCTTCGTTAGAGATCTCCAAGAGACCGTTATTGAACTTTCTCGAAGAGTGCGAACCCTTGATCAGCTGAATAGCTGCCTTGAATTCGAACTCAGGGAAAGCTTTCGTGAAATCCTGGAGCTGCTGATAGCCATGAAGACCTTTTTCCAGATAAGCCTTCATGTAGTCGGTGATTACCCAGTTTGCATGTCCTGCATTGAACTTGATTGCGAGATTCAGAGGAGATGCATCCGAGTTGATAATAATCACTCGAATTGCAGTTTTGTTCTGCGGATACTTCTCTTTCAGCATACGAAATGCTGCAAGACGATTCTGACCATCGAGAACTTCACCGTCTGCAGAAACATAGATAGGCGGTATCCACTCTCCATCAAGGAAAGCTTTAAAGATTCGATTTACATGAGCTGTTCTCAGGGTACGATTCCCTGGAATGAACGAAAGATGTTTTACGTTTTCTACGAGATAACACTTCTCAAAGGGAGTACGACTCGAAAAAAGATCTTTAGACATAATTACAATTTTAGATATTGTTAAACTTAAAGGGTTTTAAAAAATCTCCAGGTCATGGCAACCACACTATCGCTCGCTGGATTAAATCGTAGTTTTCATCTAACTAATGCCAACTGAAAGGTTATATGGAACTAGGTGTGTTATATAATCAAGCAAACAGGAGTTTCTAAAAATGGATCTTAGCTAAGCTCAGAGAGGTAGCTCACTCTCACTAAGATCCAGCTACTAATTATGGAAATATGTATTATTCTTCAAGTTCATCAACCAACTTAAACTGAAGTGCAGTTTCATAGTTCAACCATACGCCTTCTTCATTTTGTAAGCGCATGACTCTTTCAACTTGTTTTTCAGTTAAAGCTGATTTTCTTTTGAATATAGTTTTAAGTATTTTATTAGAAAATGCAAGGTCCTCTTTAATAATACCTAAAAGCCTAAAAGTAATTGCACTACTTGTGTTGATTCGAGGAGTATGAATAAGAAGTTCTGCATCTTTATCCATATATCTCTTTTTTCCTGCTTGAGCAATAATAGCTGCTGCAGATGCTACTTGACCATGACAGAAAGTAGTAATTGGAATGCTAAGAGAGAGAAGATAAAAGTAAATAGCTAAAGCTTGATATGTACTTCCTCCAAGTGAATTGATGTGAATAGTTAATTCACGAGGTTCATGTTTAATTACTAATTTAGTAAGTTCTTCAAGTGTAGAGATGCGATTCTTTCGAATCCTTAACCATTTTCGAGTACCTATGATGCCTTCAAAATATACTTCCATTACTCTTTTAGTCAATTTAGATTTCAACTTTACGTACTCGGTACGGGATTCGAACCCGTGATTTCAAGAATGAAAATCTTGCGTCCTAGACCAACTAGACGAACCGAGCGAATCCGATTTATAAAATCGGAAACCACTTTTAATATGATTCGAGAATAAAATATCTTAGTGGTATAGCTTCCGATCAAAGAAGCTATACCTAAATGACAGATTGTTGAGAGTTCTGTCTTCTCTCCAGCATGTAAAACTTTAATAATAAAGAATTACAATTACTACTGTTACGGCTAAGTAACATATAAGATTACGATCATCTGTCGTACTACAGTCAACGTTACAGATCAATCTTACTAGCTAGGTAAGATAGTAATTCTTATATGACCTCTAACTCGAGGTTTTCCTTCTTCTCTTGTCTATATGACTCACTCAACCTTCTAAATCAGCTAATCTTTGAAGGGTAGACATTACGAGCTAACTGGTTATTGTCTATAGATAAATTTCGTCCCTATTGAAAAGAAGTTTGGTAATTCTGCCATTTTCCTTTGCTCCACATTTACGTATGTGAACCCACGCTATCCAGCAAATTCTCTATGTTACCATAGAGCCTCTATCTCTGTTAAACCGCTTGGTAGTTCGACACTTAACAGTCTTCCGCATCTCTTATATAGGCAATATTAATTGGGTTACATCAATGTTGCTAGCATATATTAGAAGTAACCGTAATTAACTTGCGTGCAATAGGACAAGTGCCTTCCTATTCAACACACCTAATTTCTTAGGCATTTTTATGTTTAATTTCTCCAAATAAATTATTATGAATAAAAAATAAATCCTACATATTCGGACCGTCTCTTGCTTTCATATTCTAGCTTGTTAGTGCAGGTGAGTTACTTCTGCAATTTGTTCACTCGAATTAAATCAGAGGAAATAAAATTAAACTAAGAACTTTTAAGCATTAAAGCTAGCCTACTGCGAATTTCATAATCTAGATTTATATATTTAGATAAAAAATGTCAAAAAGAAACAGTTTTAACAATAGAAGGTACTACCAATCCTGCTCACGCAGACATCTCTATTAACTATCCAATTTGGAATAAAATTCAACTTGGGGAGGAGGATTTATATTCACAAATTAGTCCTTAGACCTTATGTGTAGATAGACTGTTCCTGGCGTTTACGAGTTGTGCCAGGGTTGCTCGTTGTTAATGATTTAGTCACGGCAAGATAGCCCCAAAGGTTCTCGCTATGAATTCATTAACTACAAAGAAAGGAGGTAGCTTACCAGCCAGTTTCGTATTTGAAATGACACTCGTCGAGCCATTCCTGAGCTGCAGGAACAGAGATTTCGCCGATCACACGCTTTTTGTCTTGCATCATGCTGAGAAACCAGCCACGAGGAGTTTTGAAAAGCGTCTGAAATTTGTGTCTCGCATTTTCTTTCGGTGCGCGAAAAGCCTTATAGTTTGGCTTCTTTGCTTTGAGACATGCGAAATCCTTTTTTCGCATAGTTTTCTTAGAAATGAACATAATTACAATTTTAGATATTGTTAAACTAAAAATTTGTACCGAGAACGGGAGTCGAACCCGTAAACCCCTTGCGGGATACAGCATTTTAAGTGCTGTGCGTTTACCTAATTTCGCCATCTCGGCAACTGCTATTTTCTCTCACGTTAAGATAGCATAGCTGCTAGATATCATTACTTCCTCCGATATCAAGAGAACACGCGACTTAGCATCGTCATGCTAAGTAAATTCATCAAAATGAAAAAACATCAATAACATTATACATCAGACTCTCAATTTGTAATGGTAGTCTCCTCTTAAACTGATTGTACAACTTCCTCTACCGCTGTTGTAGATATAATGTTAACCTAATACTAGTTGTTGTACTAGGATTTTGGATTTATATTGTAAATCCTAAATGGTCTAAAAAGAGAGAGCTACTATGCTTCACTCTCTCATTTGACTGTTGCGAACGTTTCGGCTTTTATTTATACTCGTTTAAGCCCACTTATATTAGATAAACTAATTATAGTGAATCCAGACATTAATTTCTGGTAATCGTCAGGCAACTTTCGAGTTTATGTATATTTAAGATTTAAAACTTTGAATTGTCAAATTATAAAATAACTAATATTGCCAAAAGCGATTGTTTAAACTTCAAAATAGTAATTGAAATTATTATTATTGAAGAGTAACTTTCTGAATGTGAGAATAATAGATATTTTACATGAAGGAAGTTGGTCTGACAAATTGACAGTTTTAAAAAGAGTAGAGGATGAATAAAAGGGTGATAATCAACGACTTACACCGATCACTTCATCCTCTACTTCAGTCACAACATGACATTTTGTCAGGTGTTTCTGTCATGTCAATATGTCAAAGAACTATTATTACTATGCAATCGCAGTCAATCTCGGTTAAGATAAATAGTTAAAGCGATCGCGGCAATTACTACAGCTACCCAAGGACCACAAGCCATGACTATTACTGTAGCAATCCATCCAAGCATAATCAAGCCAAAGATTATACCGAGTATTACTTTAATTGCATCCATAATCTTTAATAAAAATGTGGGAAGAGCTCATCACTTCTCTTCCCACGGTCACTAATCATCTAAACTCATCTAAACTCATCAAATCATCACTAGGGCCTATAAGTCCGATCAAAGACTTATAGACAATGGACACATCGTACAATGTACCACATGTCATATCGTCCTTTTTCAAGAACTCAGAAACTTTCTGGATTACTATATCAGCTATCTGCATTAGCTATATATATTCTACCCATATTAGTTTCTAAACAGTTAAGAGGCCGTACTCACGACCCCTTAACTGTAATTTGGCCGTTACGCATACTCAAGGACGGGTACATCACGTTCCGTCAGTTCATCGGTCATGACACCGTTATCGAACTTACGAACCTTGATCTTCGTCATCTCCTTGCACGTCAGCTTCTTACCGCAGAGTTTAGCTACACGAGCATAATCGCTTGCTTCATTCTGCAATGCCTGACATACAGGACCGACGAACTTGCCCTGATAATCCATGCGACGAAGTGCCGCTACCGAGAAATACCCGAACTCTCCGTTTCGTTTCACTACGATCAGTGTTTCAACTGCATCACTGTTCGGACGAACGGTGCGAGTAAAGGGTTTGATGTCAGCTTCCGTATCAGGAAATTCGATAACTTCGTTCGGTGCAATACCGTAAGTTACGATACCTACACCTTTCTCCTTCAGAAATTCAGGAGATACTTCAGCGACTACACGCCCACCAGGAGCTGCAATCTTCGGCAGATTTTTTACTTCAGAAATCTTCATCTTTTATAAATAAATTAAATTAAACTTCTATGTACTACAATCACGTTTATTTTATACTTGTGATGTACTACGAACTTGTCGGGAGCTTTGGTACCTGTTGGTGGCTTTGGTTGATGGAAAAAAGAAGGAGAGCAGGGATTGCTCTCCACTCTCCAATTATTATGCCAGCTCCTCGAATAACGAGACTGGTTTAAGGTCAAACTCTCCCTCAAGCTTCTCACGGTCCTTGTTGAACCGCTGGAACTTAAAGGACTGGTTCTCCGTGACTTTGAGCCGCTTGCCTGCGAGGAGTTGGGCGACCTCCAACGCATCACCGCAGGTGAGTATGCGCAGATTGAGGTCGTGTTTCTCGCGAATGGCCTCCATGTAGTCCGTGCGACCTTCAGGTGCGATTTGGCAACCGCGTTGAAAGGTGCTGAGCGGGAACCAGCGCCACACTCCGTTGATGCAGCAGAGTATCATGAGACCCCGAACGGTAATCTCCTCACCGTCTTTGTTGACGGTCTTAAACTCCTTCCCCTGCTTGATGAGCTGGATATCGAAGTCCTCAAACTCGACCGTATCACCCTTCAACAGCAAGTTCTGGGTGAAGATAGTCTTCGACTTCAAGATTTCGACAGTAACGTCGTCAAATCCCTTGTTGGCTGCATCTTGCAGCATTTCGGCCCTCTTGGCGCCTTCTAATTGTTTCATAAACGTGATGAGTTAAAGATGAATGATTAGTTAGTGATTCGCTACCTTTCAGTAGCTTTTGTTATTTAACCAGTGCTCGAAGTGCTTGTAGCTTAGCTTCGAGTCCTGCAATGTACATCTCAACAATTACATTGAGCGGAGTAGTAACAGTCGATAAAGCTTTTACAGTGTTGTGAGAAATAGCTTCTATTGAAGCTATTTCATCTGCAACACGTTGAGTTCTGTCATCCATAGTAAAAGCTATTAAAGAAAGGGCTCAAAGCCCTTTCTTGATCACACCTGCCCACATATCGCGAGCGACATCCATGAGTGCACGGTCTTCTTCCGTGACCTTATCGACGTTCTGCAGCTTGAGTGGCTCCTGATAAGTGTAACGAGGTCGAGCAGTGCCACAATTGTGAACATCCGACATAGATTCTGCTTCGATGAGCAGGTTGTGAAAAACAGTCTGTACCATGGTTTGATAGTTTGATGAGTTTCCGAGAAGCACTATTGCTATCTAACTATTATTCAGATGTTTTGGTTTCTAAAAATAGAACTTTTGTCAGAAATATTTTACTCGAAATTTTTTTCGGTTTTCCATCTGAAACCCCCAGGGGGAGTTTTAATAGAGTATCCATACGTGTATATAATATATACAATATCCATATGTATACATGATATCTTATAATCCATATGTGTACACAATACATATCTAAAGTACAACCCTTTTCCAAACCAAATAGGGTGGGGGGGGCAACCAGACAGGTATATAGATCTGTTCGAGCGCCTCCGCGAAGCGAGAACATATATAGATAGGTATCTCTCAGGGCATATAAGTGTATCTCCCAGGGCACTTTTTTAAAATAGGTGTATCAAAAACGACACCTTAGTGTATCTCCCAGGGCTATTTTTAAATTGAATATACTATATCAAATTCTTATACACTTTAAATAAATATTGGTATAAATATTTGGTAATATTAAATAAATGTTATATCTTTGTAATATTAAAAATATTAATTTATGGATAATAAAGTACAACACATTCAAGTCCCTCATGATTTGGGGGTTGCAAAAGAAATTAAAATGAATCCTACTGATTATCTCATTTATGGTTATATGAGAAAAAATATGGATAAAGATACATTCCAAACTTTTGTTTCACTAAGAACTCTTGCAGAATTAGCAAGAGTATCTATTAATACAGTGCAAAGTAGTATTAAAAAACTAAATGCAGCAGGTGAAATTAAAATTCTAGAAAAGAAAAAAGGTAGGAGTAATATTTATGAGATTCAAAAATCAGGAAGATATTTTGAAAGATTTACTTACGAGTTTATGGATGCAGAGAATACTACTCCTGAAGAAAAAGGAGTTCTATTAGCAATGCAACAATACACTAGTACTAATGATGGACAATTTGCTATTACAACTAAAACTAATAAAGAACTAGCAGCAAAAATGGACATGAGTACTAAAGTGTTAACTAGAGTATTTAGACAATTAGAAGATAAAGGTATTTTAATTACAAGTAGAACATCTGCTTTAGATAAAATATCAGGATTACGTAAATCAGCTAAGCTTATTGATTTATCTTTAGTATGTCAAGCAATATTATTTGTAAATCAAAAAGTAGATCAACATTCAGAACAGATTGAAAAACATTCAGAAGATATTAAAAATCTACGTAAAGAAATTATGAAATTAAAACAAGAAAACGAAAAACTTCTAAGTAGATTAAATACTAATTCTGATTTTAATTTTGCATAATATGGACACAACAAATACGACTATAACAGGTAAGACTACCGCAGATTTGTCGGGTACTATTTCATTTCTTGGAAGTACAATTAATACAACACCTAATCCATATATAGGTACAGCAAGTACTATAGGGGTAGCGAGTACTATGGCAAACTCAGCAAGTACTACAATAACTAATCTAAAAAATAAATTAGAACAAAGAATTGCAGCTTTAGAAAGCGAAACAAGTTATTTATTATCTAAAGTTTCTGAATTAGAAAATAAAGTAGATAATTTAACATCTAGGATTTCTGAATTAGAGAATCCAAATCGTTGTAAATTAGATCCAGAAATAGGTGCTGTAATTTGTGATTTATAAAAATAATGTATATATTTGCAAAATAATATAAAACAATTATTATGAACAATATCACATACAGACCATTCATACGAGATAGTGCTTTAGGAGATATTAATATTCAAATTCCAAATCTTGAAATACCTGTATATAAACCCAGATATTCTCAACCTTTAGAAGATGATACAGAGACAGAAGTACAATCTCAAGTAGAAGAGATAAGAAATCCAGAACCAATAGTTCAAGAAACTACAGTTCATAAATTCAATTCTAAAAAGGATTTCAAAGATACAATGCTTCCTATTTATGAAAGATTATTAAAATCAAAAGGTTTAAATCCTGCATTTGCTAAATCATTAGTAGCACAAGATGGATTAGAATCAGCTTGAGGTTCTAAACCTGCAGGATCATATAATTTTGGAGGTATTAAAGGAAAAGGAACAACTAAACGAACTAGAGAAGTTATTAACGGGAAAGATGTTTATATAAATGATCAATTTAGAAATTTCAAATCACTTGAAGATTATGCAAATTTTAAAATTGATCTATTAAATAATAAACGTTATAAAGCATTCTCTGGAGATATAAAAGAGTTTGCAAATAGAGTTCATAGAGGAGGATATGCTACTGATCCAAGATATGCAAATATTTTAAATCAAGTTATAGCTTCTGCTAAACACGGAGGAGTGTTAAAATTTCAACAAGGAGGAATTCAAGAAGGAAAACAATGGCTTGAAGATTGATATAAATCACATAAAGGTTTAGTAAAACAAAATGTTAAACAAGTTCTACCAATTCCTCTCCCTGTAACTGAATCTTTAGTATTTAATGCACTTAAAAGAAATTTAGATCTTACTAGAGCAAAGATAAATCCTAGTAAAGTTCCTGATAATGCTTCAGGAGTTTATTATCCGTTTGGTAGAAGAATATTTTTAACAGATGGATCAACTAGTACTGCAATTCATGAATGAACTCATAGTAGTTTACCTGATGCACAAGAGAAAGTAATTAAGAAGTATCAAGATAATTTCGGAGATACAGTATATGATAATAAAACAATTGCTCCTGATGAATATTTAGATAATCCTCAGGAAATTTATGCTAGATTAATGCAATTAAGATATAGTATTAATGCAGATCCTAATCATAAATTTACTAAAGAAGAAATACAGAATATTAAGAAGGAACATTTAGATCATTATACTCTTACAAATAGACTTAAAAATTCAGAAGGCAAAGGTAGTTTCTCAGTATCACAGTTTGATAAAGATGGAAAGATAATTCAATTAGAACCATTTAATCCTGAATATAAAATTGTACCTGAAGAGTCTACAGTTACTCCACATTATAATAAAGAGAATACATATAATTTATTGAATAGATATAGTGATGATTTCTTACTTTATTTATTTAATAATGTGGCTCAAGCGCCTACTAAAAAGAAGGATGCCACATTATATGCTCAGTTAGGGTTAAAACCTCCAGGTTTTCAAAATTCAATACAAGTAACAGATAATGAACGAAAACCAAACCTTAGTTATCCCGTAAATACTGAATATGGAGATTATATTCCAAATAGTAATTATCCTAATTTAGATTACTATCACAAGTTTGGACAAACTGATAATAAATTTAAAGAACTTGCAGAAATTCTTAAGCCTATATTTGTACAAGTATTAAAAGAAAAAAATTTGCCATTAACTCAGGTAGATAATTTAGTTAGACAAGCTGCTCTTGAAAGTCAATACGGACTTGATCCAAGAGGATCAAGAGGTTTTAATCTTGGAGGAATAAAATGGAATAATAACCAAACAGATAGAGAATGAACAAAGCATAAAGATGGAGAAAAATATATAGACTTTGAAAATCTATATGATTATGCACAATATAAAGTAGATTTACTAAATTCTAGATATAATGCACTAACCGCTACTAGCACAAATGATTTTGTAGATAGACTTCATGGAAACAATGATACTAACTCTAATTATAGTCAAGGTAAAGATAATTATATAAGAACTTTAAATCGAACAACTTCACTTAATAAATATCTTTCAAATAATGGACAATAAGTTATATGATAAAGTAATAACAAAACTGCAAGATAAAGATACTCCAAAAATTGAATTAAAAGATTATGGTTTTTATAAAAATGCAGCTGTAACTTTTATTAAAGATTCAAAAGTATATTATGCAGTTTTAAATAATGGATCTAATGGTAGTGAAAACTCTATATTAAATCCAATGAAAGAAGTAGTTTCAATTATGGAACTATTAAAACAAGAACATGAAGAAATAGATGATGTTACACTTTGTGACGTGTTCATTGATATTCCAGATGATGTTTATACTTGAGTATTTGTAATATACTTAAAATAAACTTTTAAATTAATAAATATATAAATACATGTTTGCATTAAGAAAAATTACAGGTAATGGAAGTGAATTAAATTTCGACTTAGGAGACTATTATGTTTTAATTACAAAAGAACGTTCTCCAGAAGAATTTGAAGATAAAATGAAAGACCATCCTAGTTATGATGAGGCTTATGCTTTTATTTGCTGGAAAGATGGAGTATTACCATTATATAAAGAACAACAAAACTATATTGTTTCTGGAAATGGAACAACTTATAGTAACTTAACATATAAATAATTATGAAAACAATGACTTGAAAAACAAAACTAATTATTGCTGCAATCGTAATTGCTTTAGTATTAGCAGGTTGTGGCATTGTATCAGCTATGAGCTTTGGAAGTCTTTTACTAGCTTTAACTAGCTTTATAGTAGGTTCTGCTTGTGGGTGGTATGCAAAAAATATTTACGATAAATATTTCAAAGATAAGTAATGAAAATATATAAAATATTCTACATATTAGGATTAATGTTTATGACATTATTCTTTTTAAGTACGCTAAACTCAGTAACTCCAATCTATGCGTTACTGAGTTTAGTATCTTTTATAATTAGTGGAAGATATTACAAAGAAAATGATTAAATTATTCATGAGTCAAAATAAAATGGGGGGGGGTAATGTACGTTTCAATCCTGGAGTTATAAACCAACAAACAATTGAAAGTGCTTCTATACAGTTTTATAACTTTGATATGTCAAAAACGTATATATATACCTATACAAAACCTACTCTAGAAGTATTTGATGTAAAAGTTTCTAAAGATATACTTACAGAGGAAGCTTGAGGTTTTATAGTTACAATTAATAGTCAAACGCTATATGACTACAATTATAGGTATAAAATGGATGTTTATGTAGATGGCAATAATGTTGGGGACAGTCCTTGCGATAAAGTTTCTGAAGGAGTTGTTCAATTTCCATGTATTTATACAGGGCCAGTTAGTAATATTCAAATAATAATTAATTATGCTTCTAACTTAATTTTTAAGGGCCCTCTACATATACCAACTACAACTGCAGGATATAACGAACTAACTGGAGTTGATTTAATTAAAGGAGAAACTTATAGTTTTTATTTTAGATTTGTTGCTTCTGGAACAGTTTCTATCCCAAGTGGTAATCCTGAAGGACTTACATCTATTATTAAACCATTATCAGCAAGTAGTAATCAAAATGAACTCGTAAGAATATCAAGTAGTAGTGGAAAATTAATGTGTCAAATACGTGTAGATTATTATAACAATAAATGAAATATACTTCTTAGCACAGCTTCTGCATCACAATTTTATAGTCAAATTATTTTAGAAGGTATAATAAAGTTATAGTATAAAGTAAAAAGGAACCCAATTGGGTTCCTTTTGTTTTAAGTTCTCATTTCTACACTAAATACTTCGAAATTAATCTCTACGTTTTCTCATTTTGGAAGACTGACTGCAGTTACAAATCCTCATGAAGAAGTCATAACTAGTTGACAATCAACATCATTGTGTGTTTCTGTTTCATTTGTATCTATATTTCTTATTGTAACATTAACTCTTCCTATATTATCCATATCATGTATTTCGATTCCATTTACTTTTATTCCACATATTGCAGTAAATGTAAAATAAGTTAATTGAGGTTTTAATGATATGGGGCTTCCCATTTCTTTTACTAAAGAGTAATGCGCATTTTGTCCTCAAGGTTGATGACTTGTATATACTTGTGGTGGATAAGATACAGGTGTAAAATCAGAATACATTCCTTCGTCTAATGTCAATTCTTCAGAAATAGTTATTCCACTATCTTGCGATAATAAACATAATTTTGCCTCCTGTGTGTTTGGAACCACAATTAAAGTTCCTGTACCTCCATCAGTTCTTTGGGCTCCAAAATCATTTACATATACCTCTATAGATTTATATTGAAATGAACCCCCCATTTTATTTTGGGAAATAAATAATTTATTCATATTATGTTGTTATAAAATCAGTTCCTTTACATATACATATCCACATTATGTACAAGTGTATTTCTTTGATAAATTATAATCATGAGTTAAATATAATGTTCCTAAATTGATGAATTCTCCACTTTCTCCGCCAAGGAATACTCCTAATTCTAATGTTTGTACTATAGAACTAGACACGGGAGAATAGATAATAAAATTACAACAATAGGGAGCATAAAATTTTCCAGAGCAAAAAAGTGTTGAACCATCATTAATAATTGACTTCCCATAGTTATCAGACTCTCAGGAGAATGTTCCTTCATTTCCTCCAATATAACGTAACTCTAAATAATCAGGATCTTCTACAGGTCCAATTCGAAAATGCATTGGTTCTCCAGGTTGATGACCTGCTTCGCTCGTATTATATCTTACAACATTTTTAAATGGATATGCATCTTCTCAATGACTTCCCTCAGCATCATACAATTGAATTGTATAAGGAGATGTTTCTTTTCCTATATTTTGTGATATAAAAGGTTTTCTCATATATTAATATCTTTTAGGTACACCTCCAGATCTATCTGCGAGCCTTTCAGTGTAAAATCAGTAATAACTTCTTTTAGAATATGGAGTATGGATCATAGCTCATATAATACTTGGCAATCCAATTACAAGTAAATATAATGGTCCTAAATATAATGACCATCTTGTATGTCCCCATTCATGTTCTTTAATGAAGTTTCTATTGTTTTTCCAACTTGATTCTCCCATTAAGATATATAATCCTAATGAAATACCTCCAGGAAAGTCTCCTGCATAAATTGGAATTTCTTTAAATGTCTCTTTACGTTCGACATTGTAACATTTGGTTAAGATAAGGCCTAGGAGACACTGTGGGAACTCCCAGATCCATCTTAACAGTTTAATATATCATTTCATATGTTATGCTTTAAAAAAGTATAGTTTTTTCCCATGTGTATTTGGAGAAATATCAATGTGTAATCAAGAGATTTCACCTTTATTGTCTCATTTTTCTACTCGTATAGGATACCTAAGTTTATCTTGATTATTTTCGAGAATTTCTCTCATCTCTTTAGCAGTTAATTTAGTTGATATTAAATCAAACGCTTGACCTTTATAATGATAGCCTGTAGGAGTACCAACTCCACACCCAGGTTCTCTATAACCACTATAATTTCTAGATCCTCCTGCGTATCAATTGTTACATATAAGAGGAACATTTAGAATTTCTCTAACATTCTCTAAAGCTTCAAGAGCTTTTGGATCTAGAAATTTTATAGCATCATCACCATATTGATTATATATTTTAGATGATACTAGTTCTTTTACTTGGAAATATTTATTTGCTTGCATAATATAATATTCTTAATTTTTATATATAAAGTAGAGACAATAAAAAATATGCAATTTTATAATATCATTTTTGTGGGTATTCCAAATCTACATCTTTAGTTCGATCTTTAGCAATTCTTAATCGATATAATAGATTATGACTCTGTCATTCTTTAACTAATGATGAAATAGACCTTGTAAATACAATATGATTGGGATATAATTTTTTCAAATACTGAATTATTTCTTTCATCTCTTTTTTAGTTGTATATTGAAAAGAATCAGTAATATAAATATTATTAGTTGATATTTTGTAGTTAATAAAATTATCGGTTCTCATTATTTTTTATTTTTGATTATTGCCTCACAAAACATATATAATTCTTCTAAAGACATATCAGATTTCATTTGGTTTACTGTCATACAAACTAACTGAATATTTTCTTTTGTATATCCTAAATGAGGATTAATTTGATCTATAGATACATTAGTAAAGGTTCTTCCTTGATATAAATCAAAAGTCATAGGCAATTTAGAAATAGCACATAATCCTTTTTGTTGTTCTCAAATTAATCGTATATCATTCAAAGTAATATCAAAAGGAATATTATTTTTTAATGCTCTATCTTTAGCACCATGAAATCTACTTAATAAGATTGCATTTAATTTTTCTTCCCTAGAATATTTATTTCTATTAGATTTAATTTGTTCTAATTTACATTTTGGGCATCTACTATCTCTATTGTTTCTATAACTATATTTCTTAGTTTTCTTACCTATTTTGTGAAAAGTTTCCTCTGGAAAATATTTGCCACAAATATGACACTTTAATAATCCATCTTTTCAGTTATCGTTTCTGATTTTTTCGTATTCACATTGTTTACAAATAGAATGATAATTTAGGCCTGGCTCTATTGTGTTATTTATTGAGGAATACTTAGAAAAATATTCTGTTGTTTTAGGCAAATCTTTTTGGCAATATTTACATTTTTGTGTTATCATATTTATTTCTTATGATTTCACTTCTTAGCGTTAATCGCAAACTGTGCTCTTCGTTTTTGAAGAGTTGTAGCATTAGGATTATTTAGAACAGATTTTGCATGTTCTTGTACACTTTGCCCTGCTTTACGAGCACTTGCACTAAATTTTCCTCGGTTCTTCTTTTTAATATGGATCTTACTTCCATTTTTCATCATCTCTAAATAACCAAGTATTACATTATCTAGATTAGTATTTTCATCAATCTTTTTACTATAAGACTCAGCAATTTTGTTTAGTATTTCATCGTTATACTTCATAAATTATAATATTTTTAAAATTTTATTTACATTATGTTAGCACATTATTTCTGCAAATATAGTTATTTATTTAATTATATACAAACATTTTACTGATTTATTTGGATATACAAAAAAATTATTATATATTTGCATCATCCAAATAAAATTATACAAATAATTTAAAGAAATAGATATGGCTAAGAAACAACCCGATATAACTTCAGGATTAACTTGATTAGGGACAATTTTACAATATATAAAAGACTATGGAGTATGTAGTATTCTTAAAGCCTTAATTATTATGTTTATTTTAAATATTACGTTACGAATATGTTATAATCCTACATTCTTATTTGATAAGTATTCAGATTATATGGCACAAAAACATACTCAAGAACTAGTAAATAGAATTGATGATGATAAAAAGGTTAAAGATCTATTACCTAAGCTTTTATATAGGTCAAATGCAGATCGAGTATGAATTATTCAGTATCATAATGGTATTTCGAATTGGTTGTATGGATCAATGAGGTTTGAATTATGTGGAGAAGGTATACATTCAATTAAAGAACAGTATGATGATTTTCATCTTAGCTGGTTAACGCTTCCAGATTATTTGAAAGCACATACAACTTTTATTGGAGACTCTACAGCTTTAGAATCACTAGATCATGTATTATATGATCGATTTAGAAAGAATAATATAGAGTATCTCGCTTGTATTTTATTAAAAGATGATATTGGAACTCCAACTGGAATTCTTGGATTTACTTGAGAGAATATGAATAATATAGAATATGAAGAAAGTGAGATTAAAGAAAGCCTAATTAGATATGGAGCTATAATAGGACAATATATAAAACCAAATGTTATAAATAATGCCAAAGTTAGATAATGTAAAAGAAAAATATGTTAATGGTTATCAAGTAGATAAAGAGACAGAAGATGTTATTTATTCAGATGCAAAACATCTATACTTAGATAAATATGATAATAAGCCTTATGTATCAGTTACTACTCTAATACATAAATATGTTAATGAGTTTGATTCGGCATTTTGATCTGCTTATAAAGCTTGCGAAGCTTTAGTTGATTCAGAAATTTTTAAAGTCGTAAAGACTTCATTATTAAATACTAAAAGATGAGATCCAAAACTTCTTGAAAAATTAAAAATTAGTAAAGAAGAATTTGAAAGTAAACGTACTGAGATCCTTCAATCATATGAAACTGAAAGAAATAAATCTTGTGAAAGAGGAACAAAAATACACGCTCAATTTGAGAATATGTATTATCAATCTGAAGAACAAGATCTTAAAAAATTTGGTCTTGGAGGAAAATTTACTTGTAAGAAGGGATATTATCAATTAGATTTAGAAAAAGGAGTTTATCCTGAATTTATGATTAGTTATAAATCAGAAGATGGTTTATTAAGAATTGCAGGACAACTTGACTTACTTATTAAAGATGGGAATGATATTTATATATATGATTATAAAGGACTCCCTCTAGATACAAAAATTCCAACTAAAAACGGATGGACAACTATTAAGGATATAAAGGAGGGAGAAGAGATATTTGATAAAGAAGGAAATATAACTAAAGTGTTACATAAATCAGATATCCATTACAATCCGTGTTTTAAAATAACTTTTGATAATGGAGAGTCGATTGTGGCAGATCATGAGCATAGATGACTTATTTCTTTTAGGAATATAGATAAAACATTTAGGGAAGTAGTTATGACCACAGAAGATATTGCAAAGTGGTTAATTGATAAACCAAGAACCTCGTACAATATCCCAAAAATAATGAACGCAAATCCTCTAAATCTTCCAGAAATAGAACTTCCCATAGATCCTTATATACTAGGATGTTGACTCGGAGATGGTTCTAAGTCATGTGGAATTATCACTAATATAAACTCTAAAGTATGGGAAGAAATAGAAAATAGAGGATATACTTTTGGAGGAGATCTTTCTGACGGAAAATCTGCGGAAATGCGAACTATATATAATATTAGAAAAAAACTTAACGATCTAGGAATACTAAATAATAAGTTTATACCTGATTTATATATGCGAGCCTCTTATCAACAAAGACTTGATTTGCTTAGAGGGTTAATGGATACTGATGGTTACTATCATGAATCTAGAAAAAGATTTGTAATGGGAACTACTCAGAAATGACAAGCTGAAGATTTATTAAGGTTAGTAAGTACATTAGGCATAAAAGCTACTGTTTTTGAAGTAGATAAAAAATGTAATGGAAAGATATTTAAAGGATGAGATGTATGTTTTTCAACTGATGGATTAAATCCCTTTTTAGTAAGAAATCAAGATATCGACTTCCCATCTAAAAATAAGAATACATTTAGAAATATTATATCTGTAGAAAGAGTTGATACAGTAGCAACGCAATGCTTAGAAGTTGACAGTCCATCACACACGTTTTTATTCGGTGATTCAATGATAGTTACACATAATACTAATAAGAAAATCGATAAGGAATCATTTTATAATAGATTTACTAAAAGTAGAACTATGATGAAATTCCCAATGGGTAATATTATGGACTGTAATTTTTATCATTATACATTACAATTATCATTGTATGCATATTTATTACAGAAAATTAATCCAAACTTTAATATTAAACGTTTAGTACTAATACATATTGACCATAATAATCATATTACAGAACATGAATGTGATTATTTAAAATCAGATGTAGAAACAATGTTAAAACATTATAAAAGAGATATAAAGATTAAATCTGAATTAGATTTAGATAAACCTATAGTATTTTAATTATGGGACTAATAGATATTATTAGTGGACATGTTAATGAAGCAATTAATAAAAACGAAGACTTATCTGAAAAAAGATTAGCAATTTGTAAAGAATGTCCATTATACAAAGAAACGCCAATGGGTCCGATATGTAATCCTAGATTATATATTAATGAAAATAATAAAACAGACTATTCAGATAGACCAAAAATTGGATATAGAAAAGGATGCGGATGTAGATTATCTGCAAAAACAAGACTTGCATACGCAAGATGCTTAATAAATAAATGGTAATAAGTTAAATTTAAAAATGTAAATGATTATGGGAAAAAATCTTTTAGGAAATGCACACATGCAAGAAATGGGAGTTCATCTTATGGGAGCAAACGTTAAACATGAAACAAAGGAATTAACTCCTGAAGAAATTGCTGCTCTCAATAAAAAAATGGAAGAAGAACAGCTTTTAACAGCAAATAGATTACTTGAATTAAACAAAGGCACAAAAGATGCATCTAAAATGAGGGTAGCTGCAACAGGATATACTGTTATTATAAAACCATTTGAAAAAAATCCTTATAGAGAAATTAAGACAAGTGCTTCAGGTTTAATTCTTCCAGGAGATCTTTTTGCAGATACATATAAGTCTGATGATACTGGTGAGATGGAGAGAGCTGAACAATTTATTGCATGTGGTACTGTTATTTCTGCAGGACCCGAATGTAAATACGTAAAACCTGGAGAGGATATATATTACAGAAATTCTGTAGTACCTGTTCCATTCAATAATATGGGTTATTACGCTATCAGTGAACAAAACATTATATGTCGAGTAATTGAAAAGGACAAAGAATAATATGATAAACGAAATTGAAAAAACGTTTTTTAACCCAGGAGATGTAGTCACTTTAAAACATGGTGAACTTACATCTCCTGTTATGTATGTAGTAGAAAAAATTACACAATCATACAAACATGGTAATGAAATAACTAATATCTTTAAAGGTATTAAATGTAGATGATTTGATAAGAATATGGTTTTACGTGAAGCAGTATTCTCAACAAAAGATTTAAAATTTTATAAAAACAAGTAATTATGAAAGCTTATTTAAACAATGGTATAACAATAGAAGGCACTGTAGCTGAAATTAAAGAGTTTTTGGAAGGACAGAATTATACAATTACAACTACTCCAAATACTACTCCTGTTTGGGTTTATCCTTCACAACCTTTAGATCCTAAATATAATAAATTTGAAATTACTTGCTCTACAACAGATATTAATAATAAAACAATATAATCATGGAACAAGAAGAATTAATGCAATTTGTTCAATGACTTCCATCTAAAGTAGAAGAATTCCAAAATAAAACTCCTGAAGAAATTGTAGGAAAGCTAAATGAATTAGCACAAACAGAAGATGGTATGAATACTATTTCTGGATTGATTAATCAATTTAAACAAGAGCAATCTGCAGGAATGTTTAAACAAGGAGGCAAACTTGCTTATCTTGTTAATAAATTTAAAGATGGAGGATCTGCAAAGAATGAGCGTAAAGAAAATAAGAAGGTTGTAAAAGAAGGTAAGAAATCTTCTAAATTCAATCGCACTGCATATAGAAATATGAAATCTGCTATTAAGGATCAAGATCTTGGATTAAGTAGAAGAGAAGTCAAAGCAGCTGCAATGAAAAATATTGTAGGAGATAATTCTAAACCTAAAGTAACAAAAACTGAAGGTTCAGTTATTTCTCAACCTTTATCTTTTGGAGTATCTATGAAAACTGGAATTACTCCTAAAGTAAATGTACAAACTAATGTTACTCCTGATTTATCCCAAGGTAATTTCAATCAAGCTTTTGCAGCAGCTAGAAGTGCAGGACTTACTAGCTTTACTTGAAATGGAAAATTATATGGAACTCAATTAGCTCCAACAAGACCTGCTCCTAAGAAACCAAAACTTCCACAATCTAATCTTGGATCAAGAAATATTTCTGGAGCAGAAGAAGCTGGAATGTCTGCAGCTAAAGGAATTAGACCTACAAATATGAATGAAGAATTAGTTATAACTAATCCTTCATATAGTGATTACATAGTGGCATCTAATTTAGGTAATCCTAATAGGTTTGATAGTAGATATGTAGGACCTAGAAGTATGTCGGTCAATTATGGAAATAATGCTACTTTAGGATCTATTCCTGTTGAACACCGCATCAATCCAAGAAACCTTGGTTCATTTTTCCAAGAAGGGGGTAAAACTACAACTAAAGTAAAGGTTAATCCAAATGATAGTGTAGCTGTTACTAAGGCGCTAAACAATAGGACAGGAGATCACAATGTACATGATGTATTTAATACTACAGGATTAGTTAGAGATTCTTTAATTAAAATAGGTTATAATCCTGTTATGGTTAATAGAATTGCAAATCCTATTATTTCTAATGCAGAAAGAAAATTAGATGAGTTTGCTCCAGAACAATATACACCTAGACAACAGAATCTATTAAAATTCTTACATCCGACAGGTATTCCTTACTGGGCAAACGGTACTGCTGATACTGAACAAGCTAAATCTAATGGATATAAATCTGAAAGAATAATTAATTCAGATGGATCTATAAGAGAAATTGTAACAAATCCAAAAGGAAAACGTTCATATAGAGATATAAGTGCAGATAAAAGAGATACAACATATACAAACGATTTAAGTAGCATGTCACGTTCTAATAATCCTAAGTGGTGAAAATTTAGAGATAAAAAAGTTGAAAGACAAGAATACGATAAACGGGACAAAGCATTTAATAAACGTTTTAATCTAAAATAAGTAATGCTAGATTTATTCCTTTATGATAATGTAACATGTAATCTAAAGATTAACGAATACGAAATATTATTAATAAAGGAGTTTGCAGCGCTGTGAGATATAGAAAGAAATAAATGTAAAGAAGATCCAAAAGGAACAAAGAGGTTAAGAGCTTGAAGAGAATTTAAATATATATGGTTGTTTTGTGACTGAAAAAGTCCATATCAACAATACTTAGAGAGACAAAAGCATGATGCAGCTATGGAAGATTCTGGATTAACTCAAGAAGAATGAGACGATCCAGTCTTCCATGCAGCAGTTAGAAAATACATGGAAATCAAAGATTCTTCTAGAATACTTAGCCTTATAAAAACAGCGTATCGAACTCTTGAAAAAATGAGAGTATCTTTAGATAATATAGACCTTGAAGAGAGAGATAATAATAGTAAACCTATCTTTAAGGCAAAAGATGTATTAGCCGATATTGCTAGTATTGGAGTTATGGCAGATAAATTAAAAGAACTTGAGCTTAATTATAAAAAAGATCAAATGCAATCCAATGCTAAAAATAGAGGGGATGTAAAACCTGGATTTATGGATAGTTAAGTATGGTAAAGACAATTAAATCTTCAATGTCTCAAGCACGTAAAAAAATGCTTGAACAGATAAAAAATAAAGAAGAATCAGAAGTTAAAAGAAAGAAAACTGCTAAAGAGAAATATAAAGAACTTAGAGAATCAATAAAAGAACCTGAACCAACTCCTCAATCTTTTTCAGATAAATTTGAAGAAGAATTAAAAAAGCAATTACAAGAAATGCTTGGAGATCAGAAAAAAGATACTACAGAACAATTTGAGTATACTGCAACTGATTTTTATAAAAAGAGAGATGGTTTGTGAGATGTGGCGGTCACTGAAGATGTACTTTACTTTGATCCAGAGCTATCATATGAATTAACTGGATATAGACCAATTAATGAAACTCAAGGTTTAGATTTTGATCCTACTCCTTTTAATGAACTAGCTCAAATTTATGATAGAACTGGTTCATATACGGAATATCCTGCAGATTCAAAGCCTTATAATGATTTCTGGAGAGAGCAATATAAACGTTGTACTGAAGGTTATACAGTTGGCAAATATAGAATTACAGGAGATCATTATTTCTTTTTAAATTTCTATAGAATGGAAGTTATTTCTGAAGGAGCTAGAGGTGGTGCTGGTCGTAATGAAAAGTTTCCTACATTTCTAGCTAAACAATATGAATTCTTTCATTATGTTGAAATGGCTGAAAGACTACACAAAGATGTAGCTATATTAAAAGCTCGTGGTATTGGATTATCTGAGATTGTTGCTTGTTTAGCAGTAAGGCCTTATATAACTAATAGAGGTTATCGTTCTTTATTAACTTGTGCTGCAGAAGGTAAACTTACTCCTTTAAAAACTAAATGTTGAAAGCAGTTAAACTGATTAGACATGAATACTAATGGAGGTATGCGCCATTTACGGCAAAAAGTTAATAATGCAGATACTAAACGTGCATCTCAAGTTACTCCTGATGGAGTTGAATATGGTTGAATGTCAGAAATTGATTCAGTAATTGCTGATACATCTGATAAGATTCGTGGTGATCGTGTCGATAGATTAATCTATGAAGAAGCAGGATCTAATAAATATTTAACTAAAAGTTGGATTCAAGGTAATGCTCTTGTTGAGCTTGGTGGTTATCATTTTGGAACACGTATTGCTTTAGGTACAGGTGGTGATGATATGGCACTTGAAGGTTTAACAAATATTTTTGCAAAACCAGAAGGATATAATGTACTTCCATATAAAAACTATGATACAGAAGATAGAAAGCCACAATTAACAGCTTTCTTTATTCCAGCTCATAAGTTTAGTTTACGAGAAGAATTTTTAGATACAAGAGGAGTTACACAATCTGAAGAATTTAAAAAGTTTTATGAGGAAGAACGTAAAAAATTAAGTGGTAAAGATCTACTTGATTATTGTGCAGAGCACTGTTTTATTCCAAATGAAGCATTATATAAGCAGGGTGAAAATATCTTTGATTCAATTGCAATTGCAGATAGATTAACCCAAATTAGAATATTTAAAGCAGGATTAAAACCAGAGTATGTATCATTATTATGAGATCGTTCTGGAGATACTCCTGATTTAACAAAAGTAAAAGTTGTAAGTAATCCAAATAGTAAAATTACTATATATGAAAGGCCACTTCGTGATGAAGATGGACTTGTATTAAAAAATTTATATGTTGCAGGAATAGACTCTATTGACCAAGGTTCTGGAGATTCTTCTACCTCAACAGATGTATCTGATTTCTGTATAGTTATTAAGAAACGGATATATGGATTACAAGAAGCTAAATATGTTGCGATCTATAAAGATCGTCCTCGAGATATTCGAGAAGCATATGATGTAGCAATGAAATTATTAGTATGATATAATTGTAAAGCACTACTTGAACATACTAAGATTAGTATTGTTACATATTTTAAAGAAAAAAAGAAAGATAGTCTATTTATGAAACGTCCTGCTTCAACTCTTGGAGATATGAAAAGAGGAAACTCACAAATGATTGGTGTACCAGCTACAGAAGCTATTATCAAGCATGGTCTTGAATTAATTAATAATTTTGTTAATGATTACTGTTATTCAATTGATATTGATGAAATGCTTGAGCAATTGCTAAAATATTCTTGAGAAAATAAACGAAAGTTCGATATTATTGCAGCTATGGAAATGGCAGAAATTGCAGATGAAGAATTAATGAATATACGGCCTGCTGCTCAGGATAAATTAGCAAAAGAATGAAAAAACATAGGGTGATACACTAATGAAAAAGGCTATAAAGAATATGGAGTAATATCACAAAAAAATGGAACTCGTTGATAAAGTATACGAAACAATTGAAAAGGCTATGTGTGCATACTATACTGGAGACTTTACATTAACTATAGATGGTAATCAATGAAAATTAAGTTTAGACTTAAATCAGTGAAAAGCTCCGTTAGTCTTAGTCTATGAAGGTGATGAAGAAGGTTTTTTTGAATTTCTTGAAAAAGAACTTAGAAATAGGCAACTGGATAGAACAAAATATTATTCTGGAGAAATGACTACTCCAGGTGAAGGAAATCAATATATAGTATTAGAATATGGTGATAGAGAATGAAGTAAAGAAGATTAATGATGCGATAGGTAATCTTGTATATGATAAAGTTGCCATGAGAAAAGCTTATGGATACTATCATTGTCATAGAGATGCTGATCAATTCAAACACCTAGAAGAAAATTATGGAATTGGGACTCCTACATCAGTTAGTTTTACACCATTGATTAAGAAACATATTGATGTACTAGTTGGAGAATATCTAGGTTTAAATCAAGATTTAAAAGTATCTTGTAAGGATGAGAAGACTGTTTCAAATATAATGAGAGAAAAGCAACTTAAAATTAGTGCAGAAGTATTTAATTATTTGCAACAGTATTTAAAGAATAATATTATTGCAGCTATTATTGAAAATAAAGAAATTGTAAATGATCCTTTTGTTGAAAAAGAGATCGCCTCAATTCAACAAGATATAGATCAATCTTTTGTTTCTGAATATGAAATTGCTGCACAAAATATTCTTGATTATTTAAGACAATCAAGAAACATCGATTTAAAACGTAAAATGGCAGAATTACTTACAGATTTACTTATTACAGGTACTTGTTACTATAGAGTTAAACCTACAGAAAGTAATTCAAATGTTAATATTGAAATTTTAAATCCTGTTAATACGTTTGTAGAACGTAATCCAAATTCTCCTTATCTTGCAGATTCTAAGAGAGTTGTTATTAGAAAATGAATGTCAAGAGAGGATATCTTAAATACATTCAGATCAGAATTAACTACAGAAGCAGCTAAGAAAATTAGAGATATGCAACAAACTGCAGATTCAACATCTCCTACTTATTTGGTTAGATATGTTGGTAAACCTGCTGAGCCTAATTTACGAGCTGATAATTTACATACAGGTATTCTTGCAGGACTTGAAGCACATCCAGGATGGCCTGGAGATTATGATTCAATAGAACCTATAAAGAATCATCTTATTCCTGTATATGAAGTTGAATGAATTGAAGCAGATTATAAAACTGGAGAATTAACAAGACATGAAGGAGTAAAAATTGGTTCAGAAGTATACATTACTCGTGGAGAGTCAAAATATATCGTAAGAAGTGCCGATTGTCCAAGTAGATGTAGATTATCTGTCAATGGAATATTTTTCTTAGATAAGAATGGAGATCCATATTCTTTAGTTACTAATACTATGGATCTACAAGATAAGCTAGATCTCTTAATTTACTGTAGAGACAACCTTATTGCTTCTTCAGGAGGAGTTGGAGATTGGATGGACGTGTCTTTTATTCCATCATTTTTAGGAGACGATTTAACAGACAGAGTTAAATCTTGACAAGCATATAAAAAAAATGGGCTAGCATTAATAAATAGTAAAGAAGAAGGCAGCGAAGGTATGCCAAATACTATTTTTAATGGATTTGATGACACAGTTAAAGCCCAAGCTATTCAAGGCATTCAATTAGCTATTCAAGCTGTAGAACAACAAGCTTCTTCAATTACAGGAGTGTTACCTGAAAGATTAGCTCAATATGAACAGAGAGATGCAGTTTCTAATGTTCAACTTGGAGTTAAAATGTCAGGTTTATTAACTAAACAATATTTTGAGACCATGGATATCATTTATAAAGAAGCTAATTATGATATGCTTAATTTAGCTAAATTAGTATATCCAAATGGTATTACTGGTACTATTGTGTTAGGTAATAAATATTCAAGAATATTTACTGCACTTCCTGAACATTATACACTTACAGATTTTGATTTACATATTGAGGATAGTTCTAAGTCTTTTAAAGATATGGAAACTGTAAAGGCTCTTAATATTGAATTAATTAAAGCTGGAATGTCAGATCCCGATATGGCAGTAAGTATTGCAACTGCCAATAGTATGTCCGAACTTAAACGTTATGTAGCTAAAGCTACTGCTGTTAAGAAGGAAGAAAATAATAGTGTTTCTCAGTTGCAGCAACAACTTCAGCAATATGAACAAAATCTGCAACAGTTACAGAAACAAAATGAACAATTACAAAGGGAATTAGGTCAATCACAAAATCAACTTGAACAAAATAGTCAAGCTAGACTACAACTTGAAGCTGAAAAAGTAGCTATTGAAAGAGAAAAAGTCAAGAATGATAAAGATTATAATGACAAACTTCTTGAAACTAAACAGCAACAAGTTCAAATTCAAGCTGCAGAAACAGTTGATGCAAATCCATATAATGATAAAATAAAACAAGTTGTATAATATGAATAAAAAAATAAATATTGACGTAATTGTTAGGTCTGATTGCAAATTAATTGCTGTAGATAATAGTGATTATTTAGCTTTAGGAGTAGATTTAAATCAGTATATAATGTTAGAATTCCTATCTTATAATACTGATAAGAATCTACTTCCTAAATCAGTTAAAATAAGAAAAGAACTACATAATAGAGGACAATATTTAACTAGATTTGCATCTGAGTTTATGTTAGATATTGATGGTACATATTCTTATTATAAATTAGTAATTCCTCAATTAAGTTATTTTCAAGATGAAGACGAACCTGATAAATATATTAACCTAATAGATGAATTATTTTTCTTTAAAGGAAAATTATATAAGTCTAATATTACAAATCAGGATGGACATACTTTAGACGAAGTAATTAAAAATTCTGAAGTTATTGTTAACTACAAAGTGGCATACGATTTAGTTCAGGAAAATAAAGCATCACAAACTTTCTATTGTCCAATAAAAAATGTGTTTAGTGTTTGTAAATTACAAAGATGTTTAGTATATTTGCAACGGCAATTACTGTTAAGTAATAGTAAGATATGTAGTTATGATAAATGTAATACAAATGAAAGTTTAAGAGATCGAAGAGATTTCTTATTAAGTGCTATGTATGTGTTTGATTATCTAAAAGATATGGGAAACTTTACAGAAGCACAACGAATATTAGATAACTTATCTTCATGTAATTCCTTATGTGGAGAAGAGTTAGGTAATATAAATAATAGTTGTGGTTGTGGAAATTCTATATAATGAATTATATAAAATATTTGTTCAAGAGTTAATTAATATTAATATTGGACATTTACCTAACAAGAAATCATTGTTTACAATGAATGAGATTGTTAATGCAATTGATTATATTGAACACGGAAATCCAACTAATAGTGAAATAATTAAAATAATTCAATATTATGAAGAGATCTAATGTTAATGTAATCGTAGAAGATGCAGTAAGCTCACAAGAATATTACAATATGTATAGTTCTAGAGACTTTTATAGAGGCACCTCTTTCAAAATGGCAGGTGCTTGAGCCCCTAATACTCATTATTTTAATGATGAACATATTGTTGATTTTATATCTTACAATGGTAGTTTACTGTATTGTCTAAGAGGTCATTTATCATCAGAATGAAATAAACCTATGTTGATCTATGAAAACGACATAATTATTGGAGTAGAACCAAATCCTTATTGAGCTTTTATCATGGGAAATAGTGGTAAAGGAGAAAAAGGTGATCCTGGAGATATTGGGCCTACAGGTCCATCTGGAGAAAACGGTATTACTCCTCAATTAAAAATAGAAAATGGTCGTTGAATGCTTTCAATGAATGAAGGACAAACATGAGAAGATATAGGACAAGCAACAGGTAATCCAGGTCAGAATGGAACAGATGGAGTAGGAGTAGTTCCTGGAGGTACTACAGGTCAAGCTTTAGTTAAAAAGTCTAATGCTGATTATGATACTGAATGGAAAACTATTTCTGGCGGCGGAGAAATTCCTAATTTTGATGCAGAAGTAGTAAATGTCTCTTCAACTACTCAGGCTAATGCTAATGTAGTTTTAGAGAGAGATATATTCAAATTTAGTTTTGGATTACCTAAAGGAGCTGATGGAAAAGACGGAAAAGACGGAAAAGACGGAAAAGATGGAAAAGATGGAACAAACGGAACTGATGGTTCTAATGGAGAAGATGGATTAAGTATTAAGTTGATGTATGCAAAAAGTAGTAGTGTAAATACTCCTCCAGTTGTAAATAAAACAAATACAAATCCTGGTTCTGTATGAAGTACAGTTGTTCCTATTCATACTTCTTATGAAATTATATGGTCAATCACAGCATCTTTTAGAGATTCTACTCTTGTTGGAGAATGGTCAGATCCTGTTCAAATGACAGGAGAAAAGGGACAGGATGCAGTAATACCAAATTGGAAAACATACGTTTATAAATTAAGTGATAGTAAACCATCAAAGCCTACAGGAAATAGTCCTAGTCCATCTGGATGGGAAGATTATCCTACAACTAGTGGCAATTGGTGACAATGTATTGGAACAGTTAATGGGGAGACAGGTCTTGTAACTGAATGGTCAGAAGTAATACCAGTTAACGGTAGAGATGGTCAGGCTCAAGATGGTAAATTTACAGAATTTAGATTTGCCGTAAATACAAGTAATTCAAATCCTCCTACATTAAACGCAACAGTAAGAACTCCTTCAGGATGGTCTGTGGTTCCTCCTGAAAAATCTAAAGATGGATATCTTTGGATGACTACAGCAACTATTAATCCTGATGATACTTTAAATACAAACTGGACTACTCCAGTTGTTATAAGTGGAGAAAATGGTACGAATGGTACAGACGGAATTCCTGGAACTCCAGGAGAAGATGGAAGAACTACATATTTTCATATTAAATATTCTGCTGTTGCCAACCCTACTTCTTCAAGTCAAATGACTGAAACTCCAAGTACATATATTGGAACTTATGTAGATTTTACTCAAGCAGATAGTACAGATCCCTCTGACTATACTTGGGCAAGATTTGAAGGAATTCAAGGAGAAAAGGGAGAACAAGGAATCCCAGGTACTAACGGAGAAGATGGAAAAACAAGTTATCTACATATTAAATACTCTAATGATGGAGGCGTAACCTTTACAGGTAACAATGGAGAAGATCCAGGTGCTTGAATTGGAGTATATGTAGATTTTAATATAAACGATAGTAACGATCCTTCTGATTATAAATGGACTAAAATAAAAGGAGAACCTGGTGTTACTGGTGATCCTGGTCCTGCAGGTAAAGACGGAGTTGATGGTTTACCTGGAATTGGTATTGAAGTTCGTTATTGCTTAGGAACTACAACTATTTATGGAGGAACGAGTACTCCTGGAACAACAAGACAGCCAACAGGTTGGAATTTAGCAGTTCCAACTCCTACTGAAGAGACTCCTTATATTTGGTTTATTCAAGCCAGAGTAAATTATACAAGTAATACTGATAAAGTTGGCACAATTGAAGGTAGCTGGAGTACTCCCACTAAATTAAGTGGAACTAATGGGTTAAATGGAGAGAACGGTTCTAAAGGACAAATAATTTATCCTGAAGGTATTTATAATGTTAATACAGTATATCAAGGAACTGTAGATAAAACTCCTTATGTATATGATTCTAATGATGCTAACTATTATGTATTAAATATAGTGGGAACATGGCAAGGAACATTACATAGTAATGAATCCCCAAGTACCGATACTAGTAGTAGTTGGGTTAAGTTAGAAGCATTTGAAGCACTATATACTAAAGTTGGAATTATTGGAAACGGATTAATTGGCTCTGCTGTATTTAATGATGTATATATGTTTAGTCAGCAGGGAGTAGATGAGAATGGAGATGTTTCTACCCATTATGAAAATTTCAATAAAGATTCTATAGGAACTCCAATTGAAAGTACTGATCCTACAAAACCAGGAGTTAGAACATTTATTCCTAATATGTTGTTTAATTTTGGAACAGGGGCTGGGTATCTTGCTGGAGGAAATATTTCATTTGAAACTGATGGAAACATTTATGCGAAAAATATTTCTGTAAACGGTAATATGAGTAGTTCAGATGAGGAGGTATTGGATTTATCATATAGCTCTACTACTCAGACAGTTACTCTTACTGGGTTAAAGAATATTACTGTTTATATGAATGAATCCAGTATTACAAAATCAAAAGTACAACTATTAAATATTGACGCATCTGTATTTGATAATATGAGTCATGAGTCAAAATATACAATTGATATATTTAATAGCGGCAATATTCCATTATTATTTGATTCTATAGGATTTTATCGACCAGGATTTGATATGTTAGAGTCTTATGACTATGTAGCAGTATTACCAAGACAAAGTATAACTTTAAAAATCTGATTATTGCCTAATACAGTAATTCCTGGAAAACCTGCTACTTGATCTGCAAACTACGAAATATTAGTAAATAATCCTGTAGTAGTAACTGCTGGTAAAGAATATAAAGGATGACTGTTTTCCTCAACTAAAAATGTAATTTTGCAAAAAGTTATCGAAGTTATATAAACTATATGAAAAAAAATAATATACAACCAAATATTGATCTTCAGAATTCAAGAGAGTATGTAGGAGCATACAATTCAAGAGACTTTTATAAAGGTACGTCCTTTAAAATGGCTGGAGAATGGATGACTAATACACATTACTTTAATGATGAATACATTATAGATTTTGTAGCATTTGAGGGAGCTTTATTATCTTGTACTAGGAGTCATACATCTTCGTCTTTAAATGTGCCTGAATTGGTTTGAGAAGAAAATAAGATTATTGGTATTAAACCTAATCTCTTCTGAGCCTTTGTAATGGCTGGAGTTGAAGGACCTACTGGTAAAGTATGAGTTCCTGAAGTTAAAAATGGAATAATTTCTTGGAAACTAGATGATGAAACTCCTACTTCAATTCCTTCAACAAATATTATTGGTCCTCAGGGTCCAGAAGGAAAAACTCCAGTTCTTGGATTACTAAAAAAAGGTGATTTATACTATTTAACTGTAAACGGAGAACCTTTAAAAGATCCAGAAACTGAAGAAAACGTACCTGTACAAGGACCTAAAGGAGATACAGGAAACACTGGTACAAAGGGAGCTGATGGAAAAACTCCAGTATTCAAAATAGAAAATGGTAACTGGATGCTTTCCTATGATAATAATAAATGAGAAAACCTAGGTAAAGCTACAGGTGAGGATGGCGTAGATGGTCAAGATGGGAAGAACGGAAAGGATGGAAAAACTCCTTATCTTCGAATAGAAAATGGTCGCTGGATGCTTTCAATGGATAACCAATCTTCATGAAAAGATATTGGCCAAGCTACTGGAGAAAGAGGGCCAGAAGGTCGTCCTGGAACTGATGGTCGAAATGGACGTGATGGTAAAGATGGAGAGGATGGAATTAGTCCTATACTTAAAATCACGGATAATAAATGATATGTATCATATAATGATGGTGCTACTTGGCAAGTACTAGGAAGATCTATTGGAGACCAAGGAGAACCTGGTAAAACGCCTAAACTTATTAGAGTTTTTGGAGATCCTGCTACTCTTTTAGATGATCGCATTCTTTGAGGTTATGATGGAGTTCCTGTTAGTGAATGGACAGTATTATGTTACTTAAATGAGCTAAAAGGAGATTCTATTAAGTCTGTTAATATTACAGATGCAGAAGGTAGTTTAGAACTTACAATGGAATCAAGTAAAGTTATTACTGCTACTGGTTCTGTACTTCCAAGATTTAATGCAGGAACTATTGAAACTGTTGAGTGAGATCAAAATCCGTCATTAGTAATTGATAAAACTAATGCTCCTAGAGAATGAGCTTTAAATGTAAAAGTTCCTAAAGGAAAACCTGCTACAGTAACTGTAGTTTCTGAAGTAGAAAAATTAGCACCAGATGCACAACCTTATGTAACTGATTTAAATCCAGATATTAGTGATGCAAATCTTAAATTTGGAATTCCTCAGGGAGAAAAAGGAGATCCTGGTGATGAAAATATAGCAATCGGATGTCAATCTGATTTTCCAAATAACGAACCAGAGCACGATAAGATTTGATATGATCCTTGTGATGAATCCATGGATGAATATTCAGTTCAAGACTTTTTATACAATTCTTATATTGCTGTTGGTGGTACTCTTACACAAGAACAATTTGAAACTGCTTGAAAATCTTTTCCTAATATATCGGGATTTGAAATAAGATTCGCAAATAGTTTTGAAGAGTTAGGAGATCCAACTGTTGATAAGTTAGGAAAATTATATATAATTCCTGCAACATCGACAGTACTTCCCGACTTATTTGAAGAATATATTGTTGTTCATTCTCCAAGTACTACAGAAGATGTATATATGTGAGAAAAATGAGGAAGTGGACAAATAACAGTAGATTTAAAAGATTATTATACTAAAAGTGAAATGGATCAACAGATACAAAAATTAGAAGATAAAATTGAAGAGGTTTCCTCTACAATTTGAAATGATGTTAACAATTAATTTTTAAAACATGGCTAATAGTGTTGTAAAATTTTATAGAGGTCCACAAGCTTCTTATAATTCCACTACGCATGCTGATGGTATTTATTTTGCCACAGATACTAAGAAAATTATTATGAATGGCACTGAATATGGTGGCGATTCTAATAAGAAAGTATCAAATGTAGCATTAAATGCCAATGCTAATGGGATTGTAATTACATATACAGATTCCACCTCTACAACTTTGTTACTAGGTAAAGCTACGGTTACTGCAGATGGTCTTATGTCTAAAGAAGATAAAGCTAAACTTGATAGCTTAGATCCTACAGCAAGTGATTCTTATGAGTCTTCATTAGATCCTACAGTAGCAACCGTAGAGAAACTTGGAGGTATTGCCGCAGGTACAACTGTAGCACAACTTACAGGTAAGAGTTATGATGAAATCTTTGATACTCTTATCTTCCCAACAGTTAATCCAACATCTACTGCTCCTTCTGCAAGTATCTCTTTAAAGAGTTATCAGAATGTTCAGGAGATTGGAGCAAATGCTCCTACTGCAGCAAACTTTAACGTAAGTTTTAATGCAGGTATGATTACTCTAGCAGGAAAGAAACAAAATAATAGAGCTGGTGAACAGAATATGGAAGCTTCTAAAATTCTATATGGTTCAAGTAAAGTAGAATCTTTACCAGAGAAAGTAGTAGCTGGTGCAATGGATTACTACTATCGTGCAGCTTATGCTGAAGGTCCTCAACCTAAAGATTCAAAAGGAAATAATTATCAAACTCCACTTGTGGCTGGAAGTGTAGATTCTGAAAAAACAACTGTAACAGGTTATCGTGCAGCTTATTCAGGTTTAGTTTCTACAAATGCAATTACAGAAGAGGTTATTAAAGGAATGACTAAAACAGTTTCTGCAAAGGAAATTATTAAAGTTTCTGGTCCTATTTCTGAACAATATATCTGTTTTGCAGCTCCAGCAGGATGGACAGTTTCAAATATTAAAGACAGTAACAGCTTTAATGTAACTAGTTCATATGCAACTAGTACAGTTTCGGTTACTGGTTTAGATGGTCAAGCTGTTAATTACACAGTATATTTATCTGGTAAGATGACACAACCTAGTACTTACTATGTAAACTTTAACTAATTATGGCAGAATTTTTTGGTAAAGGTATTTCGGTAGGTTCAGGTTTTGATTTAGGTGCGAATCTACCATTAGATAATAGAACGGTTCAAGCTACATTAGCTGACCGTGACTCAATGCCTACTATTCGGTTAGTAGAAGGCCTTTTAGTATATGTAAAGGAAAATAAAACCACTTATGTATTAAAAGGCTTTGATGCTGATGGTTCTAACCGAGTTTGGGAACCTCTTGCAACTGGCACAGTTGTAGAGATTATTAACTCACTTGAAAGTGATAGAACTGATGCTGCTCTTTCTGCAGCACAAGGTAAAGCTTTAAAAACTCTTGTAGATGAACTAAAAGCTTCTGTAGCTGCAGCTCTTGACTACAAAGGTACTAAAGATACTTACGAAGAACTTCCTACTAAAGGAAATAAGAAAGGTGATGTTTGGAATGTAGTTGCTGCTCATGGTACTACTCCTGCAGGTACAAATTATGCCTGGGATGGTGCAGCTTGGGACCCTCTGGGAGGTACAATTGATCTTTCAGGCTACTATACTAAATCACAAGTAGATGGCGCTATTTCTGCAGCAAAAACAGAACTTGAAGCAGCTGATACAGCTTTAGAAGGACAGATTACTACTGTTACTAATCAACTTGCAAATAAAGTTGATAAGGTTGAAGGCTCAGGTCTAATTTCAGATACAGATTTAAATCAGATTAGAACGAATAAGGCTGATATTGCGAATTTACAAACATCTGTTGGAGGTAAGCAAGACGAATTAACTCCTGGTAATGCAGTTTCAATTACAGAAGAAAATGTTATTGATGTTAAGTTAGATCCAGCTTCAAATGAAGCACTATCAAAATCAGCCGAAGGTCTTAAGTTAGATCTTAGTGGAGTAAAAGGCTCAACTGTAAAAGTTGGAGTTTCCATTACTGGTGGTGCTGAAATTGGTGCAGATCAAACAATCGCTGCTGGTATGCAGGCTCTTAGTGATAGTATTAGAACCGCTGTTACAGGAGGTATTACATCACTAACAAGTCCTGATGAGACTATTACTGTTACAGGTATAGGTACTTCTAGAGCTTTAGCTGTAAATGTATCTAAATTAGTATCAGCTTCATCTTCAATTAAAGTTGGAGGCGATGGCAAATTAGATATGTATTGGACAGAAGTTAAATAAAAAATAATAATTCCCCTTCCTCACGTTAGTGAGGGGGGGGTGTAAAAACTCAAAAATATAAAATGGCAACAAATTTAAGTTTTCAAAAAATTGCTACAGTTCCCGCTTCAGGTCTTGTAGTTGGTAGAATTTACTTTGAAACATCAACAGGTATGATTAAAGTAGCAACAAGTGCTACTGCTGTTGATAAATTTGGGGATGGCGTCAAATCTGCAAGCTGGGATAAGAGTGCTAAAACCCTTAAAATTATTAACGAAAGTGGAGAAGAGATTTCTCTAAATCTATCAGATGTAGCTTCAGCTTCTGCAGTTACTACAGAGTTAGCAAAGAAGTTAAATATTGGAGCATCTGGAGATGCCTCAACTGTACAGAGTTATTATGGACTGAAGAAATACACAGATGAAGCAAAATCGTCTGCAATTAGTTCAGCTAAATCATATACAGACACTAAGATTGGCAAAATTCCTGCCGCTATTGTTTATAAGGGAGATGGCACAACAGTTACTCAGTCTGGAACTAGTACTGTTACATTTGCTGTAGGAGAAATTCCTCAAAGTAAAGTAACTAGTCTAACTATAGACTTAGCTGCTAAAGCTACTACAACTGCTCTTAATGCAGTTAAAGCTACGGCTGAAGCAGCAGCTCCTCAAGCTACTACATACACTAAAATAGAAGTTGACAATAAAGTAGCTTCTGCTGTTGGTAGTGTGTACAAGATGAAGGGTTCTGTAGATGATGCTGCAGCTCTTACTGCTCTTACAGGAGTTGTTATTGGTGATACATATAATGTTATTGCTGCAGGCACTCTTAATGGAGAAGCTTTTGAAGCTGGTTCTAATTTCGTAGCAGTTAAAGCAGGCGCAGGTAATCAAACAGGAATGTGGGATAAGTTAGGTGGAACAGTTGATCTATCCTCTTATGCTAAATCTGCTGATGTACAAAAAAATACATCTGCAATCGCAGTACTTAATGGAACTGGTGCTGGTTCTGTTACTTTAAGTATTTCTGAGGCTATTGAAGGGCTTGAATATGTAGATAGCCCTAAAACAAATGAACTAGTATCTGCTGTTAATCAAACTGGAGGAGTAGTTTCAGTTACTCGTAGAGCTCTAATAGAAACTGATATTCCTACTCTTGCAACATCAAAGATTTCAGGACTTGATTCTGCTCTTGCTGAAAAAGTTCCAACTACAAGAACCGTTAATAGTAAACCATTATCAACTAATGTAGTACTTGCTGGTGCAGATATTTTAGTTGGAGGTGATGGAACATATAGTAAGAGTGATCTTCAAGCTGCAATTGAAGCAATGGATGGTAGAATTACTTCCGCTGCTGCTTCTAGCGTCCAATCATTTGGAGGACAAACTGGGGCTATTACTGTAGATACAGCTAATACTACTAATGGACAGGTTAAATTTAGCATGTCTAGTAAACAGCTTAAAGGTACAGTTAATGGTCTTAAGAGTGCAGCTTATACCGAATCAAGTGCTTATGCAACTTCTGCTCAAGGTACTAAAGCTGATTCTGCAATTCAGGTAGTTAATGGCACTGCTTCTAATTATATCGCAACTAGTAAAAGTGAAACTACAGTAACAGTTACTTCTATGTTACAAGCTGTAGCTAGTGCAAGTTCAAGTGCTAAAGGTCTTGCTGAAGCTAGTGATGTAAAAGCTTATGCTGATGGTTTAATGACTTGGGTTGAATTCGAATAAATTAAGATAATAAGGGGATAGGGATTTCCCTATTCCCTTTATTTTTAACCTATAATATTATAGGTGCTATATAAAATATAGACGCTATGGCATATAAAACAAAATTTTTACATTTTAAAACTAAAGCATCGTACGAAGCTGAGAGAGCAAAAACTACTGAAGGTAGTGAAGAGCGTAAGGTTTTCGATGCTTATATCTCATTTATTGATGAAGGACCAACTATTTGTACTTGAGAGAAAGAATATCAATGTGATGCTAATTCGCTTTCTTTACTTCCTCAAGAAGTAACTACTGAAAAACAAGATCAAGTATTTAAAAATTTGGGATGAAAAGTCCATGTTATTTCTCAATCAGATATTAATGCAACTACTTCTCCTGATGCTGCTGAAAAAACTAAACGTTTAGAAGCTACAGCTTTATTAGTTAAAGAAACTAGCCTTATATATGTAAGAGGTAATGATGATTCCAGTAACCATTATTTCTTTAAAATAAATTCTAGTTCTCAATTAGAGTTGTTTAGAATAAGTATTACTACAGGAATTATATATGGAATAAATTCACAATTTGTAGATGCTGGCGCAATAAGATATGATAGAACGCAAACACTCTCTGATTCTAATAAAACTCTAGCTCGTGAAAATATTGATGCTGCAAATAAAAACGATGTACTGCCTCTTACTATAGATCTTAGTTCTCAAACAGTTGAGGATTATAATACTGCTTTAGAAGCATTTAATTCTAAAAAACCATTAACAATATTTGATTCTACGGATCCAACTTCCAGATTTACAGCTAATGTAATAGGAAAAGAAGCCACTACTAATGATATTAATGTATATTTTTCATTCACAGGTATAAATGATGATAATAGTTTCAATACGATTGGATATGTTGGAACAATTAAACCTACAGGAGAAAAAACATCAAGCTTTGCAGCTATTCAGCCATCAAATACGGATCCAAAACCTTTAGGGCTATTAGCATCTTCTGGAACAGATAATGCTTATTCACGCTCTGATCACGTACACCCTATTCAAGAAAGTGTTGCTAAATTAACAACTCCAAGAACAATTGCACTTACGGGTGCAGTATCAGGAAGTACAACTTTTGATGGTTCTAGCAACGTAAGTATTAATAGTACATTAGCTAATATTGATGCATCTAAAATTACTTCTGGAACTCTTAATGCTGATAGACTTCCTGAGATTCCTATTTCTAAAATTCCTGCGGCTGCAATGGAGAGATTATATGTAGTGGAGTCCCAATCAGCTGCAATGAGTTTAACTATACAAGAAGGAGATGTTGTTCAGATTGGTTCAGGAGGTCCTATGTACTTCTGCGTATCCGAATCTGCATCTACTTTTGCTACTAAATTTAAAGAATTCACAGCAGGAAGTGCAACTAGTGTACCTTGGTCTGGAGTAACAGGTAAACCAACATTCGCTACTGTAGCTACAAGTGGATCTTATAATGACTTAACTAATAAACCAACTATCCCATCCTTATCGGGGTATGCTACTCAAAATTGAGTAACTAGTCAAGGATATTTAACAAGTATTCCTGCAGCAACCTCTAGTACTTATGGAGGAATTCAAATTGGATACACAACAAGTGGTAAAAACTATGCTGTACAATTAAATAATGGTAAAGCCTATGTAAATGTACCTTGGACAGATACTGACACAAATTATTATCCAACATCATTTACATGGAAAAATGGAACTACTTCAGGACCAACTGGTTCTTTAACAGGTTCTGGAATGAGTGCAGTTTCATTTGGAGCAATCCCTTCAGCTTCTGCTACACAATCTGGTGTAGTAACTACTGGAGATCAAACTTTTGGTGGAATAAAAACTATAGATACTATTAATGTAACTAATATTAATGAAGCAACTCCAGGAGAAGGATTTTGAATTGGTTATAATACAGAGGGGGTAATTCATATAGGAAAAGATGGAGATTATGATTTTGGAACTAGTGGAGGAACATATTCAGGAACTGCTAATACAGCTAAAAGACTATTGAATAGTTTACAGTTTAGTAATGGACAAAGTTTTAACGGATCATCTGCAGTTACTATAGATTTACCTGAAATTCCTATTGCATTACCTAATCCATATGCATTAACAATTAATGGAGCTTCATATACAGGTTCTTCAGCAGTTTCGGTAAATACACCAAAAATTCTAAGTGTAACTACATTAAGTGATAGTACAGTTTTAGCAGGTCGTAGTTATAATAATACTACTCCAAAAACTATCTCAAGTTTAATGGGATTTAGTACATTTAATTCTGATTCAGTTATTGTAAGTACTGCTAAACTTACATTCACTGCATTAAATGCTATGCAGATGGATGGTCTTGCAGATTTATCTGGAACTTATTATATCTATTGTTTGAGTTATATGGCAAATGGTAAAGTTGCCGTTAACGGTGCAGTATATACATAATCTTAAAAATATATAATTATGAGTGTAAAATATTTTGATAAAACGCAAAATAAGTGGGTTATATTCCCTGGTTCAATTGGAGCTCCTGGTAGATCTGCATATGAGTTAGCTGTACAACAAGGTTATAAGGGAACTCTTGATGAGTGACTTTTATCCTTAAAAGGTAAAGATGCTTATACAATAGCTGTTGAAGGAGGTTATAAAGGAACTGAAGAAGAATTTAATAATGCACTTACAACTGCACCAATTGCTGTAGATAAAATTAACAATGCAGATTTAGTTCCTACTAAAGATAGTGTAAATTTAGTATTATCTGGAGGAGTAAAAGATGCCATTGATTCATTAAATACAAGTATAGATGCAGATTTAGAAACTATTAATAATAGCATTACTACTATTAATAATAATATTACTAATATCGTAAATACAGAAATTAGTAATCAAATTAAATCTTCTATTGTTGATAATCTTACAAGTTCTGAAACAGAAAAGTCTTTATCTGCCAAACAAGGTAAAGTATTAAAAGATCTTATTGATAGCTTAGCTAATTTACAGATTACAATTGTTAATAGTCTTCCTAGTGTAGGAGAAAGTAATATTATCTATTTAGTAAAAAAGTCTGGAACAGGAACTGATGTACATGATGAATACATCTATGTTGAAGGAGCTTGAGAAAAGATAGGAACAACAGATATTGACTTATCTGATTATTATACTAAATCACAAGTAGATACTATTACAAATGGTTTAGATAATAAGATTTCTAATAATACTTTACGCATTAATAATATTACAACAAATGGTTCTATAACTCCTGAAGTTTTGAAGATTCAAAAGAATGGGGTCGATCTCCTTGATCCATGAAATGGTTCAAAAGAGGGAGTTGCAAATATTGTAGTTCCTACTTCTCTATCTGAGCTAAATCCTACCGAACAAGATATTATTGATGCTTTAGGATATAGACCTGCAGATGCAGCGCAAGCAGGCATGGGAGATATAACAGGACCTTCAAGTTCAATTGATTCAAATATTGTGTTATTTAGTGGCACTAATGGAAAAACTATTAAAGATTCTAATTATAATGTTGGATCTTTTGCAGTTAAGAATCATACACATACAGTATCACAAATTACTGATTTTCCAGAAATTCCAGAAGCTATTACAGTTGATTCAGCTTTAAGTACTACTTCAGAAAACCCTGTACAAAATAAAGTTATTACAACTCAGTTAAATAATAAAGTCAATAATGCTACTTTAAGTAGTTATGTCAAAACTGTTGATTTAAATACAACTTTAGGAAACTACTATACTACAACAGAAGTGTATACAAAAAAGCAAGTTGACGATAAAATACCTTCTTTAAATGGATATGCAACTGAAAGTTGGGTTACTGATCAAGGTTATTCTACAGAAAATACTTGGAGGCCAGTTAAAGTCGGAAGTACAACTTTAAGTGATAGTTCTACAACTCTAACTATTGCAAATGGCACTGGTATAGGATTAACACTTGCTAATGGAACTTTAACTATTACTAATAGTGCTCCTGGATCTTCATATACATTACCAGTAGCCAAAGATAATATCTTAGGAGGAATTAAGACAGGATATACGGAATCTGGAGGTGCTGAAGTAGCTATATACACTTTAGAAGATGGTACTGCTTACACCTTTCTAAGGGATACAGCAATTAAAACTGCTTTAGGTTTTACTCCAGCAAATGTTAACGATATTCCTGAAATTCCTGTAGCTCTTCCAAATCCATATGCATTAAACATTATTGCAGGAGGTTCAACTACAAGTTATACAGGATCTTCGGCATCTAGTGTTAATCTAGATAATATCTATGCAAAAAAACTACCTTCTGTAGACACTCCAGGTAAACCAGGATTGTATTTTGCCAGCAGTGGCTCTGTGAATGTAACTGAAGTATATGTTACAGAAGATAATCCTGATGCTGTTATCTTAGTAGCGAATACGGTTAATGTAACTTTCGGAGAAAACTATTATAAAATGGATGGAATTGATAGTTTATCTGGAGGAACCTATAAATGTTACTGCATAACTTATATTAGAGGTGTTGCTTTAGTTAATGGAGCAGTATATGGTAAATAGCTATGATGAAGATAATTAAAGAAATATTGTTAAAGATTATTGACGATATTGATACTGGTAATTCTAATCTTAGTCCAGAAGAGTGCGAAGAAGTAATTGAATATCTTTCTGGAATAACTAATAAGAATGAAAAACTTAGTAAATATCAAGCGTGCAATTACTTAAAGATTAGCAGAGCTACTTTTGACAATTATGTTAGAGCAAAGAAGATTCCCAAAGGACGTAAACAAATAGGATTTAAGGAATTGTTTTGATATAAGAAAGATTTAGATAAATTTATAGAGAATAATTAGTAACAAGTTACTAATTATTCACAATTGTAATCCTCTTAGGTTGAAAGACTTAAGGGGATTTTTTATTTTATAGCAACGTTATGTTTTAGATTATTTAGGCTATATCTTTGTACTGTAAGCTTACAATAAATAGATTTAATTAATTTAAAAAATAATAGAACTATGGAAGTAGTAGAAAAGAAAGAAATGGTACACAAAGATGTATATGAAAGCGGTGAAAAAGAATACGCTTCAAAAGGTGTAGCTGGTACTGGATTAGGCTTAATATACTAGGTCCTTATAATAGTAATATTATATGCAAAACTCCCTTAATTGCTGGAAACTCCAGAAATGGACAATCAGCAGCTAAGCTTAGATAGAAATATCTTTGAAAGTTCAACGACTATCTCGGAAGAGAGTAGCACTAAGTAGTGCGAAATGGGGAGCATCCAAATTGGATGAAGATATAGTCTTAACTACATGTATATATAAAGATGTAGAAGTTCATAAGAGAACTGCATAAGATTAACGACCTTATGTGAAAATATTGTAGGTATTGCTGGAACCGCATTAGGACTTTTAGCTCTTAGCGGAAGAGGTTTATTCGGACTTGGAAATACAGGTAGTGCAGCTGCTGGTGCTTTAGCTGCTGAAGCTATTACTGGTGGTCCAACGACATTCCAAGCTTGGCAACACTCTTGCAATGCTGAGTTAGCTAATCAGAAAGCTCTTTATGATTTTGCTTTACTGTCTGCAAACGCTCGTTTTAACGATCGTCAGACTATTAATGGTGAAATGTTTGGACTTTACAAGAGCCAGATCGACGCTGACTTCGGGCTGTATAAAAATCAAAGAGATCAATTCGATGTATTAGCTGATCGGATTGGTAAACTTGAAACTGCAGCTGCTGTTAATGCTGCTGTAGAGCCTTGGAGAAGCAAAGTTACTAAGATGGAGATTGCTAGTGTAGCTGGTATGGTAGGTCTTGAAGCAGAACGTAGAATGTGTGCTGACAACAAGATTGTTAACTATGCTAATAACACTTTCTATCCTATCCGTGTAGCTGCTGTAGAAGTAGGAACTGATACAGTACAACGTTCACTTTATAATCCACTTTGCCCTTGTGCAGGTTATTCAAACAGTATTCTGTTTGAGCCAACTACAACACCAGCGGCCTAGTAATTTAAAGTAAAATAAAAGATGTATCCTGTGAATCAAGTTTTCCTAGGTAATTCAGACCATCTATTATCTCAATCTGATATTACAAGTCAGATGCAAATATTAAAACAATATGAAGCCCAACTAGCACAACTGCAGAAGAAGGGAACTCTCCAGACTGATTTAATATGAGATGATATAGATAAAGAGATGAGTTCTTTAACAGAAAGTCAAAAAGCTAGATTTTTTGAAGATCAAGAATATTCAGAAATTACAGCTTCATTACAACAAATGGTGCAAGTAGAATTACTCAATTTAGTAAAAGCCAAAATTGAAAGTAATTCAGAGGGTAAGGACTTATTACAAAGACAGCTAAAATTAGTTAAGAAGTTAAAGAACAAGATAGTAGAAGAGACAGATAATGAGATGGCTATCTTTAAAAAGTTCCGCGAATTCTCTAAAGATAACCCAGGTTTAACTTATGAAGAATTTATTAAACAATGGCGCAGCACGTAGATGTAATAATGACTAGACTTAATAATTTTGTTGATAAACAATTAACTTCATTGTCGCAAAGCAATCCAATGATGGCATTTGCTAAGCCTTTGATAACTAGAGTAATTGACAACAATGCTTATAAAGTTGAAGGAATGTTAAAACAAATCGCTGACAAAGATGGTATGGTTGACGTTAATGGTATATTATCTGAAATGATTGATAATGTAATTAACACTAAACCTTTCAAAGTCAATAGTGGATTTCTAGGAGAACTTGAAATCGGGAGCGGAAAAATAAAGATGAATTTACCACTCGTAAATCGAGCGTTAGTTTTAAGTCATCAAGATTTAATTGAATTAAAAGATATGCTAAATCAATAGATAGAGAGGAGTGACAGAAATGTCACTCCTTTTCTGTTTATATACAATAAATTAGATAAAAATTTGTTTATTTGTTAAATAATCTATAACTTTGCAAATACAAATTAAAAATATGAATTAATATGAATAAAACTAAAATGAAAAAAATTGATTTAAATGTAGCTACTCGATTAATGTTACTGATGAATTTTCCTGAGCAAGGTTCTGTAACTGAAATGATTTCAAAAAGAAATGTTCGGAAAAAGATTGACTTTTCAAGTGAAGAAGTTGAAGCATTGAAGATTGAGAATAAAGATGGTAGAATTGTGTGGTCTCCTGAAAAGGAACTATTAACAGTTGAATTTACAGACAGCGAAATTGGATTCTTAAAGTCAATTATTGAAAAGCTTGATAAAGCTGGATCTATTACTGATAATATTTTAGACTTTGTAGAAGCTGTTCAAAGTGAGAATTAATATAAAATTTATTCCATTTTATTTGGAAATTAGAAATTTATATATTATATTTGCTGCGAATATTAAAACGCATTAATAATCAATTAATAAGGAAAAATAAGAATTATGATTATCGACGGACAAAATCATTGGGATGATCTGCTAGAACCAGATAATTCTAATACAAACACTAATCTCGAAGGAGATGCAAACCCTGATAACCAAAATGAACCAACTCCTGAACCAATCTTTGATAATACTAACTCAGATCCTGAACCAAAAAATGAGGATCTTGATGTGTTTAGTGAATTCTTAAAGGGTAGAGGTTTAAGAGATGGAAAAACATTAATTTATCAGGATGAAGAAGGTAATGAACAAGAAGTAGATTTCAATACTTTAGATAGGGAAGAACAACTAAATATTTTAAATGAATTAGCAAAACCTGACTTAACTGAAGATGAAGTTCATACTATTGAGTACCTTCGTAACAACAATCTTACGATTCAAGATGTTGTTGAATACTATTCTCAAAAAGCAGTACAGGACTACATTAATCAGAATGGACCTGTTAATAAAGCTTATTCTGTAGATGACTACTCTGATGAAGAATTGTATATTGCTGATCTTAAATCTAAGTTTGAAGGTATGACTGAAGAAGAAATTCAGGCAGATTTAGACTTAGCAAAGAGTAATGAAGACTTATTTAAGAAAAAGGTAGAGACAATTCGAAACCAATATAAAGCACAAGAAGATAAAGCAGTAGAAGATGCACAAAGAGCTCAAGAGGAACAGTATAACGCATTTAAATCAACACTTGAGGAACAGTTAGTAAATTTCAATGAAATCTCTCTTGACTATCAAGATGAAAAATCTGATAGTTTACAAATTGAAGATCACGATAAACAAGAGATCTTTAGTTATATTCTAGATCAAGATGAAAATGGAGCTAGCCAGTTCTTTAAAGATTTAAATGATCCACAAGTTCTTGTAGAGCTTGCTTGGTATCGTCTCTTTGGTAAAGATGCTATTTCAGGTATTTCTCAGTATTATAAGAGTTTAATTAAGGAAACTAGGAAGCCCGCAGCTCCTAAGAATGAGCCTCCTAAACCTTCAACTGTAATACCTACTAATGAAGAGAAAAATAAATCAAATCCAGATAAATCAATCGCGTCATTATGAGATGACGAATTATAAATAAACAATTAAATTAAACAATATGAGAATTTCTAGTTTTAGTACAGTACGTCCTCAGATGAGTTCAACTCGTACATATGAGGATTTTTACAAATTTTTAGGTGAAAAACCTGCACGTCTTGGTATTGTATCATCACTTTATGAGCAGTATACCGCATCGTACCTTACTGAATCTCTGATGAATATATATACAATGGAAAAAGACAAGAAAAATAGTTTCCAAAGTATTAATTCATTTATGGTAGAGTGGGACATTAATGTAGGATTTATTAAGAGAATTCCTTTCCTACAGGTTCCTGATGGCGATGGTGCTCAGGGTACTGATATCATCTTCCACTTCCCTGAAAATTATTATCAGAGAAATGACGTAATGATCATCGAAGGATCACGTCAGCAAGTTATCTTCCTGTCACGTCCTGTTCGTAGATCAGATAGAGACTGGGAGATTGTAGGTAAACTACAAGATTCAGATTACAATGCTACTCTTGATGTTGAATTCTGCCAGCCAGGTATGAAGACTCGTTTCTTAACGAACTATCAGCCTGAAATGCATGAGGAAGGATACGTTAAGTATCAGTCAAATGTTGAAAAGCATCGTACATTTATTGCAACACACCGTGCAGATGTAGACTACACTGCTAAGTATCGTGCAATGGAGGACGTTTTCATTCAGATTGGTAAAGGAACAGAAAGTGATCCTGTTTACAAAATGAATGCTGCAGAAAAAGATTGTCTTGATAGCTTCATGGCTGCTCGTGCAAATGCACTGCTTTGGGGTAAGACTAACGTAGATAAGAATGGTAAACCTAAGATCTTTGATCCTGAAACAGGTGAGCCTATTATCTCTGGCGATGGTATTATTCCTCAGATTGAGCGTTTCGCAGGTAAATATGTGTATTCAAAGATGACTAATAAAGTTATGAATACCGCTATCCTTGCCATGATCGCTAAATCAAATAATCCTACTGGCAATAAATATATCTTTATTTGCAATACTCCTATGTGGGCTGAAATTCAAGATAGTCTGTCAGGATATCTTCGTGACTGGAAGACTGTTGGTACATTCATGTTCTCTAAGGGTGCTAATGATTATATCAAAGTTGGTGCAACCTATAACTCATACGAGTATGCAGGTAATACTGTAACTTTCAAAGTTGACCGTGCTCTTGATATCGAATTCCCTGAGAAGAAATATGGTATCTTCCTTGATCTGACTGCTGATGCTGCTAGTGGAAAACCCGCTATTGCAATGTTCACATTCAAGAACAATGAGTTCTGCCATAACTGGTTAGAGGGTGTTGGTCGTAGAAGTGGACGTGAAAGTGGTCCTGTTGCAAGCCCAGTAGCTGCAACTAAACTTATTGACTGGGGTTATGCTGGTGTTGGTGTATTCAACCCATATCGTAGCTTTATCTTAGTTAGTGAAAAGTAATATAAAAAGATAGAATAGAATATTAGTAGGCTTCTCCTTCGGGAGAAGTCTACAAAATATTTAAAACTTAGATATCATTATTTGGTATAGATAAATTTAATAAGAATAAATATGAATAATATAGTAACTTTAAGAAATGTATATGGTAAGGAAAAAGCACATTGCTTTATTAATCCTTTAAAACAAGCAAATGGTTCAAACTATCCTTTTGTAAAAAGAGTTCGTCAGGTAGACGCTAGTGGAGATACAGAAATGATCTTAAGTGAAGCAGAAATTAATAGTCCTAATAGTAATTACTTTATTAAGGAAGATGAACGAATAGAGATTTATGATGGTAAAACGTTTGATTTAGATAATCCTCTAGAAAGAAATATTTGGACTTGCATTAAAGATTCATTCTTAATTGCACCTGAAAGAGATTCTAAAGATTCAAAAGGTAATCTTTTAATTGACGGAGGTCCAAAACGTTATGGTCAAGCTGAATTCTATGTAGAAAGACCTGGAGTTGAATCTGAAAAACGTATCGAACGTATGAAGCTTGTAACAAAAGCGTTCACTTATATTGAACAAGATTCTGCTAAAGGAAGACTTACCAAAACAAGGTTACTTGGCAAATCAATGAGAAATGCTCCTGACTCAGATGTTCAGGACTATTTATATCAAAGAGCGGAAAAAGATCCAATGGTTGTTATTGACCTTTATACAGGATCAGATACAGCACTTAAACTGCTGCTTATTGACGCAAAAGAACAACGTGTTATCAACCTTCAAAGTGGAGTTTGGATGTATGGGGATGTTCGTCTAGGTACAACTGACGAATCTATCTTACTCTTCTTGAAGATTCCTGCAAATAAAACTATCTACGAGGGTATTACATTAGAGACATACCCTGATCTTCAGAAACTAAGTTTAAAAGAAACAGTAGAGGAAAAGGCTGAAGATAAAGCTGAGGAAAAAGTTGAAAAGACGGAAAAGAAGAAAAGCAATAAATAACAATATATAATGACTATTAGACAAGCATATGAATACATTTTAGTTGAATGCAACAAGGTGAAAGCTCCTCAAGTTTTACTTGAGGACTTCATATACTTGTTTAATAAAGCAATTCAACAATATATAAATAGTGTATATAATAGAAGTGAGTACAATCAACAAAGTTCAGATGACTTAGGATTTTTACAAACTACATCAGTAATTAAAGTAGGTAAAATTGCTCCAAGACAGGAATTTAATGATACTGTTTGAGAGCTACAACTTCCTAAAGATTACTTACATATGTTGAATTGTATTGCAGAATTTACAGGTAGTGATTCAAATAAATCTAGATGTGGAAATGGAGTGCAAAGAACTATTACTTCAACATGTCAAAGATTAACTGCAGATCTTTATGCAGGTATTATTAATAATTATTATATGAAACCTTCACATAAGAAGCCATATTATTATATTATTAATAGAAATGAAAAAGATCAACCAGTAACAAATCCTGTTATGGATAATGAAATTAAAGAAGGTAGTTATCGTCCTAATTATATTAAAACAGAGGATGGAAAATATCGATTTTATGCATTAAAAGAACCATATAAAAGGATTGTAAATCAATCTTCTGTAAATTTGGAAATACATAGTGGCGATTCGAATTGAAGTTTAAATAATGTATATATTACTTATGTAAAAGCTCCTATGTATGTTTCCATGACTCAGGATGATGTATTATTACCAGAAGATAATACTCAAACCTTGGAATTTCCAGACTATGTTTGTTACGAGATTATTAATATCGTAACTAGACTATTATTAGAGAATGCAGGTGATCCAAGATTACAAACAAACGTTCCTATTAATCAGACTATAGCCGTACCTGGAAATAAATAAATTTATTAACTTAAAAATTAGAAAACTATGTTTGATTTTCAAAAAGAAGTAATAATCAATTCAAATGTACTTGAAGATGGTGTAACTCCTCGTTTCAAGGCAATGACTGGAGCTGTAAATCTATTTCGTGTACTTCGTTGTGCAGATTATAGAAAAGAAGGTCTAATTGATGGAGTTGTTTATAAAACAATGTACAACAAAGGAGTTGCTCCTTCAGTTATACTTAATGTTCCAACAAACGATGGTATTTATCGTGTAATTGTAGGTTTTAGTTTAGATGGAAAATATCTTTCAGACTATGCTTATCCCTGGTATAAGTTTGGTAAGCCAATTATGGCTGAATTCGAACTTGATGCTAGCAATCTTGCTGATGCTCAGGAAATTATGATTAAAGCTATCGAAATGGCGATTCCTGAAAATTATAGATTTGCACGTGTTACAAAAGTTGATACTAATAAAGTAAAAATTAGTGGAATTGATTCACATCAGACTATTAAAGTAGCTGAATTACAACTTGCAGATAACAACGGATGTCCTGCAGATGCTTGCAACGAATGGACGTATGTTACAGTATTTGATGCACTTTCTAAAGCTAACCGCAAAGATAGCTATGTTCCTAATGAAATGGAAGTTGGTACAGCCGCATGGATTCAGGAGAATCTTCGATTCCCAAGTTATCCTAATCTTCGGTATGATGCTTTAAATGAAGAGGAGTATCCTGTTAAGGGTGGACTCTATGTTCAATATTCTTTTGGATATTGCTCACCTCGTAAAGGTCTTCATGGACAGGGAACTGTAGGTCAGGCTCTAAAGTCAATTACTACCCATACTTTCTATGTATTGAGTTCTCTTGCTGATGAGTTTGAAAAAGCAATTACGGATGCCTTTGGTCCAGAAGTTATTGTAGACATTCCAGATGCACTTTTCAAAATTACAATTCTAAATGATGCTGATCTAACTGTTGCAGACATTGATGCTGGAAAAGTTTCTATTAAGCAAACTATTTCAGGTCCTGCAATTAGTGGCGATGTTACAAAAGATGTTACGTATGCTGTAGAAAACGCTGATGGTAAATACGAAATTGGTAAAACATCAGGTCTATTATCTGTTGTTTCAGAAAAAACTGCAAAAGTAGGTGATGTACTTAAAGTTACTGTTTCTTATTATGGCTCAGAAGCCTCGAAAGAATTCACGGTAATCGCGTAATTCTTCAATATATAAAAGTGTTTAGAGAAGGCAGGGCGGGGTATTTCCCTGTCCTGCCTTTAATTTTTTAAACTGAAGTTTATGACAATAGAACAAATAGCAAGTGCTGTATATAATAATACAGTAACTGGATTAGCTGGAATTACTTCAAATCCCAAAATATCTGTAGAACAACTTCAGGATGAAGTAGTAGCTGAACGTAATCAGATAATGAGAGAATTTCTTTTAAAAGGACTTTTAACTTTAGACGAATTATTTTTAGCAATTAATTGTATTGAAGTTGATTGTGATTATATGTCAAAATGTTGTGATTTACAAGTTGGAGAAAAAGCATTACATTTTGAAATCCCACCAATTATTTATATAAATGGAATTGATACAATAAGATTTGTTGGCAGTATAGATAGGCATACTCGTTATAATATTTATACAGATGAAACTTATAGATTTCATAAGTATAGGAAAAATAAGCCAGGAAGTCCATATGTTTATATAGATACTGCAATTAATTCTAATGGTAATATGGATGGATATATTTTTAATGTTCCTTTTGTAAAATATATATCTGTAATTGCACTATTCTTAGATCCAAGAAAGCTTTTAGAATGAGATTGTTGTTCTGAAAATCCTGAAGTATATCTAGATTGTGGAATTCTATCTGATGAAATTATTAAAAGAATGACTGAGAAATATATTCGCTGGTATCGTCAACTTGCAGCTCCTGTCACTCCTAACGATCAAACTCCTAAATAGTTATGAAGTTAAATAATATAAATTCTGTATATTCTCTTGCTAATATATTATACGGGGTTACAATAAATCCTGATAATTTTGAGGATATAGTTTTAAATGGTTTACAGTTAATAGGTAACAAACATTCTAGAATGTATAGATATGTAGGAGATACTACAAACAGAATACTAGAATTACCTTGTAATTTATCTTTTATAGAATCTGTGACAATTCCATTTGAAGACTTTCAATCTACTTCAGATACTAGTATTTTTCCATTAGTTCAAAATGCTTATTATGAAAGATATAATGAAGCTTGAAAATGAAATAAAGATCCTTTATATCAATCAGGAAAACTATTAAATTATAATGAGATAAATAATGCATTAGAGTTTGATAGAGATTATTCGAATGTATCTGTACTGTATCATGGTGTAATTGTAGATGATGACGGACTTCCACTTATAACAGATAAAGAATTAACTGCATTAGCTGCATATGCAGCATATATTGATTTATATAAAAAGAGTCTTGTATTAAGAGATGGCAATTCTTTTCAAATGGCTCAAGTAGTTAAACAAGAATGATTAAGAGCTTGTAGTGATGCCAGAGTTCCTGAACATATCTCGCAAAATGAAATGAATGAGATTCTTGATGCTCGTACACGTTGGGATAGAAAGCAATATAAGAAATCATTTAAACCTGTTAACTAATGAATAAAAAAATGTTTCCTCATGGTTTTAACTCTAGGGAACTATATAATGGGTTAAATCCTAAGTTATTAAAAGGAAGATGAGTAAAAAATAGATATAAAGATCGTAAGAATCTAGCTGCTAAGATTTTTGATGACTGTTTTTATGAGATCTTATTGGATATTATAAATAATAATGTTACCTTTGTACTACCTCTGCGTTTTGGGAATTATGGAGAAATTTCTATGAAACAAATTGCAGATGAAGACTTTAAACAAGCATATAGAAGAGGTAAATTTAATAATATTGATTTTGTATTATCTCAATTTACAGGAAACCAGCTAGTATATAGATATATGAAGCATAATAAAGAAACTATGGAAAAACCAATCTATGTTGATAAATATCTTAAAAAACTCATAGATCAATATACTGAAGAAGCAAAAGTGTACTATTAATTATGATTAAAGAATTAGACGATTATTTAGGTATTATACAAGAAAAATATCCAAAGATCTCAAAAGATGAGTTAAAAAGAGTTATAGAACACGGTTTTAGTAGTTTTCATTTATTAGCTAAAAGTGGAGCAGATGTAGTTTTAGGAAATCATAACTATACTGCTTTTTGTGGAAAGATGTTTTTTGATGATTATAAAAGAGTTAGATATAATAATATTAAACATCGTATTAAATTAAGACTGAAATATAAGTACGCTCAAGAAGTATATAACGGAGCGTACTATTTCGGTCTAACTGAAGCTGAGTGAGAATTTTATAAAACTCAGATAACTTCAAAGCGTAGATCTAAAATAAAGTTTAGAGATTTGAAGTTATATAAAATACAAGAAGAGTGTTATTTAGATAGATCTAGAACACATTTCTTTAAATTATACTATCCAATTGATGTTGGATGGACATTTTTAAAAAGTGAAATCACAACAAGAAACTTTGAATATATAGCATATAGAGATGTAAAAAATAAAATAATAATGATTTAATATGGCAAAAGAAGAAATAATAGGGTCTCCTAGAAGAAATTTAGTTTTTGAAACTAGTGGGGTAATAAGAGTAAAAGTTGGAGATAAATATTATAAGTTAAATTATGATAAAGAAACAACTGATGATGAAGACGAAGAATCTATAGAGTCTAAAATTATAATTGTAGACGATATATTATTATATGAGACAGGGCAGTATGAATATCCTGGAGATAGAAAAATAATCTTTGCATTAAACGGAGGAATTTATTATACATTAGATAATAGTTATTTTAGTTTTAGTGATTCTCAAAATTCAGATGCTTCTCTTGAAGGGAATATAATATTTGATAATACTGTAATATTTAATGGAACCCCTCCATTTAAATTAAGTAGTTCAGAAGTTATAAGTAATCTTAATGCACAGTTTATTGATGGGCATAGTTGAAATGATATTCAAGCATTATTAAATAAACAGAACATCTCTTTTAATACATTAGAAACTACAGATGGAAAATTTATAGCTGAAGATGGGAAAGTTACATGTAATACAGTAGTTTGTAGTAATGCTAATATTAAAAAACTTAGTTTTGAAACTCTTTCTGGAAATATCTCAATTGGAGGAAATATAAGTGTTACAGCAAGCGAGCTAGATATTGATGGAAATCTATATGATCTTGGAATAAATATTTTACAGCTTCTATATAAATTATATTCTGTAAAAGGAATAAATACTAGTAAGACTACATTCGTTGAGTTTGCTAAAGATCTTGTAAAATCTGTAAATACAAGTTATAATTGACAAACTCCATCAACATATACCTCTCATCAATTAGATTTTGATAAACAACTTTTATCAGAATCTTTTTATTGGGAGCCAATAAACATTGAATCTTGAAAGAATATTTCGTGCATACCATTATCTGTTGCAGATAATTATTATATAGATCCTGAAGAAATTACAGAAGATACAGAAGATACAGAAATTACTGAAAGTGCAGAAAATATTGCACGTTCATCTAATCTATACAATGAGATTATAACAAAAATTTACATTATTCCAGAGGAAAATAAATCTACATTTAATGGTGTCGTTTTAAAATTATATATAGATTCAGGATTTGTTACTCCTGGTACAGAGGGAGAATTAATTATAAATGAATACAAAAAAGATACATCTGAGGAGATTGAGAATATTAGTGCAAAGTTCATAGTCACAGGTATTAATAATGACGAAATATATGTACATACTACATACATTTCAGATAAAGCAAGCTTTCTAGCTCTTTCTTCAGAATCTATTGGGTTGTATGCATATTCAGAAGCTGAGAATCTAACTTCAGATACTGAAGAACAACCGTTTACCTCAATTAATGTACAATATTATCAAGAGCCTGAAGAAACTTCAGAGTATTATAATATTATACTAGAAACTAATCCTGAATCTATCGGTTTTTATCAAACTAGTAATACAGTTATTGGAAATTTATCTGTAATATCAGACGATATACTAAATCCTTCTGGAATAGGGATTTATAGTGATAACTGTTATTTAAATAACCCAACTATATGCCTATACAATAGTGCTGAACAAAAGAGTTATCTTAAAATATCTGCTTTAGGAACATCATTCGTTGGAATAAACGATGCTCAAGAAAATTGAATTAGTATCGAAAATACAGGCAAATGTAGTTTGAAGAGAGGCAATCTATATAATATTAATAACTATGATACTTTTTGTAAGTTTGGGCCTTTAGTTGTATATGAAGACGGTTCTGCAACTTTAGGAAGTGGAGATACTCAAATTACTATATCTGCATCTGGAGAAGTTAAGATTCCTTCTGCAGCAATAACTACATAATAACTATGAAGAACAAATTAAATCAAATAAATCAGTTTAATGGAGGAATGATAAAGGATATAGAACCATTAATGGTTCCAAATACTGTAATGACTGATTGTTTAAACGGCACTTTAATTACTTATAATGGTAATGAATTTGCCTTACAAAACGATATGGGTAATTATGGGTTTAAAAATGGAGCTTTGAGTAATGGTTTTGTTCCTGTTGGAATGAAAGAACACCAAGGAGTATTATATATTATTTCATATAATCCAATTGACGACAAAGTAGAAATTGGAAGTTTTCCATCACAACAAACAATCTTTACCCCAATTGTAGATAATAAGGATGCTACAATTGAGGATATTATTATTGATAAAACATCTTTATATAAAGATTTAGAAGGTGAAACTAAAATCATACTTCTTAGTAAAGATTCTAATTTTTATTTAAATCCAGGAGATAAGTATCTTCTTATATATGAAAATTTAGATGAATATTCCTTTAAGGAAGCACTTGAACAGTTAAACAATAAATACTATAGACACTTAGTTCCTTATATTCTTACAGATGAAAATAAATTGTATAATATAGATGGGCTTCTTGAATTACAAGTCGATAAATCCACAACTAATAGAAGTGATTGGATTCCTGTATCTTGGGATATTCCTGGTTGGCTTGCTGTAAAGTTTAGTATTACGGTTCCAGAACAATTTAATATATATTTTGATAAAAGTAAGATATATGTAGATAATAGTGATTCAAATGCTATAAAAGTTTATCCAGGCGGAGATCTTAGAGTACAAACTTATTGGAATCTTGTAAATTATGCTGATGGAGATTTAGATAAGATTCAAAATAATTTAGTATATTTTTTACATGATTATGATACTTTAGATGAAAAAAATATAAGTAAATTATCTCCAATAAGTCTAGAGCCTAATCAATTAATATCTTATAATAATTTCCAGTCTATAATATTTAATACTATTGAGGCAAAAACGCTTGGAAACTACAAATATATTACTCCCGCATTATTAGTTGAAAATGAAGGTAAGAAAAATTATATAATATATAGTCAATTTACACAAACAATTTCTAGAGATCCTATAACAATAGATCCTAATGAAATACACTTTGGAAGAAATTATTTTAAATATTTTGTAGGAGATAATTCTCTAACAATGCTTACTTCTTGAGAAAGTTTTCCTGGAGTTAGCCTTGAATATAAGTTAGAAAGATATTCTACTTCAGATTCAGACAACCCCTATACTGCTATTGATTGGACTTCGGTTTCTGGTATAATAAGTAATGGAACTATTATTATAGATATACCCTTTTCTGAAAATAATGAAGACATAGCAGAGTATGATACTACTCAAACTGGAGAACCTAAGATAAAAAAAGTTAATTTTAATAAAGAGGATATATACTTTCTAAGTCTTCGTTATGTTATTAATATTGAATCTGGAAATCCTATTAGAGGAGATATAGAACCTGCCGAAAATAGAATTTATGCCACAGAACTTGTAAATAGGTGATATTATGTTAAAGATAACTTTAAGGATATTACAGGACAAGACCTTGTAAATTACTTTGCTGATTATATAAAACTCGAACTTAATTCAGGTAATTATGCGTTTACAGAAACTGCTTTTCTAAAACGAAGAGGTAATGAAGATTCAAAAGATGAAAAAATAAATAATTATTCATTTGATTCTAGTGACTATTTTAGTGAAATTAAATTAGTATATCCAGAACCTCCTGGAGAAACGTATGATACTTCTAAGATTGGAATTAAGACTATATTTAAACAAGGCAATACATATTCTATTAAAAAGGTAGGAAACTCTGAAGTATATACTATATCTGTTCCAAAAGACCAAAATGGAGATGACGGTAGATTATGAAGATGAATCACTTCTAAAGGCGTTACTGTTAACAATGGCAAGGCTATAGATTCTAAAGGCAATACTTATACACTACTCTTTAATAAAATAGATGGATCTTTTTCATTTGATTTGTTTAATACTTTTACAGTTACAAATACTGAATATAATATTGTAAAAGAAATCAGTAGTAGTGATAAATATTTATATGAATATCATCCTATTGGAAAAACTAAAACTAAAGTTACAGATAAAGACGATACTCATACAATAGAATATAGACCTGAATATGTAGAATTTAGAAAAGACGGTTCTGGAAGAGATAAATGATCAATGTGTTTCTGGTGGAAAGAGGTAGGTCCTTTTACTATTAGGTTTGAAAACAATAAGTTGTATTATGGTGAGAATACAGAAGAATTCACTCCAGAAAAGAACTGACCTAGTGTTCTTGGAGATTTAAATATTTCAAGTGGAACTAATTGGCATAGAACAGATTGAAAACCAGATGGCCATTCTGCAACTAGTACAAAAAGTTATGCAGATGATTATGGATTTAATATATATAATTTCTATAATGCAAAATATAGTAATGATAGTAGCTATTCTGGAGATTCTGGTTTCTTTGGCAGATACGGATCTGCAAATAATTTCTGTCTTGCAATGTCATATGAAACAAAAAATTCATGACCTTGTATATATTACTGTGCTAATAAGGCGCCTTCAGAGAAAGATGCTTCTTATATTTCTAAAACTTGTATGTATTCCTATCTTATGATGATATACTGTTTAAGATATTGTATGTCTTCTAAAAATAATATAATTTATTATTCTTTATATAACTATGGAGAATCTCTTATAAATCCAGTATATATAAAAACTATTAATCTTTCTGGAACATATGATTGAAAATATTTCATGGATGAGGGAGTTGACATTCCAGATGAAATAGATTCAATATTTAATGGAGTATCTTTTGCAGACAATAATGTGATATCTACAAATACAAATGTCAATTTTAATTGTATAGTTACTCCTGATGAATCTTTTAAATATGAACTCCAAAGGTTAATAGATAATAAGAATAGTGATGTAAGAATTAAAGTAGATGAATTAGAAAGACAGCCAAATATAAAAAGTGGGGACCTGTATCTTATTCATGAGTATAATGAGAATGCAAATAAAGTGAAATTAACTAATGCTATAAAAAGTATAGTGTTTACAGATCAAGTAAGATCTAATATGGATGCTACTTTAGAATTGTTTATGAGAGAGACAGATAATAATACGCGTTCTGTAGCAAGAGAGTTTATTTCTAATATATATGATGACGGGCAATAATGGATATAAAACTGAAAGTAAAAAAGTACAAGGATACTGGAGATATTGCTTGAGAGTATAATCCTTTACGTAATTTAAAAAAATCTGATGATCAGATTGATGATTTTACAGTAAGTAATTCTCAATTAAAATTAGATCTAGAAAATCCTATAGACATAGAATGTCAAAGTTCTTATGATGGAAGTACAAATTTAATATTCAACGATGATAAAAATCCTCCTAGAATAATAAATACTAGAGTAGCGTTATTAGAAAATAATAGATATAAAATTATAAATCGAAACCAAATTAAACAATCTAATTTATATACAGAAAATGAATTAGATCAACAAACTAGGTTATTTAGAAACGTTACTAGAATTCCAAAGATTCAATTTAAAAATGTAGATTACTTTGGAACTCTCAAAGGAGGGAATTATATATTTTATATAAAATATTCTGATAGTGACTATAATGAAACTGATATTGTTGCTGAATCAGGAATAGTGTCTGTATTTAAAGGAGATTTATCAAATCCTAAGACTTGTGTTGGAGCTTATATGGATGAACGTACTGATAAATCTATAATACTTTATCTTAAGAATATAGATACGTCTTTTAGTTATATAAATATATATTATAGTAGAACAAGTTGTGATGTAAATGGTATTTCTAAAACAGATTTTCATAAAATAAAAAAGACTTATGAAATAACTGATGTCAATCAAACAATAACCATTAATGGATTTGAAGAACTTGAAGACATAACTGCAGAAGATTTAAATATACAATATAACTATGTAGAGTCTGTAAAAAGTCAGGCACAAGTTCAAAATAGATTATTCTTTGCAAATGTTTCAAAACTTAAAGAAGACTCTGCTATTTTAAGTAATCTTGCGTTATATATTAATGTAGAAGAATGTCAAGAACATGATATAGGATATATTACAGATACATATGGAATTTATAAAGGAGATATTACTGCTGCAGAATACTATTCTCCATATAATATATATTATAGACTTGGGTATTTTCCTGGGGAGATTTATAGGCTAGGAGTAGTATTTATATATAATGATGAGCATTTATCTCCTGTATATAATCTTAGAGGTATTGATTTTAATCTTTCAACTTATCATTTTAAAGAAAAAGGGGATAATAGAGAGATAATATCAAGTAATAAATGTAATTATGATTATAATATAGACTTAAGAGATCCTGAAACTATAGAAAATAAAGATTTTATATCTTTAGAAACTTTAGAAAATACAAGAGGAGTATTTAGATTCACTAAAGATAAGACTATTATTGATCATGACGGAAAATCTGTGAAGCCATTGGGATTAAAAATTAGAATCCCTGAATTTGTAATTAATAAACTTAAAGAACTGAATATTAAGGGATACTACTTTGTTAGGCAACAGCGTATTCCAACATTTTTATTCTCTGGGTTATCTATAGGAGTTGACACTGTAAGTGGAGTTCCTTGTCTTGATCTTTCTGAAGGAGGCCAAAATCCAAAGCTTGTAACAGAATCTTTTGTAAATAAAAATAAGGTATTGATTAACGATTATGATTCAAAACTTATATATAGTAACAATTGTAGCTATTCAGGATTATTATCAGCAGATGTTAAGTGTGATAAGCAAATGCAATCTCTACTTAACTCAGATAGATATAAATTAGTAGAAGCATACAAGTTTAATCAATATAACGCATCAGGAAGAAGTTATACCTTAGATTTAACAAATGTTGAAAGTACAAATGCAGAAACAACAAGCGAACTTTTATATATAGACTCGGATATTCCTCAGAAAATTATTAATGATAATATCTTTTGTACTAGAGCAGGAATGCAAGAAGAAATTAAACAACAAACCTGTTTTGGAAAAGAGGATATGGAATCAAGCGATGCTCAATTAGTTAGAGGAGTATTTACTGATTTTGTAGGATGTAATACTTTACTTAGTAAATCATCATTATATAATGTTTATATAAAAAATTACTCCGAAACATTTAATAAGGAATATTTTCAAATAGGAATCGATGATAATTCTCCTTACTTTGCAGTATCTGATAGATATGCTACAGATACTAGTATGATAAAAGACAAGGATATTACAGATTGTACTACTAATTATAAAGACGAAGAAGGTAATTCTATAGAATTTAATTGAAGCGTCATTCCAATATTATATCGTGGGGATTGCTTTACTTATACAACTACCATTAGATTACATAGAAATTTCACTTCTCAAACAGTTCCTACAAATGATACAATAGTAGATTTTAATACTTGAAAAGATAATTTTAAAGGTATTAGAAATACTGAAAACTGGGATGATATAAATATTGGAGATATTAATGCAGTAGCTATTGGAAGTTGAATAACATTTAAAGGATTATCTAATAATAATATTTCTCTTAGAAGCATTGATGAGTTTAATACAGAAGAAATTGCATTAATGGGAAATCCAAGAGGATTTTATCCTATACAAGGTATGTCTACTAAATCTTCTGCTAAAATTCCAGAAAGTAACTTATATAATAGAGGATATAGTACTACTCTAGGATTTAAAAGAAATTATAAGCACATAGATGTACCTTATGAAGTTGACGAGTTTGATACTCGTATAATGTTTAGTGATATTCAGGTAGATGGAAACTTTAAGAACTCATATAAGGTATTCCAAGGATTATCATATGAAGATTTAGATAGACAATATGGAGGTATAGTAAAAATTCTTCCTTGAGGAGGAAATCTATTAACTGTATTTGAGCACGCTATAGCTATTGTTCCAATAAATGAAAAAGCTCTTATTCAAACTACTACTGGGCAAAATATTCATATGTATGGATCTGGAGTATTACAAAAGCAAATGACAATTATATCTGATATGTATGGTTCTATATGAAAAGACTCTATTATAAGAACTCCTAGAGCAGTATATGGTGTTGATACATATGCTAAGAAAATTTGGAGATTTTCTGATAGAGGTCTTGAACTTATATCTGATTTTACGATTCAAAGATTCCTTAATGATGAAATAAATCTTAAGGAACTTGAAAAAACAGTAGCATTAGGAACAAGAAATGTTAAAACTCACTTTAATGCTTATAAAAATGATGTTATGTTCACTTTTTATAATGATGATAAAATTTGGAATATATGTTATAATGAAGTACGTAGCATGTGAGTTACTAGATATTCGTGAGTTCCTTTATTATCAGAAAATATAAATAATACATATTTTAGTTTTGATTTGCTTAAGAGTAAAATATTTAGTATAATAAGTAATAATCTTCGAAAAACTGATGATCTTGTAAAGGTAGGAGAAGAATGAACTGGAAAATATGTTACTTCTGATAGAGAATACTCAAAGTTTACTTTCACAGTTGATGGATATGATGGATATAATATTAATAGTGTTGTTATAAAAGGATATTACTGAGATGAAGATGAAATAAAAACTGATTCACTTATTGAATGCAAAGCAAATGAAGAAACCTGGCTTATGGATGAAGTAAGTGAGAATTGGGTTGAAATTAAAAATAAAAATGTTGGAAATGCTATAGATGCTGAATCAGAAGAGGATCGTCAGAAAATAATCTATGCTAATTATCTTGAACAGAAGGATGCGGCTCCGTTTTCAATAGAATTTAAAGATCTATACAGAAAAGAAGACAGAGGCTATTTATATTATACTATTGAAGTAAAATATACTCCATATGTTGTAACTTCATCAGAAGATAATCCTTCTGAAGATGAGAGTGGAAACCTTATGAGTAATTGTATTGTTTTTGGAATTGAACGGTCGTATACAGCTGGAGCTATTATTCCTTATGAAGCGCTAAAAGAATTCGACATGCTGAAATATCAAGATGATTGAAATAAGGCACTATTATATAATATTTTCGTACACGGTAGAAGTAACATTATTGATGAGATAAATTATTTTGATAGTGATGAAACAAATCAAATATTACCTACTAAATGATATAATAAACAGGAACCTTTTGAGTTTGAATTTATAGTTAATGAACCAAAAGGAATTCATAAAATATTTGACAATTTAGTAATAATATCTAATAATGTTGAACCAAATTCTATTGAAATAGAAATTACTGGAGATGTATATGAATTTAGTAAAAGAGCTATTTATAGAAATAAAACTTTTAATAAAAATGAATCTACAAATGCTAATTTCCCAGAAATCTATTTAGATAAAGAATCTAAAGGATATAAAACAGAAGTTACATGAGATCCAATTCGAAATGAATATTACTTAAATGTACATGCAGATTGTTTAAATATAAAAGAATATGGAAGACGATTAGGTAATATATACTATAGTGAAGATTCTTGGTATTTCCAAGTACAACCAATATATTATGAACAAACAAACTCTAATGATTTTGAATCTCCATTAAAGGCAACTAAAGTTCGAGATAAATATGCAAGAATTAGAGTTAAATATAAAGGTGATAAACTTGTTATTATTACTGCATTACAAACATTAATGACTCAAAGTTATGCATAAAAGAATAAAGAAAATGGAAACAGGAGCTAGCATTGGAAATATTATCGATCTAGATATGATGAAACAACTTGGTCTTAGATTAGGAGATTATAATACATTTATGAATACTTCTACGAATAAGATCAAATCTGATATTGGAAACTTTAAAAGCTCAGGATTTGATTTAACTAATAAAAATCCTTTTTCAAATGCAAAAGGTATATTTTCTCAGAATACTGTTAATAGTGTTAATAATTGACAAAATAATACATTTGGTGGAGCTAAGATAGTAAATAATCTAAATGGCAAATTTGGAGGAGCCTTTCAAATGGGAGACCAGTTAATTGGAAATCTTAATACAGCCCTTGTGGGAAATGAGAAAACTGGATCTACTGCTCAAGTAATGTCTGGAGTTAAAGACATAGGACACAATGTAGTAAGTCAATTTAATCCTATGGGTGGAATGATTAATACTGGAGCTAAGACTATAGGAAATCTTATTGGAGGAACTAAAGATCGTGTTGAAGGTACTGGTTCTCAAATACAAGGAATGGTAAGTGATGGTCTAAGTATGCTTGGCCCTATTGGAATGGCTGCTGGAGCTGCATTAAATTTAATTAATGGTATTGGAGGAAAGCGTATTGATAAGTTAGTAGATAATACATCTGATATTAGTAACGAATATAGTGGTTCAAAGAAATTTATTAGTAATAGTATTGATAAATATAGTAATAAAAAAGCTGGATTATTTGACTTTGGATTTCATCGAAAAGGTCAAAATGCTATAGCTAGAGCTAAAAGGATGCAAAATACTACTTTAGATATTACAGATACTGGTAAAAAGCGACTAAATAATCAAATAGGTCAATCTCTTGCTAGTAAAAACTTTAATACTTATAGTGGATTAGATAATATGTATTCTTTGGCTAAAAATGGAATGAAATTTCCTGAATTAGACGAAGCTAGAGCATTCCTGCAGAAACGACCAACACAATCTACAGAAACACAAAAATTCCAACTTGGAGGTAAGATGAATTTAATTCCTGAAGGAAATTTACATGCACATAAACATCATTTAGAAAATGTAAATCCAGAATTAAAAGATCAAATTACTAAAAAAGGAATTCCTGTAGTAGCACAATCTGAAGGAGGAATTGTTCAGACAGCAGAAATTGAAAAGGAGGAATGGACACTTAGAAAAGAGTTTACCGATAAACTTGAAGCTTTATATAAAGCATATCAAGAAGATTCATCTAATGAAATTGCAATTGAAGCTGGAAAATTAGTTTGTCATGAACTATTAAAGAATACAGATGATAGAAGTGGACTAATTAAAAGTATAGAGTAATATGCCATTAGATATAAGATCACAAGTTGTTACAGCTCTGGATAATATCAATAAAAATCCAGAGCTGTATACTCCTCCAAAGCCAACTACATCTTTAGAGACAAGAATTAACGATTTAAAAGAAACTAATCCTAGTAAATATAGAGAACACATTTCTACATTAACATCTTCTGCAAATAGTGGAAATGAAGAAGCTAGAGAGTTGTTAGGAAAGATAGGAGAGGATGCGGCTAGGCAGAGACGAGGATATGAAGGATTAAATAAGGCTATGTATATTCCTGCAGTGATAGGAGCAGGTGCTTTAGCTGCTCCATCTATTTCAGCAGCAGGAAAAGGTGCATCTTGATTATATAGTCAATTACCTAAATGAATTCGAACAGGAGTTGATGTTGGATTAACTGCTGATGGGGTTAGAAACTCAATTAGTAATAACGGTGTGCAGAAAACTTATAGAGAAGCTAAGGCGGGAAATTATAGAAAAGCGATTTTATCAGGAATCGGAGATATGTTAGATATTGGAGGTGGAATTAATTTAGTGAGAAGATCTATTAATACAGCTAAAGCAATAAATAATGCAAGAAACATGAGCTTGATACATAGAACAAATTATATTGATTTTAATGATGGGCCAAATTTACCTACAACTTCTAGTATACCTAATACAACACACTTTACAACAGGAGTCAGTGTTAGACCGCATTCATGAGGAGACTGAACTGATAATACTACTACAGTTATCTTGCCATTTAAAGATGCAGAAAAAGCTAATATATATCCTAGTTCAATAGAACCAATGGATACGTTTTTTCTATCTTTAGATGGTAAATTTAAATTACCAAGAACAGCTAAAGTTATTACTACAGATTCTAATATTTATGAAAATAGCTTAAAAAATGGGTTACAGGCAAAATTAATTTCTATAAATAATTCAAAAAATCCTGCATTAGAATGAGATAATATAATCAGTAAGGAGGCAGTATTACCTACTAAGAACGGGTATAAATGATTAGAAAGAATACAAAGACTTAGAGGAAATAAAATTAAAACTCATATAAATCCTCAGATTATTGATGATACTTCTAATATTGCTGAATTGCAAGAGTTAACTAAAAATTCTAGTAATATATATTATGATCCTAACTTTGTGTTAAAATCAAGAAATAACTTATTCAAATTAAGTCCAGATATACAATTTAGAATTGATCCAAATGTACATGAACGGCATTGAAGTAGTTCTCCAACATTATCTCATGGATTCGAAAAATTTAGCAGCCTTCCTAAATTTGAGCAAAAAGCACTATATCCTAAATTAGAAGAAAGAGCTAAAGAAGCAACTAATATTCTTTTAGATCGATTAACTTCAAATCGTAGCAAAGAAAATTTATTTGGAGGTATGCAACCAAATTTAGATATTATTGAAATTTTTAACAAAGCAGCAAAATAATGAAAGAGATAATAATTGAAATAGCAGATAAGAAATATAAAGTCTTAGTTGCAGAAACAGAAGAGGAAAGAACTCAAGGTCTCTCTAATGTAGAATCTATGGATGATGATGAAGGTATGCTATTTGTTATGCCTGAAGATCAGGGTCAGGTTGTATTTAATACAGAGGAAATGGAATTCGATATTGATTTAGTTTTCATAGATCAAGATGATGAAGTTTATAATGTTGTATTAGGTAAAGCTCATAGTTCTGATTTAATTATTTCTACTCCTGATGAAGAGGATGATAGAACAAAATATGTACTTGAAGTTAATGCTAATTCTGGTATTCAAATAGGAGATGAGTTAGATTTTGAGGATGATGAAGATGATATTAGCGAAGAAGAAGTAGATAAAATGTACATTCTTGGATCTGATGGCAAACCTCAAATGGATCTTGTAGGAGGTGAACGCATTATTAGTCGCCTGGAAACTAAGCAATTAATAAAGAAAGCTAAAAAAGCCAACAGAGAAAAAACTGAAAATGCCTACAAAAAATTAGGTAAATACATGTTTAAAATACTAGAAAAACAAGATAATCGTGATCCAGAATACGTTGAATCGCCAAAATAGATAAAATGAAAAAGGAGAGTAATTTCTTACTCTCCTTAAAAGATATTAACTATCTTTTATAACCCTATATTGCCTCATGTTTAATCTAGCATCTCCAAAGAGAATGAAATAGACTAATTTTATACTCTTGGGTTGTAGGACAAAGATAATATATTATTGCTAATGTGGCAAGTGTTTTCATAAAAATTTAGTGTAAATGAAAATTTTAGTAATTTTATTTGGATATTAATAACTAAAGTATTATCTTTGGGCATTAAATGAATATATGACAATCATAGAGTTATGAGATATCTATAAAAATTAAAATAATTTAAATTATGAAAGTTAAAAAGTATCAAGAAGGCGGTCCCGCTCCTGCTCCTGCAGCACCTGCTGGTCCACAAGGTGGACAAGATCCACTACAAATGTTAGCAGAGATGGCAGCTCAAGCATTACAGACGCAAGACTGTCAAGCAATGGCTCAAGTCTGCGAAGGTTTCTTAGCTCTTTTACAGCAAGCTATGAGCGAAGGACCACAAGGTCCTGTAGGTCAAGCTCCTGAAGGAGAACCAGTTTTCAAAAAGGGTGGAAAAATGGTAGGTCGTAAGAAATGCGCTAAAAAAGAAAATGGCGGAGAAATGAAAAATAAGTTTTTCGGCAAAAAGTAATTTAATGATCATTAGATAAAAGGGAGATTTGACATGATCAATCTCCCTTTTTATATATAAAGTAAGTGTGATAAAATGGCACAAGTAATTAAATATCAACAAGGCGGTTCTACTCCTACTCAAAAATACGGCACTTTTACTATAGATGGTAATCAATATCAGGTTGATGATGATTTTCTAAATCAGATGTCTTCTTATGGAAAAACATTAGATCAAGATACTGCATATCAATTTAGTAAAATAACTGATGCTCTAAGATCAGGTGCTAATTTATCATATGATTCTAGTGCCGATAGATTAGAAGGAGTACAGTTTGATGTTACTAATAATCAAGCAGAACGTTTAGGTAAACGTCGAAGTAGACTTGGCAGAAGTTTTGGAAATCTATGAAGGGGAAAAGAAAATACTGCAAGAAATGCAGTTCATGCTTTAAAGGATTTTCAATATAAAAAGCCAGTAGAAGCATTAGATCCAATTAATATTAGAGATTGGTCTAGTGATATTACTATGGAATATAAGCGTAATAAAGATACTGGAGATTTTGAATTAGTAAATGGAAATAGAGTTTATATAAATGGAGCTAATAATCTAAAAGCAACTAGAAGACTTCGTAGTCTAAAAGATATTGCGGGTTATGGTGATAATGATCAATTTAAAGGCTATAATGATTTAGATAAGCAAGCTTATATAGACTTTTACAATAAATATGGTGAGCAAGGCATAGAAGATATTATATCTAGGCTTGAACAAGGAAATTGGACGGATGAAGATGCTATGGCATTAGATGATATTGGTATCTTTTTAGGAGGAAGTAAACCTGTTCAAGCTCAAAAAGAAGTAGATCCTGCACAAGAAGAACTTAAGAAAACAAAAGAAAACTGAAGTAAAGCAGGATGAGATTATGATAAGTACCATAACCTATTTAACGTTGATTCAAATGGGAATGTAACTATAAATAATCCAGAATTATTATCATATATTGGAACTGGAGATGCATGACTTAATAATGAATTTAAAAGAAAATATGGAAGTTATGCGGATTATATTCCAGATGACTCTGGTTTATTTGTTATTAATGGAAAAGTATATAGGGGTGATGACCAAGATAGTTTATCTAAAATTCAAAAGTATTTAGATTTTGTAGCAGATAATAAGAGAACTGCTGGTAATTCTTCAATTATTAAACAATATTGGGATGAAAATCGTTCTAGATCTCCATGGTTTAGTACTTCTGTTGATTCAGAAGGTAATCCAATGTGGTCCCCGTATTTTCAACCAAATCGATATGCTGCAGATCTAACTGGTAACTATGTTAGACAAGCAGGTGATCCTTTAGTTTATGATTATTTTCCTAATTACAATCCTGAAGATTCTTCTCAGTTTGATCCCTATGGACACCCTTTAAGAACTTTAGCAGAAAGAGTATATATTGATCCTTTAACTAAACAAAGAATTAATTATAATAATACTTTACAAGAGCAATTAGATCCAAATATAGTTAATTCTTACTATGAAAATAATCCTACAACTGCTTTTAATAGTTACTATACTATAGGAAATACTGGAGGATATAAAGAAGTAGCAAGTACTGGAGATGCTTCAAATCCTCAAACAAGAGCTACATTGTATTATAATCCTCAAACTCAATTATACTATTTTCATGACGAAAACCCAGGAAATGATAACTATACATTAAATAGTCGTTTACCTGGATCTGAAGATAGTATGAGAAATTATTATTGGAATATTGATTCTCGTTTAGGACAATATATTGAGCAACATCCTGAAATCTTAAGAGATCCAGAAGTTAAGGGATATATTAGTGATATTATTAGAAATCCATATATAGCTACAATTAGTACTCGTCATGCTAAGTTTAATCCAATTATTGGACAAAAATATCCTGATTTATATCAATTATTTCAGGATTTAATTAAAACTCAAACGCTTGGTAAGTATCAACAACAATATTCAGGAACAGGAGGTAATTCTGCTCTAAGAAGTATTACTACTCCTGAAGGCTTAGAACAATTAGGTTTAGCTTATAGAGTTCCAAGTAATAAAAACGGAGGAGTTATTAAATATCAAATTGGAGGAGTTGCTGCAAATAGAGTTAATAGTGCAAAAGCTAGTAAACAAGCAATTCAACAATCAGATAAAAAACTTCGCGCTGCTGGAGAAGAAAAAACTATTGGAGATGGTACACAATTAACTGCTGCTGACAAAGCTGAAATTGCAGCTTTAGTTGCAGATGCTGCTTCTTTAGGTGCTACTTTTGTACCAGGATTTGGCAATGTTGCTGGAGCTGGAGTTGGTGCAGTAGGTTCATTAACTGGTTTTGGAGCAGATATTGCTAGAGATGGATTAGATTGAGGCGATGTTAGTAATTTAGCACTTAATCTAGGATTAGATGCAGCTACTTTACTTCCTGGGATTGGCTCAGGAGCTAAGGCAGCAAAAATAGCTAAAGCTTTAAAGAAATCTAAGGCTGTCGCAAATGCTGTTAAGTGAGCAACTAGAGGAGTTAGTTTTGGAAGTGCTGCATCTGGATTAGCAACTGCATGAGAAAATATTCAAGATGGTAAATGAACTATTAAAGATGTTCGTACTGTATTAAATGGAGTTAGAGGTTTTGCTAATTTAAAACGTAACACAGGAAGTGCAAAATTAAAAGGAGGAAACTCTGATATGGTTACCTTAAAACCAATTAATAATAAAAATCTTCCCACTATTAAATTAGGTCGTTCTGAGATTGAGTCGGTCAATTCACTTCCAAAAAATCAAAAAACTGAAAAGTTAGAAGAAATAATTATTGGAAAGTTAGGTAAAGCTAAAACAGATAATGTTACTGACTTACTTTCTGAGTATGGTATTAAACGTTCTTCTAATGTAAATTTCAATTGGAGAAAACCTTGGAAGTCTTCAATAGGTAAAGGACTTAATACAGGACAATTTAAATATGATGAACTTCCTAGTACTTATAGAAATCCAGATGATATGGGTTGGTGAAATTGGAATAAGACTGCTGCTACTAGAGATGCAAAAACTAATAGAAGTAATCCTTATTTTAAGAATTATGCAGATAAGCAAACTTCTCAAGTTCAAAGATTTTTTGGAGGACCTGAAATGTTTACATCTGTTACAGCTTTAAAACGGAGACCTATTACAATGCCAATCTATTCTAACTTAGCTCCTAACTTAGGAATATTTAGTAATCAACCGCAACATCTTTGGTATTATAAACCAGAGAATAATCCAGTATTTTATAAAAAAGGTGGTAAAATTATAAAAGCACAACCTGGTACTAAATATCCTACATTTAGTACTCCGATAGATCAAAATTGAACTAGCGTAGCTGATTATATGCTAGATAAAAATAATAATCCGATTAATGTACAAGTAGATCCAGGTGCTGTTGTTGGAACTCCTATTAAACGTGCTTCTGTAAGCTCAAATAAAGCTGTTCAATCACCTCAAAATACTGTAGTGAAGAAACAGTATGATTCAATTTTAAATGATGCTAAAATGGCTCAAATTAATAATAATCTTGGGTTTAAAGGAAGGTTAGATTCAAAAGAAGAATTACTTAATGATTCTACTAGTAGAACTTTGTCTAATTTAAACAGATCCTCATATAATACAGATAACTCTGATTATACAGCTTTTGGACATGGCAAAGGAAAAGGATTTAATATTAATCCTGATATGGTAATGGGAATAGGAGACTTTATTACTTCTACAATAGGTATCAATCGTACTACCCAAAAAATGAAAGATGCTATTCGTAAAGGAATGATAGGTTCTCAACAACAAATGCCTACTGAGTTTTACTCTAGATTTAGTGATAATGGGTTGCATAGAATGTATAATGATCGCATTAAAAGTATGCGTCAATATAAGACATCGACTAGTGATCCAAATAAAGTATTAGCAGAAAGACTTATGAGAGATATGAATGTTGATCAATTAGAAGGAGAAAGAGATGCTAAATTTTCTCAAATGATAGATCAATATAATGATAAGTTACTTGCTCAAAAACAACAATACGCTAATATTAGAACTCAGATAACTAATGAGAATAGAAACCGTTGAGCACAAGGTTTAGCTCAGTTAGATATGGCTGATGCTAATAAGATTACGCAACAAACTCAAAATGTTAAGAATCTTATTTATCAGTTAAGAGGAGACTATGCCAAGGATCTAAATGAAAAACAAGCTTTACAAGCTCAATTAGCACAACAAAAGGCTGCTGGAGATTTCAGTAATTGGCTTACTAATTTTAGAAATAGTAAAATTAAAGAGTTCTATAATTGGCAACAGAATGAGGGTAAAAATCCAGAATATAGTGGTTGGAAAATCGATGATTATTTAAATTACAAATATTCTGGAGATATTGCTACTAATAGAAGTAAATATGGAATTGAGGCTTTAGTTAATCCTTATCAGCAATCTCAAAGAAGATTTTGGCTTGGAGGAAACAAATTAGATACAAAACCATATTTAATTAATTATACTAATCCTGAGCAAATTCCTATTCAAAGATTTATACCTTATAGTTATAAATCTGGCGGTAGATATTTACGTAAAACAGATGAGCAACAATATCTAGACCAGCAAAAAGCTATCAATAAGGCTGTTGGAGAACTAAATAATAACATTATTAAGTTATTTCTAAAAATGATGTCATAAATATGAGGATAAAGAGATATCAAAACGGGGGTATTAGTTATACCCCCTTTTTTAGAGATGCTGCAGAGCCTACACAAGCTGCTACTCAGACCTCTAAAACAAGTGAAAATAAAGAAGAACAACTTATTCAAAAAGAAATTATTAATGTTCTTAAAGAGAATGGATTACCTAATGATGTGGATTACTTCTTAGATAGAGCTAACAGTTTTTTAAGAAAATCTCAAAACTTAGGTGAGTTATTTGTATCTGGACAGAGTAATCAATATGATATGTCTGATTTAATTAGATTGCAATCTTTAGCTAATAGAATTAAACATAATAACGAATTACATGAAACTGCATCAGAACAAATTATTAAAGAAGGATCTGGGTCTGAAGTTGCAATTAGTAATGAAGGTAGCTTATATGTATATAATAAAGATGGCAGTATTAAGACTATATCTGCAGATACTTATTATAAAAATCCACAAAAATATCAAGCATTAACTAACTCTCAATTAATTCATCTTCGAGAAGAACGTCCAGAACTAGCATATAATAATAGTATCCTTACAGATTTATCTAATACAGTTGGAATGAAATCTATAGTAGATTATGTAAAAGCTACTATTGGAGCGTTCGGAACTAATAAATCCTCAAACCAGTTTGATAGATATACTTCTAAATATCAGAATAAAATTGAAAAAGGATTTGAACAATTATTAGGATTTAATGGTCCAGACGGAATATATAAAGTTACAGAATCAAATAGTACATCTAATCAAGGATATCATGATAAAGAAAGTCTTGATTTAGCTGTTAATTATTTATATAAGACCCTTCCACAAAATATGAAAAATGCCTTAAGAGCTCAAGCAGCTGCTGAAGGTTTTAATCCAAGTAATCCTGAAGATGTAAAACGATTACTACAAATTGCTGTAGTTGAACATACAAATCATAGTGTAGAAAATACACAAGCTTTAGATTATGATTCAACTGCATCTAAAGCAGGTAATGGAAGTTCTGGAGGAACTGATAAGGATGTTAATAGAAGTTATTTAGAAACTGTTGCTGCAGGTAGAGTAGTAGATCCTAAAGTTGCAATTTTATCGACCTCAACGGCTAAAGGAGGATTAGAGGTTGTAACTAGAGATTATCCAATGTTAGATAAAAACGAAAAGCAAGTAACTCAAAATACAATGAAAACTGTATTAGATGAAGCTCAAGTTGGTAATCTTATTGATAAAAATTCTATTTTCTTTGGAGATCAAAGAATATCAGATATTGATTTAAATAGAATTGTTTGAGATGGTTCTAGTTCACTTAGTAGAATGTGACTTCCAAAAGATCGAGATGCAGAACAAATGGGAGTTTATAAGCCTGACTTAGATGCATATGATCGATATACAAAATTTGAGGAATGAATTGAAGATAATCCTAATGTATCTAGACAAAGAATGATAGAAAAATTACATGAATATGATCTAGACTTAGAGTTTGATACTGAAACTAATAGATGGAAATTCAGACCTGAAGATATGATGGTATTTTTTGGATTATCAGGCTATGCTAGTGATAAAGCTATTGACTTTGATAGTAATTCTCCTTGGTTATGACATGTTGATGGACCAGATAAAGATAGAATATTTAATATCTATTCAACTTATGTAAATTATGGAGGAGATGTAGTAAAGAAATCAGACAAAAAGGTTGATAACTTTAAGCCAGGCTTCTTTGGAAAAATATTTCATGGCAATAAAAATTCAATGTATAAAGGAATGATATTTATGCCTATGCATGATTCTAAACTTGCAACTGTTGCATCTAATCATGAAATTGGAAGTGCTAGTGAATATAGAGATATATATAATCAGGCAAATCTGAAAAAACAACAACAAAGCATAAAAGCTAATTTTTAAAGTATGATGGATCAGAAGAAAAATGATTGGCTGGCGGCACTATTTTTTCAGCCAGACAAAAGTGTTCAAGAGTTAGTTAATTTAGGAATAACTCCTGATAACTCTAATGTTAAAGATAGAGAATATTATAAAGGTATACCAGAAATACAAGAGGCGTTTAAAAACGATAGAGGAGAATTTGATAATCAAAAATTCGACACATATTATAAAGACGTTTTAGACTTATATAATCGTGCAGATGAAGCTAATTTAGCAAGTACTGCTATGGATTCATTTACATATGATCCTGCAGATTATTTTGCACCTCTCGGCGGTGATGTACTGGATGTTAGTTCAAGATTAGTTAAATTCTCTAATCCTGAAAGAAGAAGTCGAGGTATAGTTAATCTATATGAAACTTCTGGTCCAACTATGTCTATACGTGAAGTAGCTCAAACCAATAAGATATTTAATTATGATACTGGTAAGTTTGAGGATTGAACACCTAATGAATGAGGTGGACTAGGTGCTATAGCTCGTCCTACACTTGTATTAGCTCAATGAGATGAAGATGGAACTCATGAAGTAAATGGAAGAACTGTTTCACATAAAGCAGGAGATTTAAAATTTAATAGTGAGGGAGATCCATTTTATGAAACATTAGGAAATAGACCACTTACAGGGAAAGATATTTTACATATCTCTGATACATTAACTGTTGATGGAAGTAAATGGAATAAATATGATTTCTTTGATTCAGATGGATTAGATAAAAGTGTTGGAGGTACCTTAGCAAAGGTTTTATTTAAAGTAGGTCCAATGCTTATTCCATATGTTGGACAAGTATATGGTGGTATGACAGCTGCTGTTGAAATAGGAAAATTATTCCCAGTATTATTTAGAAGTATCGAAGGTATTGCTAAGGGAGATTTAACTAACTCTAAATCAGCACAAACTGCTACCGATATTCAAGCTTGGTTTTCTAGATTTGATGGAAGTGTTTCTGATTATGGAAGAAATAGTTTCTGAAACGTAGAAAATATTGGAAAATTAGTTGAAGATAGCTCAAGACAATTATTTCAACAAAGAGTAATTGGGCAAATACCGAAGTGAATAGTAGGTAAAGAAAATGTTAGTGAAAATACAATTAAATGAGGTAGAGCTTTATCTTTAGCTTATATAGCAGGAACCTCTTCTACAGATGCCTATGATGCGTTTAAGCAAGCTGGAGCATCTGATAGAGTTGCAGGATTAGGAATGCTATCTGTAATGGGAGCAATGTTTGGATTAATGAATAATGACTATTTTAAAGATTTTTGGTTTAAAGGTACATATCTCGACCGTACATCTATAAAAGGAGTTATTAAAGACGTTGCTGAAAAAGTAACTAATGAAAACATCAACAAAGGAGTTGTTTCTCCCAAAGCTGCTGCAAATTGGGTAATGAAAACTAAAAACCAAATTCAGCAGCGAATATCCAAAATGAAACCTGGAAATATTTTATATGATAGTTTCAATGAAGGTTCTGAAGAAGTAATGGAAGAGGTTTCATCCGACATAATAAAAGGATTTTATTCAGCTTTAAACGCACTGGGTATTATTGATGAGGATAAACAACTCGATTTTGGTATAAGTACAGAAGAAGCGTTTGCACGTTATACTTCTGCATTTATGGGAGGTGCTATTGGTGGTGCTGTATTTAGTTTACATGAAAAATGAGATTCAAGAATTAATTCTATAAATGATGAGGCAATTCAAAAACCTAATGATTCTTTACAAGAAATTATATACTTAATAAGAAATGGCAAAACCTCTGATTTAAAAAGAGAATTAACAAGATTACGTGATAAAGGAGCTCTTGGAAGTAGAAATCTTTCAGGTAAATCGTTTGAACTTATTAAAGATCCTGACGGATATAAAATTAATTACGAATCTGCAAAAGAAGGAGAATCTCAGAACGATATTATTTATAACCAAATTAATAGTTACATCGATAGGATTGATAGTATTATCAATGAAGAGGGACTAAACATTTCTGATGAAGAGTTACAAGCATTATCAGCTATGACTGGTATTAATGTAACTGAAAATTTAGCTAAGAATATTCAGAGAGAAAGCCTTAAAAATCAGTTAATTGAAACTGGAGTTTATAGTAAAATATTCTCTGATTGGAATGATCTTACAGAAGATATCTTAAAAACTAAAGTAGCTTTAGAATCTAAGATTACTCCTACTGAACTTGAGCCTAAAACTCCTAAAGATGTGGATAACAAAATAGCAGCAGCTCAAAATGATGTAGAATTTCAAAGACTAAAAGCAAAACTTGATGATTTAAGAGCAAGACGTGATAAAATAGTCTCTGGAGAACTTAATGACTATTATTTTGGGCAAGCAAGATTTGCAGCTACTCCTGCATTAGCAACTGCTTTTGTTGATGACTTAGGTATTCATAATTTTACCAAAGTTCGATATCAGAAAGACTTCGATCAATTAACATCTGATGAAAAAGTTGTGATTAAAGAAGAATATGAAAAATATTCTAAATCAACTGAGAAAACAAAGGTGTTTGCTGCGTATGATTTATTTAATAGTCTAAATGAATCTATTGCCCAAGATTTAGTAGCTGTATCTCAAAAAACTGTAGACTTAAGTAAAGCTTATGCTCCAGGTGAAACTATTCAAACTAATCGTATTAAAAACATTGATAAAGAAATTGCTAATCTAAAGGCACAAATAGATGAAGCTATTTCTAAACTTCCCGAAGGAGTTGAAATTAATGAAGAAGTATCTGAACTTCAAACTAAATTACAATTAACTGAAAACTACAAAGATTTCTTAGTTAAAAGACATGAATTTGGATTAACTCAGGAGCTGAGTGAAGAAGGTAGAAAAGTATTAGCTAGACCAGATACATTTATAGCTGATAATGAAGCTGCCTTAAATACATATGCAAATAGCTATATTGACTTCTTAAACTATTTAAAGACCAATTCTTTATATACTGATGTAACAGATGTAGACCTTGTTGCATTAATGAAGAGTTATTTTTATGTAAATGGATTTACTGAAGGAATTGCTGCAGCTAATTGAGAAAAAGCTATTAATACATATATAGAAAGAACAGAAGGTGATAGTGTAGGATATGAGTCAATGACTCTTGGAATTGCAAATGACTTAGCTGTTTTTCAAGATATTGTATCAAAAGGAGATATAAATCAAATTAAAACTGCATATCAAAATCTTTTACAAAGTGATGGATTAGTAAATTTATCAGACTTTTTAGGACAAAGTGCAGATGAAATATTAGCTGGAATTATTCCGAGAATATCTGGAAGAACGTTTATTGATTTTATTAATGAGGTTTCAGATCTTAAATCTGAAATTAAGGTATCTCCTGCATATGAGTTATTAGAAAAATTTGCAGTATCTACTAATGGAATTAGTCAAAATATTGTTAATTTGATTGTAAAAGAGTATAATAGTTACCTTAATAGTGATTCATTAGAGGATTATATTATTAATAATAAGGATGCTTTAACTAGACTTAAAGAAACCAGTAGATTTATTGATATTTTAAATTCTCTTGTTATTGCTTCTATAGATGGAGGATATAATACTCAAATTAATAAGTTCAAGAAAAAATTAGCTAAAGATCTGCTTGCAGAAATTGATACAGAAACTGCAGTTAATATGTCTTCAGATCTTAAAGCAATTAAAGTTAGACTTGATACATTAATAAATATTGCAGAAAATAATAATGCACAAAAAATTAGAGAACAGAAGGATATCGCTATTAATATGAGACAGAGATTTACAAATCTGTTGCTTAATAATGAAAATTCTGTAATCAAAGATAAGTTTGCATCACTATTTAACTTAGATCTTAACCAATTAATTGCTGAATCAGATTTTCCATCAGGAGAAATTAAGGAGAGTAATTTTAAAGAATTTGAAGAGGCTTCTATTAGATTAGAAACTAAAATCTATCAACTTATAGATGATCAAAAATTATCTAATAGCGAAATAGTTGACCGCATCACTTCACTATTCGAACCAACTTCTTTAATTACAGCAAGACCTACTAAGCTTGCTAGAGATACTGAAGCGATTACTGATTATGATCAGGCAGTTTATTTATTGTCTTTAATTGCATATCCTTCTGCAAATTTCTATAACAACTTAAAAACTGTTATTACTGATGAATCATTTAATAAAGCTCCAATTTTTTCTCAAGAATATGCAATTAGATTAATACACGCAACATCTGAAAGAAAAGATTTATTTAATGAATTTGTTAAATATTTATCTGCAAAAGCAAAAGCTACATCAGATGATAGCTATATACAGAATAAAAGTCAGTTATTAAACTTTATTGCAACATTTGGAGGAGCAGGTACAGGTAAAACACAAGGTGTAGCTTATGTGCTACGTAAAATGATGCCTGCATATAAAATTGTAACTGTAGCTCCAACAAGAAAACAAACAGATCGATTATCTGCAGCAATTGAGCATGACGGTTTATCATATACGAAAGCAGAATTAATTGAACAGATTCTGGGAAAACAAATTTCTGAATCAGATATTAATAAAATTGTTGGAAGTGATGAAATACCTACATATACTCTTAAGGATTTAAAATTAAATCCAGCTACAATGTTTGCAGAAACTGAGAATAGAATCATATTTATTGATGAAATTAGTCAGTTTTCTAAAATCGATCTTGAATTAATTACAAGATGAGCAAATAAAAATAATATTTTAATTGTTGGATTAGGAGATTATAAACAAAATTCAGCTTATATTTTCTATGAAAATGCAAGGAGAAATTTAGGAATTGAAGATACTTATTTTACACGTACTCCAAATTTAACTGCTCCATTACGTCCAAATAATATTGCAAAATATGATAACTATACTATTTTAAATAGCATATTAGATCAAACTTGAGATAAATACTATGATAATCCAAGTATGCTTGAAAGTGAGATTGATTTACTAACAAAACAGATATTATCTGAAAATAGTATTAAACTTAAATATTTTGAAACTACTGAAACGTTTGGTGGAGAGAAATTTATTAATAGTTCAGATGAAGTACCTAAAATAGTAGAAAAGTTATCTAAATTATCTAGTGATATTGCAATTATAACTGATAATCCTGCTAAATATACCGCTATTAATAATGTTAAAGTGGTAGGATTAGATAGCGTTCAAGGTGATGAATTTGAATTTGCAATCATAGACAAGAGTTGGAAAGATACAAGTGGAAAACATTATTTAACTCTTAAGGATTTATATACACTAACTCAACGTTCTACAAAAGGTACAATTATTGTAGATAATGGAATTAGTCTAGACTTAAAGTTAAACACAATTAATGATATGACTAGTGCAGGAAGTATTGAAGTATCTCCTGAACAAATTAGTGATTTCAAAGACTGAAGAACTAAGTTATTAGAGAATAGTCCTGAATCTATTGATTATGAAGAAGTAAATCCAAATCCAATTGTAGCTGAACCTGTTATACCAACTTCAGAACAAAATATTAAGCCAAGAGTAGAACCTACACCAGAAGCAGAAATAGTTAGTGAATCTCCTAAGGAACCAGTTAGACAAGCTTCTGTAGAACCAGAGACTAAAAATACTGTAGCTGAAGCACAAAGCAAACAAACATTCAATAGTAATACTGGAGAACAACCTCCTGTTACAGATCAAAATCCAGTACATGCTCCTAATGTTGAACAATCTGTTACTCCTCCTGTAGATATACTTGAAGAAGTTCCTCAGAATATAGGAATAACAGATAATCCTTTAAATATTTCTAAATGGAATGATATTGCAGATTTCTATTTAAATAATTTATGAAATTATGATCAAGCTACAGAATCTTCTTTATTTAATATATTAGGAATAAAAGGTAAACTTGCAGCTCCTAAATATATTAGAGCTTTAAATTTAATTGCTGCTTATTTTAAATATGGATATTATAAAAATCCAAGAGAAATTGTACGATTAGGACAAGCTTTAAATAAAGATAGAGCTATGGGTCGTGCTTTTAGTGAACTAGAAACTGCACTAAAAACTAAACCTATTTTTGAAGTAGTTCCATATGATAATGGGCGAAGAGGATTATTAGTAGCAAAAATTCAGATAAAAGATAAAACAGCACAAATTCCTCTATTGTTTACAACTCCAAGATTTGGAATATATACAGGAGATTTTACAATTGGAAGTTATGCTAAGTTTACAAGAGAAGGAGAATTAACAACTGTTGATGTATCTAATTTTAATACAAGTACTTTAAATAAAGGAGGTTTATTCTCTTCTTATGGAAAATTAGTATCTTTAGTAGTACGTAAGTCAGACTGGCAAGATCATATTAAATGAGTAGGAAATACATTTGAAGCAGATTCAAGAAACTATGCGTTTATGTATCAGAATAGAGGAAATACATTTATGTTATTCTCTGCTGATCCATTAGTCAGTCAAAAGGAATTTGAAGCTCACTTAAAAGCACAAGTAGCAGAAGATGGAACTATTTTAAATACTGTTCAAAATGATCCTAGAATTCGATTAATAGGAATAAATAGTGTTGCTTCTTTAGATAATATAATTCATACTGCAATTAATAATGTTAATTTATTTAATGCACAAAGAAAAGCAGGAGACAAAAATGTTAAAGTTAGAAATAATCTTAATAGAGAAAGAGCTGGACAATTAATTTCACTTGCATATTTTTCTCCTTATAAGAGTACTATATTATTTAGATTAGGAGCATTACTAAATACACAATCAGGATATACTAATGCAATTAGAGTTACTTATGAAGATAAAGTAGCTCAAGCTGATAGAGGAAATGTTACTGAGAGAATAGTAACTATGGAGAATGGTCAATATGTTGTTAATGGAAAAACTTATTCTGATTTTGATTCTTTATTAAACACTGAATTTGGATCTTTTGATCCTAATCAAATGTTAATGCAAACAGGATATATTAGTAGAGTTGGTAAATTTGAATTTAATGATCCATCATTTATGATATATAATATCTTTGCAGACTTTGTTGGAAAAACTGAAAAACTTCAAGAACATATTGAAAACAATCCAAACTTTAAGCAAGGTATTTATGTATTTGATGATGCAGTTAAAGTAGTTCCAGGATCTCAATTCTACTATGAAGTTGATACTGCAAATAAACTATATTCTACAAATGCTTCTAATTTAATAGGAAACGATTTTATTATAGATTATGACAAGATTCAAGTTAATCCTGAAAGAGCTATTCAAGAGGATTTACAACGTCAAAAGATTAATAAAATTAATGAGGCGTTTAAACAGTTTGGAGTAAACAAACAAATTACAAATATAGACTTATTAGAATCAACAGTTAATGATGTTAATAATGAAATATTAAATAAAGTTACTACTCCAAATTATACAATAATTCAAATTGTTGGAGACTCTAGTAATCCTGAAATTGTAATGAAGGAAATAAAGGATGATCTTACTCCTATGCTTAAAAATTTATTTAAACAAGCTTATGGAGAGAATCCAGATGATGTTACAATTATCTCTAGAGATAATTTGAAATTTGTACCATTTTTAGTATCTTTGAACAATAATTCAAAGAATTTTGTACTTGAAAATAAAGATGGAGTTTACTCAATTAGAGAGTTTAATACAATGAATGAATATGTAGAACTTAGAGATTATTTAAATTCTGCAAAGGATCTATATAAATCAAGTCCTAATATTTTAATGTACCTTAAAGCTCTAATGCAAAATACAGAAGTAACTGAAACTATAGCAAGTACATATTATAACGAAGTTAGTACAAATGAAACTCTCAATGAGTTAAGAGAAAATGTACAGAAATACTTAATAGCAAAATTAGAAAATAATGAGTGTTAAATGTGGATATTCTTCAGCATATTATCCATTACTGAAGAACTTACTTAGAGGTGATTCACCAGATTTAAATGCGTTTAAAGTGTTCATAAATGAGCATTTTACAAATCCAGATGAGGTGTTTAATATGTTTGTGAGTGGAGTCTATACAGACTCCGCTCCAACACCTGTATCTGAACCTAAAAAGATTAGTAGTAGATTAGGTATTGAACTTCCTCCCGAAGGATCTTCACCTCAACAATATTATATTGATAATTCAAGACAATATAATAAAATGATTGACGATACAGCAAAAAAGATTATTTCTATGTCTGTATTTGATATTAATTCTGATTCTTTTATAGATGCAAATGCTACTTTAGGAAGTTATTCCAATTTAAATACTGGAATTTTTAAATATAAACAAGAACTTTTATCTATTATTAGTGAGTTCATGGGAAAACCTCTAACTCCTATTAGCATTGACTCAGAACCTAAATCTATTATTAATGTATTTGAAGATACTATAAAAGAATATGAAGCCTACATTAAAAATGCAGGACTTACTCAAGATCAAAAATATTTTAATGCATATAATGCATATGTAACATTAAAAACTTTTGATGATATATTGAGATTATATACTCCATTTATTTCTATTAAACCAGAATATAAAAATAGTTCAACTTATGCTGTAGGACGTTATAATTATGATGGTCCGAATGTTACACACTATACTGGTTTTAGTAATAATGAATTTATGGGAGCTGAAGAATCCGTCAGTGACCTCGCAAAAATTTTACTTTCATATTTTCCTGAAGTTAATGAAGATGGTGTTATTATAGAAAATACAGCTATTACTTTATCTGGGTTTAATTCAGCTATGGGTAAAGTAAAGTTATTCATGGAAGAAAGTGTTGACCCTGAAATAGTTGACGAAATAGCTAAAGAGGGCAATATGGATATGAGTAAAATTATTGGAAAATATTTAAATGCACTAGCAACTAAGTCTGTAGCACCAGAACATACAACTTACTTACAAAATAAGTTAAGAGGTATTGCTAAGTTTATCTATTCAGATAAAATGGCTACTCCAATTAAACAAATGTATACACATCTAATGAATAAGACAGTATTGTCAAGTTATATTAGTTATGGTAAAGACAACTTAACTGGAGAATTAACTGGTAAGAATTTAACTGATAGACCTGTACAAATACAGAGATATTTTCTTACAGATATTATTAAAGCTGCAAGTACTTACTGAATTGATAATAAAACTAACTTCCAAAATAAGTTAGGAAAATATGATATTAATATTATTGGAACTAATATTAGTATTACAGAAGGCAGTAATACTTTAAATTTAAAATATAATCCTGATACTGGAGAAATTAATTCTGCAGGAATAATATCTGATACTTTAATGGACGATTTACTTATGGATTTTGCTTCATTTTTAGTAGCAGCTGATTTTAGTCAAGTTGCAGAACAAGTGTTCCCAAGAGAAAAAAATGTAAATAAAATTACATTATTAACTCCAATATTAGGTAGTATTTTATATAGTGCCAACTCAGGTCAAATTATTGATATAGGCAAAAATGGTTTCTTTGGACAAGCAAATGATTTGGCAAAAGTCTTAAGTGTTACTAATGGTTCTGATACAATTAATGTTATTAAGAATGCGGAAGGTAATAATTTACCATTATATCAAATGGTTTGTTTAGCGTATTCTCATAAGAAAATGAGTCAATATTTACATGATGAACTTGGATGAGGATCTGATACAGTAATGAGTGATAATGCTGTATTTAATAATATTCAACGTATTAAAAATCCAAAGATTCGAGCAGAAGTAACTATTGGAGATTATACTAAACAATCGAGTAATCTTACTGAAGATGAAGTAATGCACCTTGCAATAGTATATGATTTCTTTGAAGGATTAACTTCAAGTAAATCTGTTTCTGAGCAGGGTGGAAAGGTAAACGGAGTAATTGGATTGCAATCAACAGTTTATTCAGATAAAAATAAACATTTTGTAATGCAATTCGATTTAAGTCAAAATTGAGATTTTAAAGATCTAGGTTCAATTAACTTTAAGGAGGTTTTAGAGAAATATTATTCTAGCAAGAATATATCTGATTTAGAACCTATTATGAATATTTGATTTAAAACAAATCAAAGTCAGTATACGAACTTAATTAATAAAATCTTAAACGACTATACTCAAGCGATAGGTAAAGAATTTAAGACTATAAGTGATCTAAAAGAATATATTGCAAAAACAAAACTTGCAGATATTAAGCAAAAATTTAGAGACAATGGATTAGAATTTATTGAAGAAATTCATATATCTAAAGATCCATATACTAAGAAAAATGTCTTTAATGAAACCCTTGAAAATCTTTATAATATCTTTAGTGAAAGAAATCAATTTAATGAGTTTATTAATTATCAATTAAACAGATTTCTTGAAGATAGTTCAAAAGCTTGAGAGAGTATATCTTCTGACAAAAATGTATATAAGGCATTTTCTGCTAGAAAATGAAGTAACTGAATTTCTAAAAGAACTATTGAAACTGTTGATGAAAATGATGAGCCAATATCATATACAGTTCCTTATGTAACAATACATGATAAGGATGGTAAATTAAATCCTATGCTTTATTCGTATTTCATTATGGATTCATTTTTAAGTAATGAATATAATAAAATGATGGTTGGAGGAGTTTACGCTCACCCAAATAAGAATAAAGAGGTTTCTGCAACAGAAGGATATCTTGAACATAGTTTTGCAAGCAGATGAATTTCTCAGGTAAAACGTATGGTTATTTATGGAGCTACTCATCATTCCTTTGCACAAGGATTAAAAAATGGAGTTGCTCCAAAAGTTAAAATGGCTGTAGTTGGAGATATTGGAGCTGCTGTACAAAATATTTCTGGTATGACTGATAGTGTTGATTCTATGGACGGATCTGGATTTACAAGTCCGTATTTTTCTAGACAACAAAATGTATCACTAATTGATGCTAAAGTAGGTAGAAATAAAAAGACTATTTTAGCAGATATGAATGGAGAATATGGTTTACCTAAATTATTAAAGTGAGCAGAATATGAGATTACAAATGCTAATAGGCGTACATCATGGGGATCAGATATCAAGTTAGAAAATATGTTTAGAAAAATGCATAATTTACTATTTGATCCTAGTGTAACAATCGTTTATGACAAAGTATTTGATAATCTTTTCTATAGAGAACCTGATAACCAAACTTATTGGAAAATAAATCATGTAGTTATTAATAATAATGTAGCTCAAGTAGAACGTATTGAAACCGATATATTTGGTAATATAATTGGAGAAAATAGTATACTCGATACAGATATTAAAATTAGTAGTATATATGATTTAGATCAAATATTTGGTGGAGCATGATCAATGGAATACAATGATACCATGAAACAATTATATTGATCAGAAAATAATTTAGATGTTGTTAATGATATTATTAATGATAATAATCTAAAGGATTATATGATTGGGTATCTTGTAAATAAATCTGCTATTAAAGTAGGAGCTTCTAATGTTAATGATGATGATATTTGAACTAATGATTCTGATTTATGGTTTACTACAATGTCAACTAAGTTTGGAGGAGTTCAGATGAATGCAGATCATGAACTTGATGAAGCAGAAGTTACTGAAATGACTCAGATGATTAGTGCTCTTGAACAAAATGGATTTACACACGATTTAGCAACAAAAGTATATCAAGAAATTGGTAAATTATGTCATGATGCTATTGCAGAAATTCATGAAGTTCTTGAAACAGGAGACCAACAAGCCTTATATGAAATTTATGGTAAAGCTTTAGTTAAAGCTTTTCAAACAAATAATAAAGATACTTTAGGACTCGCACAATCTTTTATAAAACTTGCGCAACAAAGTTTTAATGAAAAGAAAATTGATTATAAAATTCCTTTTAGTGCAGGAACTATTAATGGTATCTTTAACTCAACAGTTACATCTTCTTTAGTAAAAGATGCAATTAGACGTCATTATGATGGTGTTGCATCTGTATTAAATCCATCATATGGAATACAACAGTATTTTAACTGAGGAGGATATAACTATAGCTATGATGAACTTTTAGATTTAGTAAGAAAAGTAGGTAGAGCTACAGATCCTCGCCTTGCAGATTTAACTGTTAATGAAGCAATGCAAGGTCCTTTTGTTACTCGTAATGGAGAAAATCTTGTTAATCCATTTGTTACAGAACTTACTAACGAAAATCCTATCGATTTTGAAGACACATTAGTAGTTTATAATGATCCGATGTTTAATGGAGAAGAACCTTTATTAAATGAGGAAGGACAGAGACTATATCAAGGATATATGGGAAAGGTTACTACTGATATGTATGATATTGTTAAAATTGACAATTATTCAAAATACGATTGGTATAAAAACTTAGATAAACGATATGCACAAAGATTATCTTTACGTCCAAAAAATCTTAAAGGTTCTGATACAATATTTATTATTAAGGGAGAAAAACATAGTATTTTTGAAGGAGATATAACTCGTGCATTACATTATCTTAATGGAACCTCTAGTACTACTGTAGAATCTCTATATGATGAATTAAGATCTAATATTAAAAAGGAACTTGGGCTTAAAGGAAAACCTGAAAAAGATTTAACCCCTGAGCAACTAGAATGAGTTAATATTATTACTACAGAGAGAATAGCTCTAATTCGTAGAGCAGCAGGAACATTAATTCCTAGTGCGGGAGAAATCGATATTGACTTTATAGAAAACTCGTTACATAAATCTCAGCAAAAATTATTAAATGATTTAGCTGATGGTAAGATGATCCAATGAAAAGGTATATATGTACAACCTGAATCTGTACAAGTAATTCCTGCCCAGATTATTATGGGTAAATTATACGCTAAACAATTAGGTCTATTACCAGGAGATTCTATAGCTAAAATTAAGCAAAGAGGAGCTGAGTTCTTTAAAGAGAGAATTCAAGGTTATTATAACAACGATAATCCTGATCCTGAATCTTATGATATAGTATTATTTGATGGAACTGGAAAAAAACTTTATGTAAAAATTGGAGACCAAAATCTGAATAATTTATATAAAGATACTTTAACTCCAAATGGAGATTTTACTATAGTTGATAATTCTGTTTACTACAATGGAAAAGAAGTAGCATCTGCAGAAGGTAAGAAGTTCTATAAATATACTGATACTGCAGGAAATACACACGATCTAGTAATTGTAGATAACTTTGAAAGATTTTCTGAAATTAATAATTCTAGAATTTATAATAACTATAAGTATAACTATACATTATCTAATTATGAAAATTTAATTGTAAATCAATTTACATCAGATAATGTTACTTTATCATATTATGATGATTTTGGAGATGTAAAAACTAGAGAAATTTTAGATTACAAATCTATAAATCCTCAAGTGCTTATTCAAATGTTAAGTGATAATCAAAATATTAGATTCAGTAATAGAATTATGAAGATCGCTGATAGAAAATATAAAGCATTTGAGCAAAGTTTGAGATTTGTAGGTACGCGAATTCCTTGTCAGTCAATGCAGTCATTCATGCCAATGGAAGTAGTTCTATTTACTGATAGTGACATAAACGAGGTCTACGTACCAACCAATCAGACATGGCTGCAAGGGTCTGATTATGATATTGATAAAGTTTATATATTAGGTTATTCTATTTCTAATAATGGAGAATTACTTACAAATGCAGAAGATCCAAAAATATCTCCATTCTTAAAACAGGATGCTATAAGAAATGCAATTGTAAATGGTGTATTTGATGTAATATTAAGTCCTAAAAATCAGATTAACCTCACAATGCCTATTACAACATCTCACATGCAAGAACTTGCAAGTAAATCTGTATTAGGAGAAAGTGCAAAAATTATGAATCCTTATAATTCTGCTAGTAAATATTTAATGCAAATTCAAAATATGGTTGGTAAAACTGTAATTGGTAATGTTGCTACAGGATTAAAGAGTTTCTTTGCCTTATCTAACTTATATAATACTAGATTTAAACAAGTCTATGACAGTATTGTAAATAGAGATTTTGATACAACTAGACAACTTTTAAGTAGATATTCGTTTATTAAAGGTTCCCAACGCAATGGAGTTGAACAATTAATTACATTGGCAAATGTAGATTTTTCTATGTTTGAAAATGATCCAGAATGAATTTCTAAATATGCAGTTCCTGCAGATATTGCAAATAATATTATTCAGCTAATAGACTTCCAAAGAAGACTAACTGATAAGTCTCTTGATATGGGAGAACTTTTAAATGCAGCTACTGATCCAATGTAACTTATTGATAATCAATAAGTTAGTATTGTCAGTTAACTCCGTGAATTCAGGGAACGCCCTTAGAGATTTAAATACTAAGCAATTATAGTAATATAATTGTGGCTGAACTAATCACTCAGGTATAGTAACAAGTTTAAATATTGGGCAATCCTGATCTAAGCTTCCCAATAGGAAGAAAGAGCATCGACTATCGAAATGCAGAAATGACAGAGTAGAGTAGGATTTAAGTAAATCCGAAGTGCGGAGACCTCATTAAGGTAAGATATAGTCAGAACTTATGGGAAACCATAAGAGAATTTATGGGAACGATAAATTCGAAACACAATTGAATGCTAAGGAATTAATTCTTAAGAAAATTAATGCAGACTCTAATTGGGTTGACCTTTACGTATATAGTTTAATGCTTGGAGAGGATTTAAGAAGAATTGGAGATTTAATGGTATCTGAAGAAGTTACTAAACTTGTATCGGAATATAATACAAATCTTTGAACAGATCCAATTCCAAAAAATAAAATTCATTTCATTGATCAAGCTATTGATGATCCTTCAAGATATGCAGTTTATAAACCAAATGCATCTGAGGCTGATATTAAAAAAGCAAATGAGAGAACTAAAATTTTATTTAAAACATTAAAGAAGAAGGCTAAAGGTGCAGAAGAAATTAGAATTTTAGGTAGGTTATTAAAAATTAATCAAGGACTTCCTACAGATAAATGAGGAAAATATTCTTATATTAAGGGAATTGAAACATTTATTAATGATAAGTTTAAAGATGAAATTGGAGAGAAATTTAATCTACTAAAGTTTGCTGCTAATGAAGAATACAGATTACAACAAATTGATAACTATGAAAAGGTTAAGACTACATTTAATATATTAGATGTTATAGCTAGTGTTCCACACTTCAAAGAAATGTTTAATATTCTAAGTGTTGATAATGAAGTACTTAATCGATTATCAGTTAGAAATCAAGTTGAATCTATTGTTATAGATGAAACTACTCCTAAAAGAGGAAATAAGTTATCTATGGAAGAATTTAGACAAACTAGAAATAATGTTGATGATTTCTTAATTGATTCGTGAATTAAAACTAAAAATTTAAGTTTTCAAGTTCCAATTAATCAAAAATATAAAGTAGAAAATTCTATTTTAATTAATAAAGATGAAAACTTTATAATTAATCTAGATAATAAGGACAATATTGATTCATTTAGAATGTATATTGAAGATTATATTATTCCTACGCTTAAAGAGAAATTACCTGATAATGCATTTATTAAATATTTATGTTTTGGATTAAAAACTGATTCAGAAGGTAAGGAAAGAGGTTTTTATAAACTTCCATTTAATATGATGCAGATAGATAATAGTCAAAAGACTAAAGCTCTTTATGAACAAATTTTACGGGATTTTAATAGTTTAAATAAAGTTACGATTCCTGAGTTTGGAGCTCTAAATCCTGTTAATGCCTTTTATTTATATAACTTAATTGTTAATAAAGATGGTTTTGGGCAGGCTTCATTAACTCGTTTATTTGAGGACTTAGTAGCAAGCGGAGATAATTCATTATGGGTTGTTGATTATAATAATTGAATTGACCAACAAAATCCACAAGAACTTGCAAATACGTTCCTAAAACGAGATCCAAATGATAGTATGGCAGAAAGAGCAGAAGCAGTACTTATCAATGCCGCAAATGAAAATGTTGAAACTATTGGATTTAAATCTGAAGAAAATACTTCTTTAGATAGAGATTATAATAATTCAACTATAGATACTACTAAACCAGTATTAGTGTCTAATGGAAATGAGCAATATAGACAAGTAAGATTCAATATTCCTAAAACGGATATATCTGTTGAAGAAGCTTTAAAAATTGCTAAAATTATTGAAGTTGCAGAAACAAAAGCAGATAAAAATAATGAAGAAGTTGTTTCTTATACTGATTTTGACTATTATAAGGAATGAGGTACAGCTGAAAGTGTAGCAGAGTTATTTGAAGATGAAGAAGTATATAATATAACTAATAAACTAATAAGCGAACATGATATATTAGTAGATGAGTTTGATAACATTAATACATCTTCTAAAAATCTTATATCTAACACTTTAAAACACATCATCTTTAATTCAGGAGCTTTTGTTAGAACTGATCCAAATCAACTCACTTTATTTGACAATGGACCAACCAAATTCTATGACTTAAAAACTCCAATGTCTACTAAGATTACAGAATTAGTAAAAAATGTAAATTCTTTACAAAATATAAGATTAGTAACAGATCAGGATGTAATTAATGAAGACACTGCAACTAAAAATGCAAAAGGATTTATTAAAGAAGGAATAATTTATATTAATATTGATAGAGCTACAGATGATACTCTAATTCATGAATTCTCACATCTATACTTAGCAGACGCTAAAGATAAATATCCGATGCTTTATTATAAAGCTTTAGGTAATATACAAGATACTGAATTATGAAATAGAATGCGACAAAATCCTTATTATAGAAATAAGAAAGGATCTGACTTTGATGAAGAAGTTTTAGCAACTATGATTACAGACTATTATAATGGATATATTAAATCTGATGCAGAATTAGAAATTATAGATGAAATTCTTTTAATTGCTAATCCTGAACTTAAAGCTATTATTGATAGTGGAGAAATCATGCCATTCTATGATAGTTTTATTCATGAAAACTATAAACTTAGTCAAAAAATAGCTACAGTCAAGAATAAATTAATGAATGATGATATTATAAAAGAAGATTGTAAATAATGGCAAGAAATTGTACATACGAAATTACGATAAACGGTGAAAAGAAAGTGTTCAACTCCGAAATGGAGTTGGACATGTTTCTTGACAACTACGTTCAAAATATGGTAGTTGATAATGTTGATGCAACACTACAAGTAGATCAACAACAAGTCACTGTAGATAAAATAAGTGAAGCTATAAAAAAATATAAATCACTTGCTACAGAGTTTGAAATAACAAATGAAGACGGAGAAAAGGAAATTGCTCTAAAATTAGATAAATCAATGGGTGTTACTAAGTTCCTTACAACCTATGGAGATCCTTTTGATTTAGCTAAAGTATTAGTTACAAAATTTAATCTTGAAGAGTATCTGAAAAGAGAAAAAGAAAGACTAATGAAAAAAGGCATGACTTCGAACGAAGCAGATAAATATTTGGAGGATCTACAAAAGAGTTGAACTCAACTAACCGATTATGGTACAGAAGTACATAAACTTTTTGAATCTGTAATTAATCCTGAAATAGAATATACTCCAAAATTATTAAATGAAGAGCAAGTATCATTGTTACAAAACCAATTAAGAGATTTTATAGAAGACACTAAAGAAAAATTTGGAAGAGACTGTAAATTCATTACTGAAATACCAATTGTTTCTGAAGATATAGCTGAACCTTATAAAGCAGCAGGATTAAATTCAATTAATGGTAGAATTGACTTATTAATTGTAGATAAAAATGGTAATGCTCATATTCGAGATTTTAAAGTATCTCGAAAAGCAGTAGGAGCTTGAGATGAAACTAGAAATGCATTATTAAATAATGTATGAGCTTCTACTAAAAAATTAGGTGCAGCATATCAGTTAAACTTCTATAAAGCTATGTTAGAACAACAAGGTATTAATGTAGCTACAGTAGGAATTATTCCTGTTAAACTTGATATTGATTATAAAAAAGATAATTCAGGAAATGATAATTTATCTCAAATTGATAATTTATCGAGTGTATACATTGATTCTGATAATATTATAGTAAATCCATCTAATACAATTGGAAAATATTATGATAGAGTTAGAGAAATTATTCCTATTAGACGTTTAACAGATTCATTTGATATTATTAAAACTATTGAAGAACCTATGAGTAAGTTCTTTCCTAATTATGAACTATCTTCAAAAGTTCAAAGAAAGAACGCAAACTTTAAGTTTTATAAAGAAAAAATCGTTCAATATATTAGTTCTTCTGACCCTGAAGCAGGCTATGGAAAATATAGATTCTGAAATGAATATAAAACTAAAGATCCTGCAAAAAGTAAATGAGAATATGCCCAAACAGAAGAAGAGCTTGATAAAAAGTTAGAGAATTATATAAGAAGTATTAATGAACGACGTGGAAATGAGTTAGCTGATATTGCTCAGGACATTATTAATGTCCAGCAGGGATCGATGGATATTAACGATATTGCAAAGGATAATCCATATAAAGGAGACTTTTTACGTAGACATATTGAAAAATATATTGAAGGAGAATGGCAATTTGAAAATAATCCATCATTTATTTCTGCAGGTTTACTAGTATTTACAAAAAATAAAGTATTAGAAATAGTATCTATTACAAATAATGTTACTCATCAAACAGTTAAACTTGAAAAGGGAACAAATATTTTAGGTTCAACAATAGCTAATCGAGATGTTGATGAACATAAAATAATGTCTGCGACAAATGGAAATATTGACTTAATTAAAGTAATGGCATTACTAAATAGCGATGCTATTAAATATGAAAATTATCGAATTAATAAAATTGAAAGTATTAATATTTGGCAACAAACTGGTTCAGAGCAATATTTTGATAAGTTATATGATAACTTTGTAGAATTATGTAGAATACACAATGTTCCTATAAATCTTAAAAGATCAAACTTTAGTTCAACTCTTGAATCTGTGGTAAGTACAATTACTGATATATGTGGTCCTGAAAAACTAAAACATATTGGAAATTGAGCTGTTACATTTAGTGCCGATGATGTTATTAAAGGTGGAGAATTTCTAAAAAATAGAATGGAAGAGCTTAGGAAACTAGATAACGCTCAGGGATTGCGTAAAGCAATACATACTGGGCAATGAAATTTTGATGATCCTTTACAAACTTCCTATATGTTACTTGGAAAAGCTCTTAACAAAGTAAGAGGATATGAGGTTTATATTGAACCAGACCCTGCAAAATGAGTTAGTGTAACAGGTAGTTTTCACGCAGGAACTAATATTACAAGTATTAATAATTCTCCTTCATTAACAGCTCAAGAAGTTGGACGTATTGTTGCAGTAACAGAAACTAAGATACGTAGACAAGAATTAGCTTGGGATTCTAAGATTAGAAAAGTATTTAAGGAATTTTATAAATTTAAAGATCAAAACCGTTTAATAGGTGGAGAAGTAAAATATTTTGATAATCTATTTAGAAGAGATGAAAATGGTAATATTACAAAAGATTTTATGTTAAAAGACATTAATGATAGTTCTTTAGCTAAAGAAGAAAAAGCGTTAATAAAAACATTTACAGAAATTGTAAACCAACTTCGTTTTGAAGGAAATCCTGGACGTTATCAACAAGCAATAGAAGACGGAACTTATTATCAAGTTCCTGTAACTATTGGTTCTATGAAGTCTCAATTCCATAATAAAGGTTTTAAAGAAGGTCTTAAAATGGAGTATCAAGAAGTTACTAATATGTTAAGGCTGTTTGAGGAACAAATGAAGGATTTTGATCTTGCTAAAGATGCGCAAAGAGTATATAACAAATTTAAAATTGGAAATGATACCCGAGAGCAAATTATATCAAATCATGGAATAAATAGTCTTGAAACTCAACTCGAAGATTTATTAAGAAGCTATATTCATGCATATGTTGCAGAAGCAGAATACAATGATATTATTCCTCAAATTCAAGGAATTAAAATAGCATTACAGTATAATCAAGCAATGTATGGACAAGAAGCAGAAAACTTACTTGAATTTCTTGATAAGTATCTAACAGTTAATATCTATAATAAACCTATTATGGATAAAGGTTTACAACCTGTTTATAAAACTTTAGCTACAATTAAGAAATTTACTACTGCTACTGCTTTAGGTCTTAACTTAAGATCTGGACTTCGAGAAATGATGCAAGGTATGTGAATTCATATTAGTAGAGCTATGACAAATGCTTATGGAAAAGATCAATTTTCTGGGAAGGATTTAGCTGAAGCTTGAGGAATTATCTTTAAAGATAGTCCAAAGCGTATTGCTACTTTAACAAAAGTTGAAGCTTTAAATGCAGACTTTGGTATGGCTAATATGGACGCCGACATAGTTCAAAAAGAACTCAGTCAATCTCGTAATGGTATTAAGAACTTTAATTCTGATATGTTATATGTTTGTAATAGAGCTCCTGATGTATATCATAGAATGGGCTTATTAATTGCAAAAATGATTCATGATGGATGCTGAGAAGCATATAGTTTAAATTCAGATGATGAATTAGTATATGACTTTAAGAAGGATAAACGTTTTAATGTGTTTACTGCTGCAGGAGCTGATGTAAATTCTGAAGCTTATAAGAGACAAGAAGGATTATATGAAGCTTATAGACAGCAATTCAATCAAGAAGGATGAAATATTGAAAAAGGACAACCGTTACCTAGAGCCTATACTGTTAGAGAAGCAACAAGTATTAAGTCTTTTGCAGAACTTTGTTTTGGACACTATGATAAAAATACTCAGATGCTTGCTAAAAGTATGTTTATGGGAGCTATGATGTTACAATTCCGTACATTCCTTTCTGCTAAACTTGAACAATGGATTCTTAAACCTGGAACTTATGATCAAGGTAAGTTTGTAGAAAAATTTGATGAAAATGGAGTTCGTTATGTAATGATTCAATCAACAGGAGAAAATGGGTTACCTACTACAAGAGTTGATCTTGAAACAAATGTAAAAGAAGGAGAAACAGCTACTCCTTATGTAGAATGGCAAGGAAGATTTATTGAAGGTATTGCTTATTCTATGATTGATTTTCTAAAAGCTATAGGTAAAATGGATTATAATGAATTTAAAGCATTATGAGCTAATCCAACTAAAAAGGCTAATTTTTATTTATTCTTAACTGATTTAATATTTATGAGTCTAATAATGTGGATGATATATGCAGTATTCCTTTCAGAAGAAAATAAAGAAGAATTAGGAGCATTAGGACACTTAGGAGCTATGGCTTTATATACATCATTTCAAGATGGTCCAATTCAAAATATTGTTGCACAATTTGCAGGAGACTTAAATCCACCTGCATACTCTATTATTAAGAATATTGTAAATCAAAGTACAGCTGTTATTACTGGAGATAAAAATCTCTGGGAAGGAGCTACAAGTACATTTGGATTTATGAGTGATCTTAAGTATATTGGAGATAAATTAGATTAAAAAAATAACCTCTATCCGCATAAGCAGATAGAGGCAAAAGAAATCCCCTTACTCGCAATTAAGCAAGTAAGGGGATTTTTCATAGAAGTAAAACAATTTATTTTTTAAAGATCAACACCTGGTAATATTATATTTTCGCTCTTAGAATAATCAATAAATATATGCCAAACAAAGAGTCCGTTTTCAGTTATACATGAACCAACATATAATTTATTACTAGCATCAAAAGCTTGACCAGTACCAATTATATAAACATCAACCTCTATTGTTGATTTATCATCTGTATCTATTATAGCTCAAATTGTAGGTGTATTTCTTTGGCTATCAACATATAAAATTTCTGCACTACTAGGTAACTTAATCGTTTGAGGATAAGTAAAATCTAGAGGATATTTATATATAATTTTATTCATTATTTCTTAGCTTTTTTACCGCCATTACAAATGGTACAAGTAGAAGTACCTGATTTCTCTCCAATATTAAAAACACGAATAAATTTTCCGTATTTTTCATCTTGAAACTCATGTGTAATTTTATTATCTGCGCAGTTTTTACAAAACTTAATTTCAGTAGCCATATACAATATTTTTACATTTATTAAATAATTCTTTTAATGTACCATTATTTACTAACGATATATCAAATTTATGTTTTTTATAAAGAGTATCTAGTTCTCTTTCTGAAGAATGTAAACCTATACTACAACCTTTTCTTGTTACATGAATAATAAAGGCATTGTATTCTTTTACTACTTCATTTTCAATTGCAAATCTTTGATCTGCAATTACAATATTACTTTTATTTCCACTTTGAAGTGTTGAATATATTCATAATTTATCTCCAAAATATTTACGCATTATATCTGTACCAAAATATTGTAATATTTGTCTAATAGATAAATTATATTCTATAGCTAAATTTCTATTTTCTTTTTTTAATTCTCTAGCAAATACTTTATCTGTAGGTTCGTTTCCAAAAGTTTTTACTCTACTATCGTAAAGTAAAAACTTCTGAAAATCAAAATGATAATATTCTTTAAATTCTCTATCATCAAACTTACTCTTATCTACATTCATCATAATAGATAACATTTCCTTTAGTTTATCTGCATAATGTACTATCTTTCAACGCTTTGAAATCATAAACGGTACAGGAGTAAAATTTAATGCAGAAGCAATATTATAAGAATGTAAACAAGTTGGAGTATTTAATAAATAGTTTAGATATTTAGCAACTTCATCTTTTCCACTTCCTTTAAAACCTTGAATAGCTATTATATTTTTCACTTATTCTAATGTAAAATCGAAGTTCATAGGTATAGCATCAAGTTGCGACTTATGTTCAGCCCATTTCTTTTCAAAACTTTTCTTGAGTTTGTCTATAACTATCTTTCTAGCCTTTTCTTTATCTGCATCATTTGTACTACTTTTATAAAGTTTATTTATAATATTATCAGTAATGCCACTATAAACCTCTCTTTCAGAAATTCCTAATGTATTTAAAATTTGTTGAAATCCTACACTTTTAAAAGCAGAATTACTTGTAATAGTATTCCAGTTACTCATAAGTAGAATACCTACAGAACAAGCTGAATCTGGAATATTATATCCAGAGAGTAATTTAATACCCATACCTACAACAGTAGGATCTTGAGAACCTAACATTCCAGATAAAGATTTAAGATCGTCCTCTGTAAGATTAGATAAATTATTACTTACAAATTTATCTAATTCTGTATCATATATTACTTTCATATAATTATTTAAAATATTATTAACTTGCTCATACTCTGAATTATCTGTAAAGAAACAGCATTTACCTGAATAAAATAATGTACAGTCTGCAGGAATAATTCCCTCAGCCATTACTGCTGAAGCAAACTGTTCAAGAGGATCTGAAGAGCTAGTATTTATCGCTTTATTAATAAAGTTGTTTAAGTCTTTAGTAGAACTACTTTGATAACAAGCTCCAGGTTTATGATCAATTAGATAATAAGTATCTTCTGATGGAGAATAATATAATTTAATGTTTTTATCCCTTGGAGCACCTCCTGAACTATATTTAGGCGTATATACACTATATTCTACTTTTGGCAATATACAAACATCTGCTTTTGCAGCAGTTAAACTACGTTTTATAGTGGTAGCTTCGCTTAGTTTAAATCGAGGATATTTAGATTTAGGATCAAAATATACTCTTTTCACTCCAGCTAAACTTGTTAAAGTTTTAGAAGAAATGATAGTTTCTATACTATCACTATCTCCTAAATACATACCAAATACTTTTTCTGCACAAAAAGGACTAGTATAATAGCAATCGTCTCCAATATGTTTTTTACTCCCATTAACATCATAAACAACAATCATATCTGCAAGGCAAGTGTTACTTATGTTGTTATAACAGTAACCATTATTACTATTTCCTTGTCTTCTATAATAGTCACAAACAACTATTCTTAATTTTGTATCATTTAAATTAAATAACATATTATATTAATTTTCTAGCTACTTTAGGATTTAATAACAATTTATTGCATCTTGTAGGATGATTTTTTTGGAGAGTTTTAATTAAACTGAAAATCAAATCCTCAGAAAATAACATCTTATCATGCTCAATAATTTTAAGAATTCTATCAACAGCTACTTCTGTTTTACTACCTTTTGTATCAAAATATAGATTTACAAAATTACAGAATCGAGTTGTTAAAACTGCAGCAATATCTGCACGATAGTTAGTACCATCATATACTTGTTTTGCTAATTCTCCTTTAACATAATCCCAATCTTTATTTAACATTGTATCTGGGTCCATTAATTTATCTAACTTATTAGCAATAAATGTAGTAAATAAGTTTCCAATAACGTTTTCTTCAGAAGTAAAACAACCTTGAGCAATATTAAGAATTAAACCTAAAGTATTAGTATCTGACCAATCTTTAAAACCTGAAATAGTATTTGCAAAGGTTACTAAACTTCGAGGATTAACTTTTTGTACTCCTCCCTCCTTGTTCATAATCTCAGGATAAGATAATACGAAATTGATAAAACGACCATCAATACCCTCTTTCTCAGCCCAACGAGCCCATACATCTTTATCAAAACCTAATTCGAAACTAATATATCGAGTCTTTTGGGCATTATCCATAGAATTAACATTATAATCACCATTATCAGGATTTGATGTTAATATAATTGTACAATTAGGAGGAAGACTCCATGAAATATATTCTCCTCGGTCAATAAGCTCCATGGTAGCTTGTATAAATCTAGGCATTATTGTTATCGTATAGGCTCTTTATCCTATACTTCTACGTCTTTTCTTAGGTTATAACGTAGTTCAGACTATATCTTCACTATATAAATAGTGTAGCGCACTCGTGGTACTTTACCATCCATTCCTGGACTCCATGTACTAGTCGTTGAACTTTCTAATTATTACTAATTAGCTTAGCTGCTGATTGACCTCCTCAGGCTTTTCCAGCAATTCACGCTATTTTATGCGGACCTCTAGATTTTATACTTTCATTTATATCCTCCTGCAGTAAGATTTTTTCTTATAGCACGAGATATATTACAAATTTTTAGTTCTTTTTCAGCATCTGTTTTAGAATCTCACTCTTTAATAAAAACATTATCAAGTGAATATTGAATAACAGGTATTTTCTTATATTTCTTTTTTAGTTTAGAAAGATTTTCTTTTAATTCAAATGATCATCTATATCCACCAGCAGTATAACTACGATTATTACATACACTACATATTGCAGTAGTATCTTGGTTAGTAGATATAGCTGCATCTGTTATCGATTTATAACTTTGAAGATATTTTCCTTCTAAACTATACTGATATACCATTTTTATATTAACTGGAGAATGTGTCTCATAATATTTCTTTTTAGAGATACTTATTCTATGTTTATATTCTTTATCTCTAATGATATTCTCAGGGTCTAAAATATGATTTATATAAGGTTTAATACTATTTATATAGTATTTTTCTCTACTAATTCTATTTTCCTCAAGACAAGTTTCTATAACTTCAAAATAAATATTATCAATGCCATACTTGTTATACAAATTTTGCATAGTATGATTGTGATGTTTATTTTGTTTTAAAGTAATTAGATGTTGTCTTAATCTATGCTGAATATTTTTTGAACTTCCTATATATTCTTTATCGTGGATCTTTATTTTATAAATTCCACAAACTTTTTTATAAACTTTAATCTTTTGTAATGTTAGTTTTTCCATATTTTTAAATTTATATCAAAGATACTAAATTTATTCAGGGAAACAAAACTTTACAATATATTTTTTAATCCGCACGATTAAAGTCATCAAGAATTAAAATTGTGCCATTTTCATTTCGAGAAGTAGGAACCCATGCAGGAAGAGCGTATCCCATTCGAGATATATTATCTTTAATTCTATAACCCTCTGCAATATAAGAATCTAGTACATCTGCAGATACCCAAAGACATTCCTCATCCTTAATTACTATTTCATTTTCTACAACAGGCATTCCATCATCATCAAGTCTAGGACGCTCTGTACAAACATAATACTCTTTAATTGGAAAACCAATAAGATCACCTAATTCCTCTAACTGAGAAAGATTAAGTTTAATACAGTCCATTCCTCTTTCTTGAGCTAACTGAATGATAGCAGAAGTTTTACCTAAACCAGATTCACCTACTACTTCAATTGCAGTAGTCTTTTTATGCTCATTATATAATCGTTTATTATTATCAATAATATAACTAGCTAATGTTTTTAATTCTTCAATATTAATTGTATTTATATTTTTCTTCATATTTTATGGTATAAAAATAGTATGTCCTGGATATTTTTGGGTTTTATGCCCATTACTTGTAATAACCCACATCATTTGTCGCATAGGTTTGAATGTGTCTAATGGAGCATAACCGTCAGTAAAAAATACTAAGGTAGTATATTTATTTAGATTAGCGTTATAATAATCTATTACAGGTTTAAAATCTGTACCTCCTCTACCTGTAATTTTTCCATCAAACTTTCCTTTATATTCATATATTTTATGAATATCGGCATCACATTCTACAATAGTTACCATAGACCCAGTTTTATATATGTGATAGATTTCACTAAAGAAATCTTGTAATTCTGAATCACTTACAGATCCAGATGTATCAATTCCAACAAGAATATGTTGTTTATGCTTTACTTTGATTCCAGCACTTCCAACAAATCTATTAGACTCTTTTCGAAGAGATTTTTTTGTATACGTTTTAAATGAATTTCCTAATAATCTTCGGAAATACATTTTCCAATTAAATATAGGAGGATCTACTTTAAATAATGCATCAATTATTGATTGAAATTCTCTTGGAATGCTACCTCTACTTTTAGTAGTAGCTGTAGCTGCTTCTTTTAATTGATGCTCAGTTTGATTTTGCATTAATTTTTTTCCTGCTTCATCAAGATTTTGATATTCTTTCCAAGACTTATGATCATCAGCTCCTCCACTAATTCCATCAAGACCTTGTATTGTGCCTCTATTCCCACTACCTGATCCTTTCTGTCCAGATTGAGAATTTTTTTGTGCATATTTTATTAGCTCTTCATAATAATATTTTGCACCTTTGTCCTTTTCTAAGTTTTTTACTAAATCAGGATATTTATCTTTTAGTTGATCCCACATATTATCAGGAACATCTTTTATATATTGATCACAAACTAAATCGCAAGCAATATTGAATAGTTTGTGGTCACTAATTCGAAGTTCTGATTCAATAAACATGTGGTTAAAACATATATGAATTAGCTCATGTTTTAATAAACCTAACTGCTGATTGTCAGTTAATTTATCTCAGTAATTAGGATTTATAACTAGTTTAGAATTTACTCCATTTCTAGAAACACAAGCTGTATCTACATATGTATCAGATATTTCTTTATTTAAATTAAGAAGAAAGAGCCCATAAAAGGGCTCTCTAATCATTAATTCTTTACATGCTTTAATGAGTTGCATATCTTATAATTTTAATCTTCATGTGGAAATTTATCGATTTTTTGGCATCTAATATTAGATAATAAACAACCTAAAGCTTTAGCTTCATCATCGTATCCACTATATATAACTATACCTTCTTTATTTCATACAGTTACAGTATTTGTTTTAGAATTTCAATCTGCATAAAGATGTTTAAAAGAATGTTCTTGTTCTTCATCTACATGATCATACTGTACTGTTTCTTTATAATGGCTCATTTTAAATATAATTTTTCTCCTTAAACTGTATATACAGTTTATCTGCTAGCTCTGCTGCTTGGGGATGAGCTCCTGTTGCTCCGTATAATGGACTACGTAACTTAAAGAATTCTTTCCATTGTTCAATCGTTCCAGTCATAACTAGTTCTGTTTTAAGAGAATTAGGAAGAACTGTTCTTGCTTGTTGGGGAGTCCAAGGATTATTTCTAAACCCTGTCTTATATCTCTTATCAGGTATCTTATCTTCCCATTTTTTAAGCAAATCCAAATAATGAGCTTCTGCCCATCTTAAACTATCTATAAATAACTGATTATAAGTATTGTCATCATAGTTATAATCTTCTAACCAACATGGTTCAATAAAAGTAAGTTCATTACCAAACTTATCTTTGCTATAATTACAGTATCTTGTACTTTCCTGAGCAAAGGAAAATACTCTCAATTTGTTATGTATAAGCTCTTTATCTTATACTCTCCTCTTTTCAGAGGAGTATCAGACTATATCATCATCCATTTCTGGATGCTCCGCACTCGTGTCTAAATTATATTCTATTCTAACATTAATTTCTGTAATTCAATACAATCTTGTTGCAGATTAGCTTCTAACAACTTGTTAGGAAGCTTATCTAAATAAGATATACCAAATATACCAATAGGAACATTATTATAATCTCTTATTAATTTACAAATAATATATTTTGTGCTATTAATTCTAGATAAAACAGGATCAACCTCTTCAAGTTTTCCTATAAAACTATCATGGATTCTTAAATAATATGGTAAAGTACACCAACTTAGGTTAAAATCAGTATACTGATATTTAATAGATTTAGTTTGTTTATCACAAAGTTCAAATCTCATAGAACCACACATATAGCCATTGATATCCGTATGATACTGTATTATCCATATTCGATTTCCTTGATACTTATCTAAGTATATAGATAATAGCTGCTTAATTTTCTTATCTGTATCAGCTCGCTGTAATAAGTATTGTTTGTGTTTTTGAATATAATTATTGTGTTCTTCAAACAATGGACTAGGATTATAATATATTCTACAACTAAGTAGTATTATTAAAATTAATTTTGTCATAGTTTCATTAGTTAGTCGTTGAACCTTCCAACTTTGTTAAAGGTTGGCTTGGCTGCTGATTAGCATGCATTATTATGTTTAGCTTTCCAGCAATTCACGGAGTTTATTTTTCATAATATTACTATTATGCGACACAAAGTATTTTATGCCTTACAAATTCATGGGAGACACCACGATCACAAATAAACTTTACTGTAATTCGTTTTTCATGATATTCAGTAGGTTCACAGAGATATTTTAAATCGTCAAGCCAGTCATTTTCATATAAAACTCTGTAATTAGTTGTGATATGATAATTACCATAAGAATCTATATTAATAACTGAGTAAGAATTAGAAAGGTATTGTTCAGTTACCCAATTATCACCTATTACATTGTAAGCATGATCCTTATGAATATAAAGATATACAGTGCCATGTTCAAGCATAGCAGTATGCTGTCTATCCTTAATCATATTAACAAATTTCTCTGCTGAGTCTTCTGTAATATGATCCTCTGATTTATAGCATGTACGCCCTGCTTTCTCAATTTGCTTATAAATTCCTTGAATTCCTGAGCCTTGTTCAAGTATTTCTATAGATGGTTTAATTAGTCTCATATTCTTTAAGCTTATTTTCGAGATCTATTTTAGAAATACTTCCTACATGGCGCCAAACTTCTACATTATCTTTAGTAATAATCAATACTGGAATATTTCTAATCTTATAATTTGTAAGTACGACAGGATCTACTTCATCTACATCGATATCTTCTATAGTTACTTTATCTTTAAGTTCTTCAAGAATAGGAGTTAAAGATCGACAAGGTGCGCAATATGAAGCTCCAAATTTTAACAATTTTAACATAATAATTTCTTTATTTTATATATAGATATTTTTAGGCTATAAGAAGCATGTTTTAAAGATTGATACGTAATTCCATTAATAACAATCTGTTTCCCTCGATGAATGGGTTTTTCTAATGTATTATTTTCATCGACATATTTAAATATGTAATTATTACAGGATTTATTTTTACCATTTAAACACTCACTAATTCTTCAATTTGGAAACTCTTTTTGGAATTCTTTTCTAGAAGATCATGTTTTTATTAAATTCATATTTAAATCATATTGATTTATTGGTTTTAGAGAAATAGGAATTACTGAAGATTGTGTAATTATTTTATTATAACTAAAAATAAATCCACATGCTGTTTTAGTTCTATATTTAGGATTACAACAATTAGTAATAGTACTTTGAGATACTTTATAAAATTCTGCTGCCTCTACTGCAGAATTTCATTCTTTTAGAAATTTTCCTTCCAAAGAATATTGATAAACTTTTTTAGAAGTATTTACTATTGAGTGCAATCCTCCATCTAGAATGTTATAACACTTACCTCCGTTTTTATATTTAGCGATAAAAATTTTCTCGTAATTTTCTGCTTCTTCTTGAGTTAAATTTGAAAATATAATTTCATGTTGAAAGTTGTTTCAACCATACTTTTGTATAGCATTATAAAAATGAGGATTTCTTTTATATCCAAAACCATTATTTCATCTAACTATAGGATTTTGTTTAGTTATCCCAATATAAATTCCTCCAGAAGGACTTGTGTGTTTATAAACACATCACTTATTATTTTTCATATTATATTATTTTTTAGTACATTATGATGTTACAAATATATAAATTTATATTCATAATATCAAATTGCATTAAAAATAATTCATTTATATATTATGTTCTTTAATAAGGAGTACCGATCTATCTTCTTTATATTGATATGATATCATATTTTCTGGAGTATCTATTTCTAACTTTGCACTTTGTGATTGATCTGCACAAAAATCTGCTTTAAGTTTTTCTACTTCTTCTTGAGATTTAACTAATATAGTATTAGAAATATCACATCCATAAGCACAATCATCTCAATAATATATTAATTCATAAATTTTCATTGTTTTAGAATAAAGTTAATTGTTTATTTTTAAAGAAACTAACAATTTTATTAGCGGCTGATATATAAAATCTATAGTTAATATTACTTGGAATTGGTTGATCTTTTTCAATAGTATTCATAATAGTAACTCCAGAATCAGTTAATAGTTTAATATAATTTGATCGGTGATTATTAGAATCTACCTTACATTTATATAACCATGGTCCATCATTAGAAATATAATATCTATTAATTCTTTGAATTAATTTACCATCATATTCAACTGAATAATCTCTGCTTACTTTCTGATAGGTAATAAACTTATTAATGTCCTTACAATTTCTAATTGTTTCTTCAACAGGGACTTTATCTACTAAACATTTATTAACAGATTCAGGAATAATCATAGCATCCATTCCTTTTCCAAGTTTAACTTCATCTATAAACATTCCTTTCTTTTTCAGTAACTTAGGATCTTTTGTTTCAGAATAACCTTCCTTTACTGCAAGATAATCATTAATTGCATATTGATACATAGCTTCAAAACGATCTTCCTCTAAAGTTAACTTTGTTAACTTTTCCCATTCTCTACAAATGTTTTGAAACTCAACTTCCTTGTCTTTTGGGCGCAGAACAAATAAGCCATCAGTGTTAGCTTGAACAATTTTACAACCTATTGCAATTAGCTTCTCAGCTAACATTAATAATAATAATTGACCATTAATTCTACAAAATTTTCATGTAAAAACGCAACTTTTTACACAGTTCTCTTATGAACTTCTATATATTTCTATATAGTTAAGACTATATCTTAATCCTATTTTTAGGATTCTCTCCATTTCCATCACCATTAGCTTGTGATGTACTCCCATTTGGGATAGTCGTTGAACTTTTAAAATTACAATATATTTTGTTTATTTTTTCCAAGAACTCTTTTTTACGAGAAAATTGAGAATGACAATGTTTACACTCTATAATGTAATACAAATGTTTTCTATTCATTTTCTCATACCTTTCTAAATCGAATTTAATTACTTTAAATTCATCGTTTTCTCAATTAAGTTCCTTATTTTTATACATTTATTATAATTTTACTTAGCTGCTGATTACCATGAGTAATTTTACTTTTAGGCTTCCAGCAATTAAAAGAGTTTATTATTCTATATATTACTATATAGCCAGACTAAAATTAATCTGCATAACAGTAAATGGACTATAGCAAAAATTGTGCTCATTTTGCAAATTTCCACTTAATCCATTAAGAGCTAATTTTAATGTTTCATTCTTTACTTTATTGCCATTATGCTTAGCTTCAATACGTTCATCTTTAATTTGAGAGTAAACTTCAAGGAACTCTTTACCTAAATGTTGGGGATAAAACTTATGTTCTATAATCATACTAGGATATAGAGAAGCTACATCTACATCACTGAGTATCTGATTTTCATTAGGTATTATTTCCTCAGGTTTATTAACAGAATGTATCATTTTTGTTATCGTAAAGGCTTTTTATCCTTTACTTCTTATGTTATTGTAGTTCACATAAGTTCGGCGTACCTTTTCAGTATTACTACTGTCGAGAACTCTTGGGAGAATTATATTTATTCATCTCCTACGCTCTACACTACCTTACAGCCTTTCGCAATCTATAAGGTTAGCACGGGGTTATAGTATTTTCTTTTTAGATAGTATTCGCAATTTATATTATTAGCAAAATATTCTTCTATGAATCTTTTTCCGCCATATTACGAAAAATTATCTAAATATACAACTCCTTCCCCGTTTTTTCTCGATTATGTGGCATACATTTTACCACCAACTCCAACACAATACTCTAGACCGTCTAATATAAAATGTTTTTCATATCCTTTTCTTCCTGGAGATACTGTTTGTTTTTTCATTTCTTCTAATACAGACTGAAGAATAGGAGTGTCAAATTTAACAATTGGAAGAATAACTTTCCTCAAATCAATCATATCACAAGGAGAACGTAAGTCTTTAATCTGTTTCCAGGTCTGACCAGTTTTCTCAAGATATTTCTGAGTAATAATTTTCATACCAATGTTTACACCATCCTTATTAAGTACCTTAACTCCATATTCATCCTCAATAGCAATTCTTAAATCAATATCTCTTTTACATCGATTTAATAATTCTTCAGTAGAATCGACATCATTAACATTATAACTAATCATGTTTGGAATTTCAGATGCAGGAAGCCAAGATTGGAAGTCTCCTTCATACTCTTGAACGTTACGAAACTGCATGGTTACTTGCATTTCTTTTAACCCTACTCGCAATTTTTGAGAATATAACATTGTAAGTAAATCAAGAGTTTCAAAATAGATTTTATATTTCCACTTACTTCAAGACGTAAAATTACCATCTGTAGAACGAATTATTTCATTACTCAATTTATATAATGAAGTACAGATTGTATAAGTATCAAGAGTTTCCATTTTTTTATGATAATCAATAATATAATTAATTATTGGATTATCATAATGTAAGTTATTATCAATTTTGTTATCTTATGAGCTTTTATCTCATAATTCTATATATTACTATATAGTTCAGACTATATCATCATCTTAAAAAGATGTCGGGCGCTCGTGTTTATATTATTGTTTGCACTACTCAATAATTAGTCGTTGAACGTTCTACATACTTATTGTGCTTCTGTAGCTTCGCTGCTGATTGTCCTCGTCTTTACGTTAGGAGTTTCCAGCAATTCACCCGATTTTCTGCATTATTAGCAGGGACATTTAAGAAATCTTTAATATATTGCTTAACTGTATCTTCGTCTATATTATACTTAATCTCTAACAAATGAAAATTGTTAATTTTAGTAAAGAGTCTCAATTGTTTATCTCGCATTAACTGCTTTCGAAATGCATCTTTGCCTCCAAATTGTTCTGAAATATAATAATGTTGCATTCCATTATATTCAATGAAATACGTCTCTTTATCTAAATCAATTACAAAGTCAATTCTAAAGATTCTGTTAAATAAGTCTGATTTAAAAGATACTTCTGTCTTAAACGGTATTTTTAATTTAGTTAATATTCTAGTAACTAACATTTCTCCTTGTGACTGTTTACAATATTGACATTTATGTCCTTGTAAATGTTTATTAGGAGTTTGTAAAAATTCTCCATGTTTTGGGCAAATAATACAAATGTTCGTTTTAGCATTTATATATTGTACTTTAGAATAATCATAATAATTATTATGAATAACTTTTGCCTTTTGTATAAATTTGTTTGTTGTAGATAATTTTTTCTTTACTCTATTATCGTGCCCACACTTTGGACAGCCTTGTCCATTACTAACATGAACATGTGCATTAATAGTAAAATCTCCATGGATAGGACAAGTAATAATTACATTAGAATCAAATCCACTATAATTAGTTTTTGAATAATCATAATAATTATTATGCTTTTTATTTGCCCGTTTAATATACTCTTTAGTACTAATAACTTTTAAATTATTAACATATTCATGAGCACATTTTGGACAACCTTGCCCTTTTAAATGGTTTGACGGAGTTTGTCAGAATTCACCGTGCCTATTACATATAATACACACTTTATCTTTATTTGTTTTATAATTAGTTTTAGAATAACTATATCTGTTGCAATGAATTTTATTTGCATCAAATATAAATTGATCGTTTGTTTTAGTTTTCATACTGTATGTTTTATTGTTTACAGTACAAAGATACAATTAATATTTTTAATTTCTTGCTTTATCCACAAAATATCTTATCGGTATTAAATTGAAGATCTGTAGTATAATTTTTCTCTCAAATTTCTTTTTGAGATTGATCTCGAATTGTTCAGAAGAAGTCAACAAGTTTAGTTAAATCATTTCTTCTTTCAGATATTTCAAATAAGAGACGTTCTTTAGTTTCAGAATTTTTTACTGTACAGTGAAATACATTTGGAAATATCTCAATATCATAAACATATACAGTTTTACCTCGGATTAACATTCTATTATTTCATATAATTTATTAAAATTTTCTTCCATTAACCAGAATTCATATCCATTCCAGTTAATATAATAACCTTTGACTCATTTATTTTCAGGATGTTGTAACTGAATTTTCTTAATTCTATCATAAAATTCATATTTAGTCATAGGTTCTACCTCTACATCAAAATTCTTAACTCGAGCTTTCATTAAAACGTTCCTTAAGGTTTACCTCTTTACATATCCATTCTCCATTTTTATGTAAATAATGATACTCAATCATTATTGGATCTAAATTATAGTAATCTTCTTCAGTTGGAGATATAATTGCGCCAGATCCATCTGCATAAAAACTTGTTGTATCTAAATCTGTTCCTAAACAAGATATATCTCCATTAGCAATTAGTTCAATAATATCGTTTATATCATTCCAATTATCATGTAGAGTTTTCCCAACACCTTCTGGATATCCATCAAAATGACAATAAATTGAACTAACACTACCATATGGATTTATCATTCCTATTCTAGATCTAGTGGACATAAGATTGTAGTATTAGTGTTAAATACAATAAATTTTCCTGTAGAACTATATTATTGAGTAAACACAATTTATTGTATATCTGGATATAAATATTATATATTCTTAACATTTCTTTAACTTTTTTAATCAATCCTCTTCTACAAAGTATGAAGAAGGGCCATACTGATCAATTCAACCTTCATCATTAACAAGATGCGCATGACAATCAAAATCATCATAACTCATTAATTCTTGAACTTCAGGCCACTCAATAAGTATATATTTCATATTATATTTCGTCTAATTCTTGTTTTAGTAGCTCAGGATAATATTTTCGATAAAATATATGTATTGTATCTTCACCTACTTGTAAATCCCTATTTTTATCCCGTTTAACAGCTTCTTTATATGGAATAACTATTTCCTTATATTCAATATTTGCATCGAAATTTGAGGCAATTTCTTCCCATTTAGCCCTAGTTTTAGGGTTAAGATTAGTAGCATCAATTATAACGTTATAACCTTGCTCTAAAGCAGAGGTAATAGTTGTTTCCTCAAGAGTATTAATTAACTTTTCCCGAGACGGAATCCAATAATCACCGCACATAAGTCGGAGATCGTCCCTATTCACCCGAATCCAAGTAGACTTTCCCTTCACGAACTCTTTAGACCACGAAGTTTTGCCACTAGCTGGAGGTCCAACCATTACAATTATTGTTAATTTATTTTTTGTCATAAAATTGCTTTATATACATAGGATGGACTTCTGTTAGAAAAGTACTTAAATCTTTTTGGTACTTATTTTTCATAAGTTCTTCAAGATTAGATTCTCTAGAAAACACATCTGGACGATTTACTTTAAACTCTCTAAGAATTTGTAATGCCCAATTAACTTCTATATACTTTTCTAAAGGAGTAATACTAGGATCTTTAATAATATAATTTCTAAACTTAACTAAATCAGGTTTTACATAAACATTAAGATATTCTTTTATCTTTCCTTTTTTATTAAGTGTAGAACATACATATGGTAAAAGATCCCCACAATCAGTTCTTTGAAACCAATCTTCAAAAGAAAAATATAAACAATGTTTTTCTTTATCATATTTGGTTTTAATGTTTCCAATGATAACTAAAAGATCAGTTTCAAAAAGAGAACAAGGAATTTTATAAATATACTTAATATCCTTGTTCTCTTTTAATTCCTTAATCTCTTCTTTATTCATTAGGTTTTATAACTCTAGGATGTGCTTCAATAGATGAAAGTTCACAAGGAGCACTTTCTAATAAATCATTATAAAATTCCTTATATGTATTATATATTTCTAATTTAACTTTTTGAAGTTCTTCAAAATCTAAATCAGATACTTCAAGAGCAATACTAGTACATGGATACGCTCCAAATACAGTATCTTCAAAAGTACGATATATAATTATCCTAAATTTTAAGTTATCTGATTCAAAAAGATCTTCTGTAATATCGCTACATGGATAAGAATGATAAGATCTATCATCTTTTTCAGTCCATTGAATTCTATATCGATAAGCGTTATCAGAAGTATGATAATACATATATTTATTACCTATAGCTTTTGGAGTTAGATCGAATATACAATGTCGAAAAAGTTGATCAATTTTTTCTTGAGATAGGTTAAACGGTTGTTTCATTTTCTTTTTGTTTAGTTTGTTCTTTAATTACTTTATCAAAATACTTAAACATTTCTTCCTGAGGAAATAATGTTTGAAGTTGATCAAGTGTAAGTGCTGTATCTTTATTAACTAATTCTGAATATTTATCTGATACAAATTCAAATAATTCCTCAATAGTAGCAAATTCATTTACAGAATCATTTAAAATAAAATTCCATATTTTTTCAGAAACATTCTCTCCAAAATACAACGTTAAAGCTATATCAAGAGCATGTTCTAAATAATACCACATCTCACTACTTCTAATATCAAAACCTAGTCTTTCAAAATTCTCTGCTTCATTTAAAGCAGTACGATAACTTGAAATTAAATCTTTAAGTTGCTTTAATGTAAGTTTCATTATAAATCAGTTTTATCTCGTAGACTTTTGAATACTGGAAGATTTGGAACTGCATTTTCTGTTGCAGTATATCCAAAATACTTTACTGTACCCATTTGTCCTATTAATTTGTCTATATTTTCTCGATATCACTTCTTTAAAGCTCTATCTCCCATAGGCTTAGCTTCAAATGGATATCCGTCCTTTGTTTTCATATTAAAAACAAAATCCTCTTCTCGAAGGCCATCAGTCATTCCAGTTATTTCAAATTCATCATCCTGGAACATTTTTACTTTTAGCATTCGCTTATCTCGAGCTCCACATTTATATTTTTCATTTGGATCTCTAATAACTAAACCTTCATAACCTTCAGATATATACTGATTATGAAGTTGAACAATTGCATCCTTTCCAGATACACTTTCATGATTAACTACTACAACTCTATTAGGAATAATAGAACTTAAACTCATACATTTATCTAACTCAGTTAGAATTTTTAGTCTTTCCTGAAAAGTTTTAGTTTCATCAACTATATCATAAACATAATATTGAAGTTCTTCGTGTTTTTCACAAAGATCTTGTAATCTAACAATTCCACTAATATAAGATAGAGGCTTTCCATGAATATATAATTCTCCATCTAATACTACATTTGGATTATTATTAAAAAATTGATTTAAGAATGTATTCTTACGAATATAAGTTGTAGGAGTATCATAATCTTTACCTCCTCTAGAAGAAGTATAAACTTCCTTATCCTTATAATACATTAGACATCGTACCTTTTTGTTTTTTAGAAGCTCTTTATCTTCTAACTCTATAAATTTTATTCTTTATAGTTCGGACTATATCTTAATATATGGTTGTATATATTTTATAATATTTTTAGAAAACTTTTGTAACTCGTCAAACGATGCGTTTTGCTTCATAGCATTAGCTTTAAACGAAATTATCTGAATATTTCCTTTTACATATCCTTTAGTTGGATCTATTTTATCAATAGAGGGAGTATGTTCTGGATTACTATTCTTATAATTTTTGTTTAAAACTAGTTCTGTTTCTAAAATTGGGCAATACTTAGGAATAATTATATCTGTTTCTTCTATATTAAAAGGAATATTTTCTTTAATCGCTCTAGATTTTGCATTTCTTCACATTTTATGTATGTATTGCTTTTCTGTCAGTTGCATTACATTAAAGTGTTTTCTTGCCCATTCAGACTTTTGTTCTTTTACTTCTGGTCTATTATTATATTCAGTTCAACTCGCTTGAACTTTTTTACGATTATCTCTTTTTCAATTCCTTCGCATTTCTAGTTCTTTTGCCCATCTATTTGGATCTTGTTTAATTTTAGCATGATACTTTTTATCTTCCTCTTTTTTACATTCCTTACAAAGATATCCGTATCCAGTTTTATTTCTATTATCTTTTACAAAAGACTCAATAGATTTAATTTTCTTGCATTTATAACATTTTCGTTCCATAATTTTATTAATTTATTACAAATATAATAAAACTTCGAACTCCATCCAAATATTGTACCATATATTTTCCGCGTTCGTGGTATTTTACTATCTACTTCGTAGACTCCATATACTAGTCTCTACACCTTCATTATATTACTATAATGCTTGGCTCGGTATTCCCATCTCAGGGTTCACCGAATTAACGGAATTTAAAGACGGCATACTATAGGCTACCGTCTATCTTTCTACTCCCATATCATTTATTGTCTAATATATTTTGTTTAGATTTTGGGAGACTATCAACACTAAGAGCCAACATAGGCTTTAAGTTTCCTTTTGCGTCGGTATTCTGTTTAGGAACTTTTAAATCTACTTCTGATTCATCTGTTATATCTTTTATTTTAAGTTCCTCTTGAGATTTATACCCTTTATCTAAATAGCTATTGCATAAGCTATTATATTGTAATTCAGCTTGTTCTTTGACAGTTCTTTTAACTTTACCTTGTTCAATAGTAACTAAAGGTCGTTTAACCATTTTTCCATTCAATACGCCAGTTTCTCCAGTTATTGAATAGAATTTTTCATTCGATTGAATATCAGTATGTTCATTTAAATTTAGTTGAACTACTCGAATCTTATTATTATTGTCTCTTTTAAAGAAGTAATTTGTCATATTATCTTTGATATAAATATATATCATTAGTAGTTCGAGATAAAGCTACATATTGTAATTGTCGTAATTCCTCAGGATCTGTACATTGCAAAATATTTTCCATATCAACTAATACTGCTAAATATGAAGAAGATTGTGATTTATGTGCAGATATACAATATCCGTAATCTAAAGATTTTCTCTTTATAACTCTTCCTTCATGTACTAAATCAAAAGGAGTAAGAAACGCTTCTTGAAATTGATAATAAGCTCTCCAATCTTTGCCATTTTTACTTTTTACAGCTTTAACTCTCATATTATCAATTCGAGCTGCTAAATTAGCAATATCATAACTACTATTATATCTTGAAATTATAGTAATCTCAATATCACACTCTTTAGAAGGATCATATAAAGTTAATTTATATGCTTTTAATCCTTGAAATGTAGTATCTTCAACTTCTCTAACTAAATAATCAGATGAGTTTTCAATAATACCTTGATTTTTATACATACAAGAATCATACCCAGTTAAGACCTCTCCAAAATGATACTCCTCATCATCATTAAAAACTAAACGTCTAATAATTTGATTTAAAGCTTCAATCCTTTTATTAGTATATGTGACTAATTTTATAATATGTTGATCTTCAAGATTCATTCCAACCTTAAATAGATAGCAATGCTCTTCTAACATTTCTCGAATATTATTGTATACTTTTAAAGATCCAGAATCACTATCTGGCGTAGATTCAAATCTACTAATTGGCTTAGAACGTAACGTTTCTAATATTTTTCCAATTGGAGAATCTGAAGATTGACGATATACTTTATCTAAAGTGTATTTAGTAGAATTTCTAAATGTTTTAGATACTTGTTTTTGACTTACAGGGCTTAACTGTTTTTCATCTCCAAGCCATATAATTTTACATTGATGATCAGTAGCTTGATCAATAATTAATTTATATAAATTATCATTAACCATACTACATTCATCAATAATCCAAACTGCTTTATATTGTAAATATATAGCATTTTTTTGTATAAAGTTTAACTCTTTAAGATCTAATTCAAGTATATCAACTTGTGGAGATAAACTTAATAGTCTATGAACAGTAATAGCTTCTGAATCAACTACAGAAGCTATTACGTTCTTTGACTTATTTGTAGGAGTAATTACCAAAAATGGAATATTATTATCCTTCAATATCTTCACAATTAAAGCACATATTTGAGTTTTTCCAGTACCTGCTCTACCTGATATGCACAAATGTTTAGTATCAGAATTAATCTTAATATCACTTTTAATATAGTTTAGAGCTGATTCAAGTACTTCTTTTTGCTTAGAATCTAGTTGAAATGAAAGTAATTCAGATTCTAATTTTGGTAAATCATAGTTTAAAATCATTTTAATTTACTCCAGAATGTCCTGTTCCTCCACCTCTATCAGATTGATCAGAGAATTCTTTAACAGAACGTTTTACAATCCAATTAATAAATTCAACACGCTTAAGTACTAGCTGTCCAATACGTTCTCCATCTGTTATTACAACAGGTTCAGAACCATTATTAACAACAAGTAAACCTACTTCGTCCCGATATCTTGCATCAATTGTACCTGGAGAATTAATTAAAGTAAGACCAACCTTAAAACTTAAACCAGATCTTGGGCGTACTTGTATTTCATATCCTTTTGGAATACAAACAAATAAACCTGTAGGTATAATTGCTCGAGATCTAGGTTCAAGAATAAAAGATTTTAATGGATTAACTTCGTTTTCAAATAGAAATTGGCAATCTCCTTTTGTTTTTAGTGGTTCATCTGAAGTTATTCTACTAAAGTCGACTCTAACATCACAACCAGCATCTCATTCTTCAGTATACTCTGGAAGAGTATTTTTAGAAATATTAACTACTTCAACATCGGTCATTGCATAACGAAATTCTTCACTATACTTTTTCATATTTTACTGAATAACGCTTACGAGGTTTACCCATTCTAGCACGAGTAATAGGATTTGCCATATTTTCCTTATGAGTTACTACTCTAAGATTAGACAAACGATTATCACTTCGATCTCCATTAATGTGGTCAATCTCAAAGCCTTTAGAAATCGGACCATAAAAACTTTCCCAAACTACACGAGCTCCATTAATACTCTTAGTTTTCTTATTTACTCTAACAGTATATCGAGTATAACCATTACTTAAGCATCCAACTAACTGACAATTTCTCTTACCAATAAGTTTACCACTATCAGTTACACGATAACCTTCTAATCCGTGAGCGGAAACGATTCTTTCTGTCTTCATATCTCTTAAATTTTAATCTATTAATATTTTATTATTTACAATTATACACAACGACTAAATCCACAACTCTTACATATAGTACAACCACCTTCATATATTAAATGGTCACCACAATCTGGGCAAAGTTCGTGAGATTCTGTTCCATTAACAATAAATGTTTTTATTGCTCTTTTTACTCCATTCTTCCAGGTATTTAAAGTATCAGATTCAAAATGCATACCATCAATAATCTTGACTACTTTATCTAATTCAATTCCTCCTCTTAATAGAGCAGATATTAATTTAGCATAATTCCAGTATTCTTGATTAAAGATGCGAGACAATCCTCCTAATCGATTTGTATATCCATACTTATCGACATATTGAAAATCATATCGTTTACCAAATTCATCTTTTACCTTAATAATTTTACCTTCGGTAATAGTTGAGGGAATTGGAAAATCCTCAATATTATTAATTCCTGTAAATACTTCATAAGGTCTATCATCAACTAAACCTACAAATGCAATCCAGTTTTCAGTTCCATTTTTAAATCTAATTAATTTAGCATCAATTGATTCTGGACGCTTCATTAATTCTTTACTTCCCATAGGTTTCTTAGATAAAATAGCTCCTCTTTTACAACCTGCTCTATAAACAGTTACACCTTTTAAATGATACTCTCATGCAAGTCTATAAATTCTTTCAACATCATCTATTGTAGCAGATTCAGGTAAGTTTATTGTTGAGGAAATTGAAGCATCTATATATCTTTGTAAAGCAGCTTGAACTTGAATTCTCTCTGTATAAGGAATGTTCTCTGAAGTTACTACATATTCTGGAAGTTGATTTTCAGGAACTCCTTTTGAAATGAAATTATTCTGGATAATTGGAGTATATACTTTATAAAGTTTCTCTTTATCAACTAAAGATTCTGTTTTTCTTGTATAAGAAGTTGCAAAAATAGGTTCACAACCTGTTGAAATTCCTAACATAGTAGCAATACTACCTGTAGGAGCACAAGTTAATAACTGAGAATTACATAATCCTCGTAAAAGAATATTACTTCTTAGTTCTTGATATCGGAGGTTATTTTCTTTAGTATTAAGTGCTTGAAAGAAAGGTGTATCTACAACTTTTGTATTAAACATTGGATATGCTCCTTTACTTACTGTTAGTTCATTAGAACTTTCTAAAGCTGAAAAGATCATTTCTGTTCCAATCATATTAATCCATTTAATAGATTCTTCACTTCCATATTTAATACCTAGTTTTATAAACATGTCTGCTAACCCCATTACTCCTAACCCAATTTGTCTCCAATTTTTAACAGATTCTCTTTGCTCAATAAGAGGATGTAATGGAAGACCTTCATCAAGTACTTCATTTAATGCAACTACTGCTTTTTTAACAGTATCTTTAAATCCTGCAAAGTCAAATGTTTCACATTCTGTAACAAATTCTGCAAGATTTATACTTCCGAGTAAACACGATCCCCCACTCGGCAAGGGCTCTTCAGCACAAGGATTAACTCCAGCATATTCAAAATCAGGATTATTACTTAATAAATTCCAATTTTTAATAGCATCCCAGAATAAAATTCCAGGCTCTGCATAATCTCAATTCATCTCTGCTAATTTTCTAAAAATAGGATAAGCTTCAACTTCTTTAGTTATAACTTCTCCTGTATCTGTAATAAACTTAAGAATCAAAGTTTCTGCATTAATAACAGATTTCATAAAGTTATCACTAACTCTAACAGAAATATTAGCTTTTGTAACTTTATCTAAATTTGATTTAAGTTCAATAAATTCCTCAAGATCTGGATGATCACAAGAAATAGAAATCATTAATGCTCCGCGGCGGCCACTCTGCCCAATCAATCCAGTAATATATGAATAAAAATCCATAAAACTGACTGCACCAGATGTTGTTTTTGCTGCATTGTTTACTTTAGATCCTGTTGGACGGAGATTTGAAATATCAATTCCACATCCACCTCCATAACTAAAAGTACGAGCTAGCTTAGATCCACATTCAAAAATAGACTCAAGATTATCTTGTGGAGGAGCAATTACATAGCAATTCGAATAAGTAATTTTTTTATTTTTAGAATTCAAACCTCTATTTGCTAAAATTCGTCCTCCAAAAATAAATTTCTTTTCTCTGATTAGTTTTTCGACTTCAGGATTATTATTACTTACTCGTTTAAACCACGCGTCTAATGATTCATTTTCAAATCTATATTTATTATTTCAAATTGTTATTGCAAGTTCGTCTTTATTTAACCATTCTTCTATAGTCATTTATATATAATTTTATATATAAAGAGAATAAAAGAGGCAGATTACTCTGCCCCTCTATTCTTTCTTTTACTGAGTTTTACATCAGATTGTTCTACTCCAAAGACAATATATTGCCCTTTTTCTGCCTTAGTAGAAGGCATATATTCAAGTTCAAAATCAATATCTTTAGTATTGTATACAGTTTTTGCATACACATTTTCACGAAAGTTACGAATTAAACTTTTAGCTAGATTTAACGCTTCAGTTTTGTTTACTGCTTCTCCAATCACTTCATGATTACGTTTTAAACGAATTTCAATAGTTCGATAAAGCTTACAACGTCCTTTACGTCTTGAACTAATAACTTTATAAGGCTTCTTACGAGTATCTTTAGTGCCAGATTTTATAGCAATAATAATACCAGCACCTTCAAAATCAAACATTCCTTTTTGTTCAAGAAAATCTGCAGCAAATATATTCATATCTTTAGTTAGAACTGGAGATCCAGATTTTTTTCAGCTTCTGGTAGCATCTTGTACTACAGTTATACCTTGTTTAAAAGCATTAATTTTAGCTTCATCTAAGGTATAAGCCTGAATTTCTAATTTGCGCATATTTAAATAAATGTAACATCATCAGAATAACCATTGATTTCACAATATGCAACCATTTTTAGAAGTCTACAAAATTCTAATCTACCTATATTAAGTATATCTGAATCAATATTAAAAACACTAGCTCTGTTAGAGCCTGTAGTTTCAACGGCAATAATATTAGCTTGAAAAGTCCAGTCTTTAGGAGTGTATCCATATTCTTTTTTACAGAATTGAAGTAACATCCATAGGTACATTCCCATCTGTCTATGATAATGAAAATTCCAAAAACTTCCATTCATAAATTGTTCAAGTAAATGACCCGTAGTCTTTAAATCATTAAGAGTAATTATTTTATTATCTTTATCAATCGTCCAATTATCAGCTTTCATTTTTAATTTTAATATACATTTACTATTATTATATTCGCCAATAATATCTATGAACAAAGCATCTTCATTATAAGCTTCAAGACCTTCAGGTCTTACTAAGTTTACTATTGAAGGATTGTTAGATAACGATTCTAAACAATTACTGCAAATTGTACGATGTTTATCATTTAAAATTACTAAATCGCCTTCTATTAAATCTTTGCAGTTTTGATAATAATTTAATCCAGATTTTATTATATTTTGGATTCTACTCTCATTTAAATTATTTTTATAATAATCTATATCAATACAGCTTTTAGTAATAGATTCTCTAATAGTATAACCTTGTTTTCTATATTTAATAATACTATCTATTACCATACCTAATTTTGCTGTAGGCTTATTATATGAATCACCTAATTTAAAAGACTCTGGTTGTAAAAATAATTCATGTATAGCTGTTCCTAATTCTAAAGAATTAGTTGATTTATTTTCTATACCATTATTATATAAACTTGGACTACCACCCTGATCAGGATTTATATATTTTAATCTAGAATTTGATATATAATTAGAATAAGAGCTTGAGAAATATTCTGCATCACTTATTTTACTTCTATATACACTTTCTAAGACTGGACTAAGTTTTATATCATTTAAGTTAATTGTCATTTTCCTTGCGTTTTGTCGCTGGACTACAACCTAAATAATAAGCTATATGAAGCTGGCCTTTCATGTATTTAGATAACTTATATTTCTTAGCTACTTCATTTAAGATATTTTCTGCAATATCATCATCTAAAAAGTAGTTTTCAAAATGAATGTTCTTCTTGCCATCTGACATAATTTCTGCATTTTCAACTAAAATATCAAAGTCTGCAGAAGGTTCAGCTAATTTATAGGCTTTTATATAGGCTTCATGTAAGGCCAGTTCTAATTTATCCTTTAAGTTCATTACTTAATAGGTATTTTAAGATCATAAATTCTACGATGTCCTACTTGATAATACTGATTATGAGGAGCATCCATTAAATAACAGAATATTCCCGCATTAGTAATTTCTTTATAATTATCATATTTCAATTATGTTAACTTAACAGTTCTTTATCTGTTAATTCTACAGTTTCATTTTTAGATTATATCTGTAGTTCAGACTATATCATCATCTATTTCTAGATGTCGCACGCTCGTGTCTAAATTATATTCTATGCGGCTTATCTGGTCCTTTTAATTCAAATCCCCATAGCATAGCTGCTAATGGTATTGTAAATACACAACACATTAGTATAAAATAAATAGGTAATTGAATTAAATACCATATATAATTAAAAATATATTTTATCATAGTTTCATTAGTTAGTCGTTGAACCTTCACACTTTGTTAAAGGTGTGCTTGGCTGCTGATTGTCCATCTCTGGAGTTTCCAGCAATTCATGCGATTTAATGACGACTGGATCAGTTGAAGTAATGTTTTTAATCGTCAATCATAATAGTAATTCCTTTGCTCTTAATAGCTTCTACTTTACTAGCATTCCAAGGTACTGTAATTACAGGAGCACATGGCAAACCATTCTTCTGTAAACTTTCTTGAATCCATTCTATTGGAATATTTCTTGCAGTTACATAATAGTCTACTTCAAAAGAGGGTCTATGTAATACAGGAATATTAATCCAAAACTCTTTATCTGATTCTAACTCATGTAGATGTTCAGACATCTGATAGTTTGCATTCCAGTAAGGATTCATAGCAACACCAAACTTGTCTTCATAAGCTTTGTTGAAATCAAATACTACATTATCGAGATCTAATCCAACAATAGGCTTATCGATAGGAGCCATAACTCTATCATCTCCTTGAGGATATATATGATAGAATTCACATAATATCAATGCGTTAGTAGCTACTTCAGCCATTTCTAAAAGTCCCTCGTTTGTATAATCAATACCTCGTTCAAATTGATTTAAGTGTTTCTTAAGAGATGAAAGAACATCTGTCCATTTCATACCTCTCTTCCATTCATTTTCTTGGTACTTACTTAATTTGCTTGTAAGAATTTTGTTGACCTCCTCAATTCCATATTGTGGAGTCAAATCGTATCTAATCTTTTGTTGTTCCATCTTTGCTAGATAATGCTTCTAAAAATATTTCACATAACTTTCCAGACAAACCTAATTGAGTTTTTGCATCAACTTGAGGTTCAAATCGAGGGACATAATTTAATTCATCTTTCTCTTCATCATATGTAAATACAATGATAATTTTTTGTCCAGAAGCAGAAGTGAACACTACTCTACAACTATCCATTAATTAATTTTGATAAGAGTTCATAGAAAAAGTCTTTATCCATGATTACTACTTCTCCTGCAGAACCAAATACTTTTTCTTTCTTAACTTGTTTATTTCAAATTACAATAAAAGGTTTATCTTTTAAAGGACATTCTTTTTTAATAGCGTGATATTGAGGTGTATTAACAGTATTTTTCAATTGTATATAACACGGTAACTTACCACTACGATCAACTAAATCCACTTTTTTATCATCCATACTTTTAGATTCAGATCTTGATGTAACTACATCTGTAAATCCAAGATTTCTAAGTTCTTGAGCAATTTTTGTCTCATATCTATGTCCTTTATTTCTACAATATGCTCCTGTTTTCCTTTTCTGAGACGTAGTTTTTTGCTTTTTCAATTAATTCTAAAGTTTTAGTCCTTCCGTACATTTTATAAAAATCTGATATATCCTTAGCTTTATAATGTCTAGGTATAAATAATACATGCACATCAGGAAATTTCTTACGAATTTTATTCATATTTTCAATTCCAGCAAGGTCATTATCATAGAATAAAATTATCTTGTTGAATTTAGACTTTAACTTTGCATATTGAGCTTCAGTTAAAAAACAATTTTCAGAAATTGGAGCTATTGCAGGAATTTTATCACATGAATAAAGAGTCATAACATCCTTTAAAGATTTCGTTACAACTAAATATTCTCCTCCATTTTTTGGAAGTGCGTGAGCACCTTGTAATCTAAATGACTTTCAATTTGAAATAAACTTATATTTTATATTTCCAGGAAAATATATACGTCAACGTTCTATATCTTCTCGAATACCTCCATAATATCCAAATACTAATTGTCGATCTTTATGTAAACTAAATATACTTCTATTTAAAAATACATTTTTACATGAAAATACATGAAACTTTTTTAATATAGTTTTATCTATACCGTATTTAGATCACCATTCAAGTTCATAATCTTCTCAAGATTTATCTTCAATTTGAATAACAGCTTGAGTAGTATCATTAAATTTTTGATTTGTATATTTAATAAGAGGTTTATTTATAGTTAAATTTTTGCGGGAAACTATTCCAAAGTCATTAGCAATTATTTGTAAAGCCTTGCCATAAGGACAATCGAATTTATACATTACAACCGAAATAAAATTTCCATAAAAGTCTCCACGAAAATCTTTAAATATTAAATCTCCTTTCCTATTCCTATAAAATGCGCAGGTAGGTTTACTATCTTGCCTTAATGGAGACTTGAACAATCCTTTTTTTACAGGAATGCCCAAGTAATGCTCCATTAAAGTTTCTTCACTAACTTTACTTAAAATAAGTTCTTTAGTGATATTTATCGGTTCTAATGTAAAGACCATTAAAATTTAACTATATTATTTTTTAGAATGGTAGGTCGTCTTCTGAGCCTTTTACATTAAACGTTTCCTTAAGATCGTCTAAATCCTTATCCCGTTCTTTCATGTTAGTAGGTTGTGCAGAGTTAGCATTCTCAATATCAGTCTTTTCTCTAGCAGTTAAAGTTAAATCTTCGCCAATAACTTTTGTTCTACTACGAACAACTCCATCCTTGCCTACTGATGCAACATACTTAGGCATATTAGCAAAACCTTTATAAGGAATTAACTTGATTTGAGTTTCTTTACCAACAGAACCTGCTAAATTTTCCTTTAAATATTTAGCAAGAGCCTTAAAGCTACTTACTTCAATCTTTTCTCCTGCAGCAATTTTTGCACCTAATTCGGGATTAAGAGCATTAATGATCTGAGTAATTTTAACCATAAAGTTTTCCATTTCAGATGGATTTTCTCCATACTGAGTTGTAGCTCTCTGAGTACAATTACTTATATTACTTGGATCAAAAATAGTTTCTCGATGCTGGATACCGTCCTTTGTTTCAAATAATAAAACAAAAGCATCAGAATTACCTTCACTCTGACTAGCTACTCATTCAATACCTTTATAGGTTACATTATGAATTCCTCCACGAAGGAAAGTAGAAGTTACTTGATTTGCATTCTTTGCTACACTAAAATCAAACATTGACATATTCTTACAATTTTAAATTTTTAATAAATCTGAATTTTCTGTATCTAAATCGGTATCAGCTTTAGAAAGATCTGATTCATCAATCTTAATCATTTTAAACATACCAGGCCTACATTCCTCTATTTTAAAGAGTTGACCATATTTAGATAAAATTGTTTTTTGAGTCCCTTTAAAAGAGACTGTATTACTTTTTGTTAATTTATTCCCATTTTCAGGATCTGAAAACACTTCAGCTTTACCGATAACTGGGATTGTAAGCTCGTTACTTTTTTGGATATAATTAACTGCTATCCTATCTCCGCATTGTGCAGATAATAAACTAACGGCTTTAGGAGACATAATTAACTTACTATCTCCTATCTCTACAATTGGTAAATCTATATTATCATATTTTGAAGGCACTTTAACAACTTTAACATTTGTAACAGCCTTCGATTCTTCGTCAAATTCAAAAGATACCTTTAACATAATCCTTAGATTATATATTAACTTCTACAGGATTTAAAAGTGAAGGATAAATTCTTTCCCAATGAAATTCAATATTTCCATCTTCCTTCATTTCTCCTAATACTACATCTGCATTTCGTAAATGTTCTGGTCTAGCACCACATTCTACAAATTTATCATTTGTATTAAAACTTAGAATAGTATTTGAATCTTCATCTCTATCTAAATAACCAATAGCATCTGACTTTGAAGCAAGAATTCTACCTGCTTTTCCAAATAAGTCAATAGTCTTTGCAGTCATATCAGTATTACCGATTGCTGAATCCTTTGTATGACAAATAAGAATAATATTAGGTGCACATTTAGATACCATATCAATAACCATCTCTAATGCCTTACGAAGAGCGCTATATCCTGCTCCCATTGGTGCATCAAGTACGTCATCTCCTGTAAACTTTTGTCCTGCAGGACTATTTAAATATAACTTTAAAGCTAATGGTTTAACCATTTCTTCAAGTCTAGTAATTGTATCCAATACAATAAACTTATAAGGATATTTAGCTTCCTTAATTGCAGCACAAATTTCTTTTAAATCTTTAACAGAAGATGCTTTTACCTTTACAGCATCAATATAATCATATCCACCCCCTTCAAGGTCGATACATAATGCTCCAGGAAGATTAGCACAAGCTGTTGACTTGCCATATTTAGGTTTTGAGAAAATAATTAAATTTCTTGGGTCCTGAGTTTCTGCAGGAATTTTGTTTGTTGGTAATGTGATAGCCATATTTAAAATTTGAATATTGGTTTTTGTAAGCTATCTTTTTCTTCTGCATCTTTTGCAGCTGTATCTTTTGTTATTTCATCTTCTAACTTCTCATCTTTTCAAGATTGATATACTTCATAATTAATACTTCCTGGATCAGGAAGTTCCTCAAATCGTCCTAAACTACCTTGAAAGCCAGTACAAAAAACTTTATTTGCAACTCCAAATCGATGTTTTAATAATATTAATCCACGTATAGCAGAACCTAAAGATTCTTCTGGATATTCTTTATTAATGATAGTATATCCTCTATAAGTACTACGTTGATGTTTTATAGGATTATATACTGCAACACAAATATTACAGTCATTACCTGCATTACCAGAATCCTTAACATCATCAAGGGTTGGCTCTGCAAGATCCATTTTTAATCTATTTACATCACTTGTGTTTCTATTTTCTTGCATAATAAAGTCAATAGATATTCCACACTTTTCTCTAAAATAAACGCAGTATTGCGAGGTTTGATCAATTTCCTGTTTTTTAGTTCTACCATCAACTGGAGTTAATAAACCAGCATGATCAATTATTACATTTATTATTTTATCGGGATTACTTGGAATATAAATATTTCTTCTACCTTCATCAATATCTTGAAAAGTACCTCATTGTTTTAGAAGTTCTTTCATATTACCATAGAAAGTATTAGAACTTAGCTGTTTATCAAAGATAATAAGCTTATGTATGATTGAGTTTAGTCATACTCTGGACTCTTGAATATACTTATAATATTTATCAGATAGTTTTTCTCGAACGGACATTAGTGTCATATAAGAAATTTCTATTCCATAAGTATCATATATATATAGATTAAGCAATTTAGCAAGTAAAACTTTCGAACTCATTTCCAGACTAAAATATACATGTACAATATCTCTATCTGGATAATCTCGTAATATACGATATAAATCAGAATATATTACATATGAACTTTTACCTGAACCACTTTGTCCAAATATTAATTTGTAAACTCCTTTTTGGAATCCGCCTGTATATCAATCCAACTTTGGCAATCCAGTTTTTAAACCTAAGTTTCTACCTTCTCTACCATTGTCAATTTCAGAATATAATTCATCTACAATAGACATTAAGCAGTATCGTAAAGTTGTTCAGTACTAACTTTGCCATTAATTCCTTTATCTCGCATTTCTTTAAATTCTTTCCATTTTTGACTGGAAACAAATTCAACCATAGAAACTTGTATAAGGTCTTTAGATTTAGCTCATTCTAGTATCTCTAATATTTCACGATGCTTTTCAATACTATGTCCAATAGTAGAAGAATATCAGAAGTAGAATTCTGACATATTTAAGAATTTCTTTGCAATATTTTTTAAACTAACTGTTTTCCCATTAAAGTATAAATTAGTTGGATAAGCTTCCTCTAATTCCATACCAAGTTCTCCAGAAAGCTTAAAATATTGTTTTATAAAATTCTGATTAAATTCAATTTCATCAGGATCATAAGTACTTGGGTTATAGTTTTTCCTGATTACTCCTTTCTCTTTTAGTGAATTGAATAATTCTCGTAATCTCTCTTTACCGCCTCCTTCATATCACTTTCGAAAATAGTTCCTATTTATTTTAGGATCTCCATTTTCTGTTTGAGCAATAAACGTTAAATAAACTAACAGTAACTCATCAGCTGTTAGTTTATATTTAGCCATAATATTAAGAATCGTATCTAACTCCATATAATACGATAAAAAATAAACAAACGTACTACGTTAGATCTATTTATTAAAATCTATGTTCTATATCTATTATGCCTTTTTTTGGTCTAGTAGAAATCTCCTTTCCACTTAACACTATATCTAATTGTGATTCATCAATAGTTATGTACTGTTGGTTTGAATTAGAATTATTATATCAAGTTTCTTCTATAGTTCCTTTAATAACTAGTGTAAACATTTCTGCGAGTTTACCTTGTTCGAATCGACAAATTCTTCCAATCCTCTGCGTAGTCCTTGTCTTTGAACTATCTCCACTTAATATAATTCCAACACTTAAACCTTTTATATCTACACCTGCGTCGCAAGATTTTGAAGTACTTAATACACCTATAGTTTGTTGGTTAAAACTTTCTATAATGGTATTATTTTCCTTCTTTTTCTGTTTACTATGTAGAACATATCCTCGTTTCTTAAAATATTCTGCATCTTTAATAGTAGCTGAAAAAGTAATTGCTTTTTTATTACTTCTTGCATCTAATATCTTATCTGCTATTTCAAATTTCTTAGGATGAGACATTACAAAAGACTTACGTTTTCTTAACATTCTCATTCAAGCTGCTGCAAATCCTTTAACTTGAGATTCACTTCATCCTGTTTTCTTTGCATATTTACTTGCAAAACCAGGACGACTAATACAATTCATTACTGTATTAAATTCAAAATTAAATATAGAAAATAGATTTTGAAATTTCTGATTTCATTCATGATATAGAGATAAGTCTACATCAATTAAAACTTTATAATTTCTATAATCAGATAATCAGTTATTATCAACTGCTTCCTTTATATTTATGCGATCACAAACATAAGTAAACTCAGATAATCGATCTTCTTTTCCATCTAATCTTTCAAATGTGGCAGTTAATCCTAAAAAATAACGATATTTTACAGCTTTAAACATATTGATGTTATTTTCACTACATGCGCAATGAATTTCATCAATTACAAATAAATCAACTGTATACTGATTTTTAACAATAGTGTTAAATATCTCTACCTTACAGACAGAAAAGAGTTGGTTTTTAGCCAACTCTCTAAGTCATTGTTCTTTTAGAACCTCTGTAGGAACTCCAATTAATACAGATAGTCTAGGATTTTTATTATATAGTGCCTTTATCAACATGCAAGTCATATAGGTCTTACCAAATCCAGTTGCAGCAACAATTGTGCCTATCCCATTACTATCTAATCAACGTCTAATAGCAAGCTTTTGACGTTCCGTTCTGTTCATCAAAGATACAAATTTTTATTTAAAAAATAAAATTTTTAGTACTAATTAATTTCCTGCAGGAGGATTAATTTCAATATTTCGAGCATCCGCAACTCGTTGAATATTAGACATTAATGTACTTCATTTATTTATATGATAATCGAGATCGTTATCTAAAAGTAATAAGATCTTATCTCTTAGTGTTTTCAGTGCAATTGTAGTTAAAGAAGAAATTTTTGGTAAAGAGCTAAGTTGAACTAAAGATCTAAATTCTGTAAAAGATAACCCTGTAGGACTAACTCTTAATTTGATATCAGGATTTAAACACAATCGTTCCTTAATAACTTCCATTCTATTTCTTGCTTTGCCGTCTTTGCCAACTTCAGTTAGCTCAATTTTTTCCTCGTCCGTTAGCCAAATTCCTTGTGCTAAAATGAATTTATCAGTAATCATTTTCTTATTAAGAACGTCAAGTTTATCAAAACAAGCATCCATAAGACGATTTACTGTTACTTTTTCAAAAATAGGAGGAACACCATTAAATATACTTGCTATTGAATCATTTAGTATATCTTTTTCAGATGCTGCTCTTTGTTTATTAATATAATCTAAGATATCTTTCTTAGTTTTGATATCTGTTTCGCATTCATGAAGAATGTATCTAACAAATAGTTCCGTATTACATGAATCTCAAGTTCGATGAATGTTTTCTCTAACTATAAACTTACCAGGATTCCAAGGACTAACGTTATATAACATCTCATAACAGTGCTTATATCATTTACGTAAGTCCTCTACAGATGCATCAACAAGTTTAACATCATTCCCACTTTTGTCTCTCCATGTTAAGGAATCAATTGATTCTAACACGCTACGTAACTTCTCGCCAAATTCTGTCTCTTTACGCATATTTAAAAATTAAATTCTTTTTGATTACATATATCTTTTTCTTTAATAAAACTTATAAAATAATTATTTGTATATTTATAAATTTCAAAATCTTTTGAATCTTTGTTGTATCATTGTGTCTTTCCTCCTTCTACATATTGAAATTGAAGATAACCTGTATCTCCAATTTCAAAAGTAGAAATATCTCAGTTTGGACATTTAACAACAGTAACATATTTAAGATCATCTGTTTCTATTCGATTCAGATCTTCTACTACAATAGCTGTATACTGACCATCTTCAATAGCAACTATCTTACAATGTATTGTTATTATCTGAGTAGTGTCGAACAATTTCTCCAATATTTAAAAGTTCAAACATTGTATTATTAATAGTCTGTATTTGGTTTTTATGAAAATGACCATAATACCAATGTGTTACCTCATTCTTATAATCCTCATATACTCGATCCAATACAGCTCGCTCATTATCAATATCATTTAATAACTCAGAATCGTATGCTGCAAAGTCTTTTACAATTCCTCCTTTATCATTTGGATAGCAAAAAGAAGGGGCGGAATGACTACAAATAATATCAATGTGTTCTTCTACTTTTGGACGATATATTACTGGTTCATCAGGCCAATATGATTTAAGACAATTTTGTTCTGCAGTTTGATAGTCACAATTATGATATTTCATATATCTAACCATACTAACACTATCATTTTGCATACGAAACTGTCTATCGATACTAATACCTCCACCTATACATAAAACGTTTAAATTACAAACATTAATAATATCATAATCTGAAACACATTTTACATATTTAGTATCAATTAGTTTTTGTTCAAAATAGGACGGATCATCGTGATTACCTCTAATCCAAATGAATATATCATTATACTTTTTAAGTACCTTATGTAATTCTGGAATTACATGATCCGTATAATGTTTTAAACTTTCAAACCCAACTCCAATATCTCCACAGAAAATGAAAACTGAATCTTTAACTTTATATTGTCGAATATGATAAGTAACTATATCCCAAGATCCATGAACATCTCCAACAAAGTATAAGTCTTTAATTGTATCTGGAAGTTGAATTAACATAAATTTAACTATTAATCAGTATCGCCTTTATAAGCGTTCATAATAGATTTTTCTTTACGAAGCCAAGAACCTTCTGATTCTGCAATATCTAAAGCTGTACGACTAATAGATTCCTCTTCTCAATTTTTGTTATCGTTAAGCTTTTTATCTTAACTTCTACAGATTCGTGTTCTCTGTAGTTCAGCATATATTTTCACCTTCAGCATTATCTGTTAAGGGCAAATCACTCTTGGGTTTATTTTATTCTAATCTGTTATTAATATCTGATAATTATATATTGCATTATATACCTGTTTAGGAAGAATATCCTTATATTTATTTGCATACTCTTTTAGACAGGCTTCTTTATTCTTTTTATATATTGCAAATGCTTCTTCTATAGTAGAAAATGTACCAAGATGTTTTTTCTTTCCCATATAATTAATTTGTGCTATTATTTTATTATCTTTAATTCTAACTCCTAGAGGAGTACTTCTTCTTACAGTATTACGTAAAGTAATTGCACTATTAATTTCTGCTGGTATAAAACAACAATAGTTTGGTTCATATATTTTATTTCCCTTAACTAGGAAATCTTTATCTACTACAAAAGTTTCATTATAACAATTATCATAATATCATTTAGCGTAATTCTGAAAATTTAGTCATTCAGAACAAACGGTAACTCCACAACCTCCATAATTTTTATACTCAGAAACAGTTGAACAATAACACCTTCCAATCATTTCTTTTCAAATTTTATAACAACGAGTTTGTTTACCATTTTTTACCCTTGAACTATAAGGACCAATTCCAAAATATCCTATACCGTATATAGATGGATAATATGGATCTTTAACTGCACCTTTTCTTAGATTTCCTAGTTCTGCAGTAATTATAGTTCCAGTTTGTAAAAACTTTATTCTAACGTGATACGCATCAATATATTCTAAGATTACAAAATCTCCTGAATTATTTGAAGACATAACTTTTCCTTCATAAATTTGTTTATTGTTATTCATATATTAATATAATTTAATTAAACATGATACAAATATACAAATTCTTTTTCAGACTCACAAACAAATTAGGTTCAAAACCTATGCGTTACACTGTTTTAAATCATTTAAATTTAAAATTAGCACGGTATTAGCGTCTCAGCCTTCACCGTTTTTGATTTGTTTGTATTGTTTATTTCTAAACAATCAGGCAGAAAACTACCTGCTCATTTACAAGCATACCTGTTACAGAATCATGTCCATTAAGCCAGTTAAACGTTGCCCAATCACATTCAGCAGCAGCTTGATCGACTATTTCATAAATCATTTGAGTAGTTTCAATTTCAAGATCAACAGTCATCTTGAATGGATCAACCATATCCACTATCTTTTTATCAAATTGATCAATAGTAGGATAAATATATTCTGCATCATTTTCATTTAAATACTTACGAATCCAACTATGATGCAAATATTCTTCATCGGCTCTTAATTTAAAATACTCTTCGAGAACTACAAATCCACGAACTCCAAAATAATTAGCAAAATTCATGTATATATTATGATTTTGTAATTCATGTTTAAGCTGTCGAAGTAATAACTCTTGAATTTCTTTACTTAATGTACATTCTCTCCTACTAATATCTTTAGGTCCAGTAGGATCTTTTGCAGTTTCTTTAACTACCATAATTATAATGGTTAAAAATACAAAGCATTTCTGCTATCTCTAATAAATATGAATTTTATAACTAGTCTTATGAAAATTAAAATTAAATTGATTTTCCAATAACCAATAAACATCAGAAGATATAAGAAACTCATGTTCGTTTACAACAAAACGAATATCAAAATTATCATCAGTAGTCAAATATCGAACAATATCCTCTTCGTTAAAATAGATAATATTTATGCCTCCAAATAAAATTCCTAATTCTTCTAGTTCTACTGTAATTTCTCCTGATTTAGAGAGATCTAATATATTTAAATATCGGTCAACTTTTTCAGTAAGATTAATAGGATCTCCAAGTTCATGATCAATACAAGGATACCAATGATTTCCAATTTTTCTTAATTTAAAACTTTTCATCTTCTGTTAATTCTAAACATTCTGCAGCATGTTGTGCATATAAATCTGCAAGTTCATTAAATTCATTGTTATTATGTCCTTTTACTCAGACAAATGTAACTTTATGAAACTGAATTAACTTGTAGATTTCAGTTCATAAATCCATATTTTTCTTTGAATCGTCTTTTTCTTCGATTCATCTAGCCACATGGCCATTATTTATACTACTAACTACATAGCTTGAATCAGAATAAATTTCAAGAACTTGAGGAGTTTTAAAATACTTTAAGGCTTCTAAAACTCCTTTTAGTTCTTGTCTATTATTAGTAGTATTTTTAAAACCTTGATAAAGAATTTTAATTACTTTTCCATCTTCAGTTATAACTGAAGAATATCCACCTTGATTTAATGTTGGTTTATAACTACCATCTGTATATACTCTAATCATGAGAATTTATATACTTTGTTACATGCTTATAGACTCATTCTAAAGTATAACAAAATACTTCTTCATCGTTATCTGATCATCCTATTATCTCTTTTAAAGCAAATACAGCATGAGTACATTCATGTAAAGCAATATATGGATCGTTATTGGTTAATCCAATAACAATTAATCCGTTAGGTAGTATACAAGTAATACCATCTGTTAGATTAGATTGGTACTCAAGATGCACAGAATACATATCTTCTAAATAAGATGTGATCTTACTTATATCTTCATCCTGAATAACTAAAATATCTTTATCAAAAATTGGAATATTAACTTCTCACTTCTTCAATTTCTTCTATAATTTCACAATCGTCAAATTCATAAGACCTAATTGTGCCATCAAAATAGGCATCGTGTTTAGCTAGTAAGTCTTCGAAATCTTTTAAGAAGTCTTGTTCTTTTTCCAAAGAAAGGGTTACCTTCCCTTTAAATGCTAGATCTAGGATTTTCATCAGCAGCCTGCATATAACGGTTATACTTCCGATAAAGTAATTCCTCTTCTTTATTAGTACCAACCTCTATAACCAAACGCCTAAAATCTGCAAAAGTTCCATCAAAATCTTTTACTTCAAAGAAAGGTTCAGTTTCTGCTCTCTTTTCAGCAATTTCTCGACCAATCTTTTTAACAAAAGGATCGGCAGGAACACATGTTGCAAGACCAAACTTAATAGTTTTAGCTTCCTCATCGTATATTGCAGCAATTGTATATCGCTCACTCATACGAGTTTTTTGCTGAGGTACTGCTACAGTTTCTCGAATTGGCACAATTGCTACTTCAAGAAAGGAAAGAGGTCTAGTGTAATAAAATTTAACTACTTTACTCATATCTTTTTATTTTTAAATTATCTATAATTTTCTATTTAAATAAGAACTAAAATCTTGTTTAATAGGAACATAATCTTCATTTCCAAATAATGAGGATGTAAGAATCATGTCCGCAGTAGTTCTATTTGTTGCAAAAGCAATATTATATAACGATGCTAAACGAGTTAATGCAGATATATCAGTTTGGTGTCCTTGAGTAATAAGATTATCACAAAAGAAAATTAATACATCAATTTGTCCTTGAGCAATCATAGCTCCTATCATCTGATCTCCTCCTAAAGGACCAGAAAGTACAGAAGTAACGTATAAATGATCACTATAATAAACTATTTTTTGTCCTGGAAATGTTTCTTCTAAATCATTTACTAATATTTCGCTTAATAATTTACCTGTAGTTCCAGTTGCTATTAAATTATGTGGATATAATGTTTTTCCATTAAACCTAACCCAATCAACTAATTCTTGTTTTCTAGCATCGTGTGCAACTAATGCTATATTTAATTTTCTCATTTACCAATAATCTTCGTAAGGTTTATATACGGGATGATTTTTTAATTGTTCTAAAAATAAAACTTCTTTAAGAAGATTCAGAATAATAGTATATATCGCATTTAATTCTTGGAATTCACATAAAATAAAAGTATTCTTAAAGAAAGGAGATATTCTTGCTAATTGATAAGCTTTTTGAGCTTTTTGTTTATCTCATTCTGAACAAACGTCTTTTAAGTACAATAAGAGTTCAAGTTTTTCTCTAATAACTATATCTAATGATTGTGGATTAAAAAGTTTATAATCTATAATATCATTATATAATATATAACGCATACTATTATCTTTATAGCTTAAAACAACAAAGCGATCCTTATGTAAACTAGTTATCAAAAATATTCTTCCAGACCTAGATATTAAAAAAATATTAACTTGAAACTGATATACTAAATATGCTATTTCTCGTAAACTTAACTTATTTGTATAGTAAAATTGATCTAAAGGATTCATATCTTGTTTACAAAATTAAAAATACATACTATAATTTATTATTTTGAAATCGTCTTTGAAGCAATTTCGTATAAGTCGCTTGTTAAAACCTTAACTATTATATCCTTTCTTCCAGGACGTTGATAATATGTATAAAGCTCCTTGGTATTTTTAATACTAGTATCTGTAACCTTTGAGTTGATCACATCAATCAACCGCCTCCTCTTCACAATTAACCAATCTGTATCAGTTTCAAATACAATATAATCAGCCTTCCCATAAACCCAACCTGCATTTCCTCTCACATTGGCTATTTCAATCCAATGAATATTGATATCAGATTTACTATCTGACTTACTACTTTTTTTTAAACCTTTAATATCAAAAGAAAACTTTTTGTTATCTTTCTCTCAGAAAATGTCAATATGATCTTTCATATCAGTACTACGATCAGAATGAGTTACTACTCCTCCGTGTCTAAGAACTAATAAATTAGCAAATTCTTGCTCTTTTTCAGCTCCTGCTTTTAAGAAAGATTGATGATTAAAACTATTGCTCATGACAAAATTTTTTAGCTGCTTCAATAGATTCAAAAACCTGATCTTCTCGAATAGATTTTTGTAAGCCATCTAAGCGATAATAAATACTCTGAGAATTAGGATGTTGATGAATCCGAATAGAAGTTACAGTAAAAGGATTCAAGTTAGGTACACTTGCATTTACAAAATCTCCATCTTTAAATTTTAATTTTGTCTTACAAAGATATACTTGCTGGCCTATTTCATATTTTGAGTTGACTGTAATTTGCATATTCTTTGATCATATTTACGTATTTTACTTTTCTGTTTTCGAATAAGTTTTTCTAGTTCAGTAATACTTTTAACTGAGTATTGCTCTAAATTGTCAGCTATTAAACTTACATATATATTGCGAGCCATATGATTATTTTTATCAATATTCTTTATTACAGTAAGATAAGAATAAATATTAGTAGCTTCACCTTGCATTATTCTTAGCTCTTTTCTAGCTCTTCGAATTTTAATTGAAAGAGATTTTTCAGACATTTTATAATATTTTTAAATATTCTTTAGAGATTTTTATATAACCATACTTAGTTTTAACTAGACAATTATCTGTAAATTCAATTATATTAACTCTTTGATTAACTTGAAATGCAATCATTCCATCATCATCAATATAATCTATTAATGCAATAGCTTTCTTTTTCATTACTTTAGAAAAATTCTATATCTTAAAAGATTTAGCGCAGTATCTTTATCTACAATACGATCAAAGGTAAAATCAAAAATATTACGATCTTTTTGTAAATAAGTTATTCTTCGATTAGGATATATAAAATAATATCCAACTGAATTATCCGTGCCCTCTTCAATAATAACTCTCTGACTATTATTCCAACAAGCTCCTACTCCAAATAAATCTTCCTGGAGTTTACCTTTTTCTTCTAAAGTTAATTTACAGATATCTATTACAAATAATATATTTAAAGAAACATCTCTTGGAAGTGCAGCTTTCATATTAGTCTATAATTTCAACAAATCTTTGTTGTTTTGTTTTAACATAAGGGTTTTCATCAACTACTAAAACCTCTACTACAGTTTGTTTCTTAGTAAACCATCTAGGTAAAAACCATTTACGAGGTTTAATAGGTTCTCGATGAGAACTTAAAGTAATAAACTTTTCATTTTCATACTCATTACTTAGAGCAATTGTACCAGGATATTGTAAGTGTAAACAGCTCTTATTCCAACGATCAATAATACATGTATCAAGAACAAAATTAGGATCTTTAAATACAGTATCTCTAAGAATTAAAGTATCTCTTTTAGAATAATGTTCTAATTGATACTGTAAAGACTTAATTTTTTTATCTTTAATACCATTATCATTAGCTATTTTTTTCATAGCTAACATAAGTGAATCATTATAATAATCTAATTGTTCAATAGTTAATTTAAATACTCGATTACTTTCTTTTAAACCAGAATTTTCTGCAGCATAAGCCTTTTCGTTATTAACTGAATTATCTAATGCAATATTTAAATCATGAATTCTTTGTCCCATGAAAAATATTGTTAAACCTAAAACAGCTAATATCCCAATTTTTATTAAAATTGATTTCATTTTACTTTTTATCTATAAAATATTCTATAATTGCCAAACTATCCAAAGCAACTAATGTTCCTAAAATTAATACTCCAATTACCATAATATTCTTCGTTTTAAAAATAAAGGCACCTAGATTACTCTAGATGCCTATTGTATAACAATTCGATAAGTTTTATTAATATAATGAAGATTTCAAGCTGTATAAGGGCCTGCTTCTGCCCAACGCTTTCCTTGATAATACCTTCTTTTTAATCTATCAGAATACATTACAAAATATTGCTCATACTTTATCTTATAAGGACTATGTTGCATTGTTATATCTTATTAACGGTATAACCATAATGTTCAAGTACTTTCTTACATAATTCTAAATATTCTTCTACTGTTAAATCAGATTTAGAATAATTAGCAATAGGAATTGTAATACCTAAATTTGACAAATCATTTGTTCCACCTTTAGAAACAGGAACTATATGATCAAAACAATAATTATCTTTTTCTAAATCTATAGGAGTACCTGTTAAATAGCACTTTGTTTTTGTACCAAATTTATTAATAATATCTAAAGTCTTAATTTTATTTAAACTCTTCATTCCTC